TGATTATATCAACGAGGTCGCACGCACAATCGGTCCCTGCCGGTTGTCAACGAACGACACAGCTGAGTGGCGGCTGCACATCGACGGCAAGCACGTCATCTACGCCACGGCGATTTCTCCAATCGAAGCGCGGGCCACCGCGGTTGCGGTAAGCGGAGGTGCTTGCCGCCGTGTGGTCCAGGGTGCAAGCGATCCTCGACGCTCAGGCGGCTCGGCAGCGCTGGCACTGGCGCCTGTCAACCGTCATGCGTGAGGCCATCGTCATCCACCCGGAGATCGCCGACTTCCTTCCAGGTCAACCCATCGTGCCGTTCATCACCCCGGCTGACACACCGGACAGCCCGCACTACATTCGCGTCGCCACCGAGGATGGTGTACACGGCGTCGAGTTGATCAACAAAGCGCGCGAGGATATCGCGGATTACAACGCCGCGGAGGGCAAGAACGTGCGCTGCTACATTGGCGCGGACGCCGCGTTGTTCGTCGGCGTGGCACAGTGAGAGGGCCATCGGTCGCCTGGCAGCTTGTCGCGATGCTCGCCGAGGTGTGCGAACAGCTACTTGATGCACACGGGCGCACGCTGTCGCTCGACGACGTCAACCGATTGCGCGGCAAGCTCAACGAGGTCAAGGAAGGCGTGCAGAGTTACGAGGAGTGCGAGACGCCGTGAGCCGCTTGCCGTACGACATCATCGTGTGGCACGAAGCCTTTGCAACACACGAGATCGTGCCCACGCAATTCAAGTGGGGCCTGGTCTGGGGCGGGCTACCAATTTGGATCGCGTTCAATGGCGTCATTGCGATGTCTGGTGACGGCGGCGACAGTTTGGTCGTATACTGCGGTGCGCGTCACTTCTTCGTTCGCGTTGTTTACGGTCGTTACCATGGTTGTCTGGTGCACCGTCAACCGTACGGTGTCGTCGCCGAATTGCTGCGCCTGCGAAATGGCCATGCTGCCCCGGAAACCTGACAAACCACCGGCCGTCGAGATCGTGCTCGGCCGGGTCATCCACCCGTCGACGGTCGAAGTTCCCGAGGCGCGCTGCCACGCCGGCGCGGACCACGGCAACGCACGACCGCGCGGTGTGCTCGGCGAGCTGTGTGGGCCGTGCTTATGCGCGACGGTAACATTGATCGAACGGTTCACTCGCCATGGCCAAGAAGCCTGACAAACCGCCCGCCGTCATCTTGCTGCACGGCCTGGCCCGTGGCGCCAGCTCGATGCACAAGCTGGAGGCGGCACTCAACGCTGGTGGCTTCAAGGACACCAAATCCTACGACTATCCGTCGACAACGCTGCCGATCGACAAGCTAGCGCGCCGGCTCGCCAGCCGGCTACGCCAGGACTGGAAAGACCGACCGCTGCACGCGGTGACGCACTCCCTGGGCGGCATCTTGCTGCGCCACATCCGCGACGATCGGATCCGCTGGCGGCGGATCGTCATGCTGGCGCCGCCGAACCAGGGCAGCGCGGTGGCAGCAGCGATGATGGACGGTGCCTTCAGCTGGGCGTTCACGACGGTGATGGGCCCCGCCGGGAAAGCGCTCGGTGCGGTGACAGAAGCATCTGCGCACCGTGCCTGGCCTTTCCCACCGGCGCCGTTCGCTGTCATCGCCGGCACGCGCAAGCGCGACGTGATGAACCCGACCAGCGTTTTGATCTCTCACCGTGTCTTCGACGGTAAAACCGAACACGACGGCACGGTGGCCGTCGAAGAAACCAAGCTAGATGGTGTGGCCGCGTTCACCACCGTAGATGCTAGCCATACGGCCATTATGGACACGCCGGAGGTACACCGCCTGGTGCTGCGGTTCCTTCAGCGCGGCACCTTCGACGACCCTCGCTGACGGCGGCTTTGTAGACATTCCAAAAGACGCGGACCTGTGAATCTTTGACACCTGAGATTTCTTCGCCCACGTCAAGCAGCGCAATGATCACCAACTCACGGAGGTCAGGTGGCAGTAAGAACAAGCGCGTGAAGACGGCAGCGAAAAATACGGCGCTGCGGTCACGTATTTTGGTTGCGATGCTGTGCCAAGAAGCGAATTGATTAGATTTCATCACCGCTCTCAAGCTAAAGCGACTTAGGTTATTGAGCCTATGATAAACAGTGTTCAGGCTAACGAACGCCCTGTCGGGCACGTCGAACACACCCCAGCCTAGTCGTCGAAGGCCGATCACGTGGTCGTTGCCCCTGTACGTAGCAATCCAGGACCCCCATCCCATCCGATACCGTCCAGCGTCTGTCACATCGCCGCCCGTGCCGCGGCGAGGACGTTGAACACAGTTTGAACGTCATCGTTAGACCGCCAGTCGCACTGTGCGATGACCATCAGGCACGTCGACCAGTCGGGTGCTGTTTGGAGGTTGTCCAGCAATGCAATGACCGCCTCTTGTACGGCGGCGCGGACCGCTATGAAAGTGTTCGTGACGACGAAGCTAACGGAGCGTAGAGCACCGTCATTGATCGTCGCGTGGACGGTGTACGAAACACGGCCAGCATTATTTATGCCGACCCACGGGCTGATATGATCGGCGTGTACCCAACACAGCGCCCAACGACCAGCTTGACTCACGTGACTGTTTTCCCCGCGCCCTGTCACAGCCCGCGCACTCGCTTGACGTATTCGACGAACGATTCCGCCGCCGGCGCGCTCTGTAACGTGTAGCTGCCGTCGGCGGCTGGCTCGGGCGGTGTGCCAGCCGGTGGCAACGCGTCCCAGGCGTCACGAAGCTCGCTACAAGGTGGACACAGCGCTTCATGTTTCCGTGGCACCGCGTAGTCCATCGGTCCATTGCAGACCGGACACTGAGCCCAGACGACAGCGCCGAGTGCGGCCGCGACGGTGCGCGGCGAAACGCGCGGCGCCGTTGCGCTCACGTCACGGATTCGACGAGCTGCGGGAAGGCGAATAACGCTGCCCGGCAGCAGCCCGCGGCCAGGTACGTCGCGCAAGGAAATGCCCGAACGCACTTGATCCATCACGGACATCTGTGCGACGCTCTCGGTTGAGGTCGTAGACATCGCCCCGTCCCCCCCATCAGCGGGTGCAGGCGTCTCCCTTGGCTCTTCGGTAGGTGTCGGACCGGCCGAGGAGCCGCTTTCTTTGAAGTCGAACCGGTCATCGCAGCGGCAAGGCACGTAGCCGCAGGTATGGCAGGCGTCGTCCCAATCGCCGGTGTGCGGCGCGGTCGTCAGCGCAGTGGGCGACGCAGGTGCGATCACCTTGGGGCGGATCGACCCAAACCCAGCGCGGCGTGCCAACTCCTGGGCTGCGTCAGGTGCCATCCCAGCAGCTTCAAAGTACGCGCCGCGACCGACGTAGAACCCCTGCAACACGAAGTGCCGCGCGAACGCCGCCAGCTCTGGCGAGCTGAAGACGCCGATCGCTTCACGGCCGGCCTTGGCCTGCCAATTCCGGCCGTGCTTCGTCACGCCGACGAAACCGCTGACGGTCACAGCACGCTCAATACCCGGCGGCATGTCCTCGTGTGGTGTGATCGGCCGTCCGACAGGTCGCTTACCGGGCGGCGATGCACCGATGGCGTGCTGCGCCAAAACCAACGCAGCGTAGTCGGCAACGGGCAGCCCGGCTGCAGCCGCAGACTCTTCAAAACGCTTCAGGACGGCAGCGGTCAACGCAACGTGGATCTTGGGCGTCGGCGGCATGTCGTCATTACGTATCGCGGCACCGTTACGCCGTCAATACCGGGGGCTATCACCCATGCCACCGTGCATCACGATTTTGCTACTTTGCTCGGGCCGACCGCAGTGCGCACCGTAAGCCGCCACACAACAGTACGCCGTTTGGTAGCGTGATGCGAATAACGATTCAAAAAAACCATAACAAAATCAATAGATCGACATCTTTCTAAAAGTGATCTCTACCAGGAAGTATTTTTGCTGGCATCGATTTGGGCTCAATATCTAGTTTCCAAGGAAAAAGTCCCACAGGAAAAAGATGTCAGCTGGGAAAACCCAAAATAGAAAGATGTCGGCCGTCGATAACTACTGCTGAATTTACGCATCCTGGATCTTGTCCCGACGTACAAATCCGTATACGGATGTTGGATGCCCCAAACCAAGGCGTGCGCCGATGCCGCATGTGAGAACCGGATCGAGCTGCGCCCCTGGCCAGGGATGCCGGCGACCAAGCAACGCTACTGCGACCCGTGCCGGCACCAACGGAGCGTTGCCGCATCAACCCGTGCACGGACTAACCGAAAGACGGGTGTTGCGCCGCGGCCGCGGTCAGGCTTGACTGCGCGTGTTGAGGTCGCCCAGCTGTGGGTCTGCCACCGGTTGACGCAATCAGCGTGCCGTGATTGTGGGCTTCGCGCTGATACGGCAGCTACTGTGCAAAATATCCTGGCATTCCGCTTCGTTCCGCACCGTAGCGGCACGCCGTCCATGTTCGACTTGACCGCACAGGGTGCCGACATCGACCAACTATTTGCCGCCGCCACCGCGTGTGATGTGTACTGCGACAGCTGCCACGCGATCCGCACCGGTGCTACCGGCGTCAGCTTCCGGCAGCGATTTGTGCGCGACACTAAATCTGGCGGGTTGCAGCTCGATGTTGTGTTCGAGGCAATGCAAGCACAACATGCCGAGGTGCGCCGCGTCGGGCTTCACAATGTCTTGCGGCGCATTGCGTCAGCCCGACCGCAGCCGCCACGCGGCGACGTACCGACGCAGGTTCCACAGCCGAGTGAATTCAGCGGTCACACCGGCATCGAGCCCCAGGTCGCGCGCACGCGCCCGGCCAGTCTCCCACCGCGCCAGCTCGGGCGTGAGCTGGCCACGCCACAAGAGCCAGCCGGTGACGGATCGCAGGAAGACGTTGGGGACGTGCCCGCCGCCGTGGCTCTTGGCGAGCCAGTTGGCCAGGCAACTGGCGGCTGCCGGCCAGACCACGCCATCAACGTCAGGCTTGACCACGGAAGCCAAAACACCCGCCTGATCAACCCGGGCGTAGTCATCGGCGGTCGCTTCATCCGGCCGGAGCGCAAGCGCTAGCTGCACCGGCTCGGGTAGGAAGTTCCCGCCGCCCAGGATGCCGAGGTTTTCGAGCAAGCGAACGGCATGTCGACCGTCATGCCATGGCTCGGTGAACCAAGCTTGCTCGTCGGCGTCGGTAGAGATCGCCGCGTCGAGCTGCATAGGCGCTCCGCGGTGTCGGGCCTGATCACGGCGCGTCGCCAATCCCCCCAGGCGGCGGTCGAGTCTAGGCCCGCGGTTTGGTGGATGACCCGCCACGGGATGCCGACATTGCCATGGGTTGCGCGGGATCGTCAAGCGTTTGTCGACGGTGACGGTCGATTTCGCAAACGAGAAATTGCGTTGACGTCGGAGGGGTATTATAGGATGGTCGGCATGGGTTCGCTTCTTCTGTCGCTCGGTTCGCTTCTTCTGCCGCTCGGGATTGCGTGCGCCGTCGTCGGCGGATACGCGTTGCTGGGGGTTCTTACGTATGGATACTTGCGCGCGCGCTATCGCCCGGACGGCGGCTGCGACACGGAGCCCATCGTTTTTGGTTCGATCCTGTGGCCCGTCGCCTGGGTGATTTGCGCACTGCGCAGCCTGCGCGTTTTGCGTGTGGCCGCGGGCTGGGTTGTGCATGGTTGGCTTGCTGTCGTCGATCGTGTGCACGCCGCCGGCCGCTGGCTTGGTACACCACGTGCGGCCAAGCTACCGAAGATGACGGCCAAATCTGCCCCGACACCGCCGCGATCGTCCGCCGTCCGTCAGCACGGTCACCTTGTTGTCACCGTTCAGGGGCCTCGGTGCTACGACTTCGGGCCGCCGTCACCTTGTCCTGTCGCCGACGCCGGTGCACCGTGTGCGTGCGGCGCGCGCCCAGGACCAGGGCCGTCATGACACCGGCCGCACAAGCCATTATCGCAATGCTCGCCGGTCTATGCGGTATCTTGGGCTTGACCGCGTTCAACCTGTTGATGTCGCGTGATCATTTACGCGCGATGGTGCGGCTGCTGAAGCGGCACATAGCGGAGTTGGAGCTGGCGCAGGTGTGCGCGGCTTCGCCGCCGCCGGCGCCGCCGTCGGCAGACACGCTGCGCGCCGCACGGCGCGCGGCCAAAGCAGCGGCGCTGGCGGCGCAGGTCAACATCAGTCCGCACGAACGTAATAACGCCGCACACTTTGCACGGCGGCTCGGCGCGAAGGCGAAGCGGGGATGATGAACGGGGCCGTAGACCACGGAGCGCTGCGTCAGTCGCCGAAGGATGCTGGCGTTGCTCGGTGTGGATCTGGGAAGGCGGGTTCGATTCCCGTCGGCTCCACTGTTGAATCACTTCACTGAGGACACCGACATGACCACCAATCACTTCCCGCCCTTCGCGAAGATCGTCGCATCTTCCTTTCAGTCCATCGCCAAGGCCTCGCAGGTCTGCGTCACCGGCGTGGAGGGTGATGCGCTCTACGGACTGTACCTGGCGACGTTTCCCAGCGGCACCAACCCGATCTTCAAGAAGGAGACGGAACACGCGTGTTCGAGCTGCAGGCAGTTCATCCGTCGCGCGGGCAACGTCGTGGCCGTCAGCGATCAGGGCGTGGTCAGCACCGTCTGGGACGAGGCGGCCAAGAAGGCGCCGTACCCGTACAACGTCGTGGCCATCGGTCTGCGTGACGTCGTACTTGCCGCTGACATCTCTGATCTGTTTCGTGTGAGCCCGAAGGAGAATAACTTCGGCTGTGCCACCTCGCGGTCGCTCGACGCTGGCGGCAAGGCGCTCACCTGGAACCACCTCTACACGGACGTGATTCCGCAGGCGCTGCAGGCCGTGTCGCCCGACCAGGTCTGCGGCGATTACCGCACCACGGTGCAGGTCTTCACGCGGGGCCTGACCGAGCTGAAGCCTCATGCCCTGGATACCGTGCTTGCGCTCATCGAGGCCAACAACCTGTACCGCGGTGCCGAGCACAAGAACGCGGTCGTGGAGTTCGTGAAGGCGCAGAAAGCGTTCCAGGCCAAGGCTCCGCGCGAACGAGCCGTCTTCGCCTGGGCTAACGCCGTCGGCCCGGCGTCGCGATTCCGCAACACGGTGATCGGCACCCTCGTGCAAGACCTCAGTGAAGGCGTCGACGTCGAGCAGGCCGTCGCCAGCTTCGAGCAGAAGGTGGCGCCGACCAACTACAAGCGCACCACGGCCGTGATCACGCCGGCCATGGTGAAGCAAGCGATGGAGACCATCGAGACGCTGGACCTCGCATCCGCGCTCGAACGCCGCTTCGCCACCATCAGCGACATCTCGGTCAACGACGTGCTGTGGGTCGACGGCAGCGTCAAGCCGGCTATGAAGGGCGGGCTCGTCGACACCCTCATGCAGGTCGCGACGGCGGCGAACCCGAAGAACACGAAGAAGGACGAGGAGCGCGCCGAGGACATCGGGCTCGATGCGTTCATTGCGCAGGTACTGCCCGAGGCGACGAGCCTGGAGATCATGCTCAGGGGCGAGCACCTCGGCAACCTGATGTCGCTGACGGCGCCTGTGAACCCGGAGCCCAAGCAGCTCTTCCGCTGGAACAATGACTTCGCCTGGAGCTACGGCGGCAACGTGACCGACTCGATCGCCGAGCGCGTGAAGAAGGCCGGCGGCAAGGTCGAGGGTGCGACCTTGCGCGTGTCGCTCTCGTGGTTCAACTACGATGACCTCGACCTGCACATCTACGAGCCGGCCGGACGCGGCGTCTACGCTACGCGCGACCATATCTTCTACGGCAACAAGCGTGGCGCGACCGGCGGCACGCTCGACGTCGACATGAACGCCGGCAGCGGCACGTCGCGTGAGGCCGTCGAAAACGTCGTCTGGATGGACCAGATGCCGAACGGCACCTACAAGATCGTCGTGAACAATTTCGCCCGGCGTGAGTCGAGTGCCGTCGGCTTCGTGGTCGAGGTGGAGTGCGGCGGCAAGCTCTCGCACTTCTCCTACAACAAGGGCGTGCGCGACAAGCAGGACGTCCACGTCGTGACCTTGCGCATGAAAGCGGGGCGCATCGAGAGCGTCGAGACGGGCGACCCGGCGATCACGGCGTCGAACATCTCCCAGACCAAGTGGGGGCTCACGACCGAGCAGTACGTCAAGGTCGATGCCGTCACGCTGAGTCCCAACTATTGGGGCGACAACGCGGTCGGCAACAAGCACACGTTCTTCGTCCTGCACGACGCCAAGAACGACGAGCCCACGCGTGGCATCTACAACGAATTCTTGCACCCGCGCCTGGAGCCGCACCGCAAGGTCTTCGAGGTCATCGGCGACAAGACCAAGTGCCAGCCTGTGGACGGACAGCTCTCGGGCCTCGGCTTTTCGTCGACGAAGCGCACGAATATCCTCATCAAGGTCCAGCAGGGCAAGCAGCAGCGCCTGTTCAACGTCAACGCCGGGGCCTGATCTCATGAAGTGGGAAATCATCGTCGATGACCGCGAAGAGTCCGTGCGCCGGCTTGCTGTCCCTGGCGGCTGGATCTACCAAACGCAGAACGGACGCGAGTACAACTCCGTTTACGGAACGGTTGGTAGAGCGGAAGACCGCGGATCGCCCACCTGGGGGCCGTTAGTGTTCGTCCCGAAAGGTGCCGAGTAGCACTGCCAGGACCGAGAATATGGGACATCACGTAACGACAGAAACATCCGACTACTTCGTCGGATACTGTGACCTGCCAGACTGCACGGGGTCCCCATGCTTGAGCTGCGTTAGAGCGCAGGCGCAGTACGAGCAAGACAACAAGCTACGCCTCAAGTTGGTAGAGACCTACTACCAACACCACCGCAAATGGCCAATGAGCGCGTTCATCGACGATCTTGTCGAGAGCATCAAGAACCACCCGCCCCCCACAGAAAGAAACGCAAACATGACCACGCAGAATATCTTCGAGTACGCCACCCGCAACATGCTCCGCTTCGCGTCCATCCGGGGGGAGCTGACCGTCGAGCAGCTCTGGGACGTCCCGCTCCGCTCGAAGGACCCAAAGGACGGATTCAACCTCGACGCCATCGCCAAGGCCGCCAGCAAGGCGTTCAAGGACATCTCGGAGGAGAGCTTCGTCGAGACCGCCAAGATGCCCGAGCACACGCGCCGCGAGACCGCGATGGAGGTCGTCAAGTACGTGATCACCATCAAGCTTGCCGAGGAAGCGGCCGCGAAGACGCGCGCCACCAACAAGAAGGAGCGCGAGCAGCTCCTGGACATCCTCGCCGAGAAACAGGTCGGCAAGCTCAGCGAGCTGTCCGAGCGAGAGCTGCAGAAGCGCATCGCGGCGTTGGGCGACTAGGCGGTGTTGATCATGAATGGCCCTGTCGAATTCCTGTTGTACGCCACCCCGTTGACGGCGGCCGAGGTGGCGCATTTGACGCAACGCCCGGCCGCCGCCTCACAACTTCGCGTTGCGATCCTCGATGCGCGCGGGCCGATGGGCCGCCACGAGATCATCGAGGGTGACTTTGACGTCGCCACGCTCGACTACATCATGGATTCACCTGGTGCGCCGACGGCACCGGGGTTGGCCATCTGGACCGGCAACGTTGCCGTTGCAACCATGCTTGTCCGGTTGTCACCCAAGGAGCGCGTAAGTGATTGACTTGCGGCTCGGTGACTGGCGCGATGTCCTCGCCGACGTGGGGGACGGATCCGTGCGGCTGATCCTCACGTCGCCGCCGTACGACAACGCTCGCACGTACGACGGGACCGCGGACGCCGTCGACTTCGCCGCGCTCGCTGACTTCGCGATCCGGGTGCTCGCACCCGGAGGCACGCTCGCGATGGTACTGGATGGCGCGGTCAACGCGATGGCGCTGTCGGTCACACCGTACCGGGTGATCTGCGAGTGGTCGGCCCGCCCCGAGTGGTACCTGTCCCAAGTGCTCGCGTACGGGCGACACGGCCAGCCCGGGGAGTACCGGCACCGCTTCCGCCGTGACCACGAGCCGCTGATCGTCTACCGCAAGGCTGGCGGCCCAATCGTGTGCAACAAAGACACGTTGGCCGTGCCGGCGAAGTACGGCGTCGACACGACGGCCGGTCACTACCAGTGGGCGACCGAGCGCGCCGGGACCAAGCGGCGCAACAACGTGCGGCCGGTGCGCCCCATCCGTCACCGCGGCTCGATCTGGGACTACGGCGCCAACGGCCACGGTCACGATCCATCGTCGAGCCTGGGCCACCCTGCAACGTTCAGCGAACGGTTCGCCCGCGATGCCGTGAGCGTGTGGAGCAACCCCGATGATCTCGTGTGCGACCCCTTCATGGGCTCGGGCACCGTCGCCCGAGCGTGCGCCGATCTCACACGCCGGTGCGTCGGCGCCGAGCGAGTGCGCGCCTACCACGACATCTCCACCCGGAGGCTTGGGTGACAACCGGACAAGCATGGTTGCAACCGCCAACTTCAAAGATGGCCGCGAAACGGACGATGTTGACGTCACCGCCGTTGGCACCTGGCGTCCGTTTCTCGACGGCGAGCTGGCCACCGTTCTGGACGGCACGTGGTCGACCGGTGTGATTCCGTGACGTCCACGATTCAGGGATGGGCGTGCGGGCATGACGGACTCGACCGTCAGGACTACGAGCGCGCCATCGAACCTGCTCGCGCCGCTCTCCGTGGGGGTGGGTGATGGCGGGCGAGAATCACGAGAATCTCATGGCGCGCGCACCCACGCCGCGCGAGGTCGCCAGGTTCCGCAAGGCTTGCCGTGACTTGAAGAGGCTGGCGGAATCTGGTTGGCACCTGTACCTCGACGGCACCGGCAACATGAACCTGATGAGCGGACCGTCGCACGAGCCGTGGCTGGATGGCGGCCGGCCGCGTCAGGACCGTATCGTTGCGCACGAGGGCTGCGGTGCGGGCGGAGGTGACTGGTGACCGACGACCTGCCGATCGTGTGCCCGTTCTGCGAGCACGTTATCGACCACTGCCGCGTCGTCACCTGCGACAAGCACAAGACAACCGAGAGCGAGCAGGTCGAGGCATGGTGGCGGAACGTGCAAGCCCAGAAGGGTGTCAAAGCTGACCGCGCCGTCGACTGGCGCACCCGCTGCCTCGCTGCTGAGGCCACGGTCGTCACGCTGACGACGGAGCGGGATGAGGCGCTGCGGTCCGTGCTGCGCAGGGGCGCGCAAGTAGACGAGTTGGAGCGCGCGCTCGGGCAAGCGCACCGGGACACTGACGAAGCGGCGGCCGAGGTGGCGCAATGGAAGGCCAACTACGCCGACGTGTCACGAGAGCGCGACACCGCCCGCACCGAAGCCGCCACCCTCCGAGCCATCCTCGGCGCGTTCGGCCTCGTTCCTGAAGCGCCCGTCGATGTCCTTGCCGCCGCCGCCGAGACGCTGGCAACGGAGCGTGCCGAGGAGATGGCCTCGCGGTCCGCGTTTTTCACGCGCGCCGTTGAAGCCGAGGCCGAAGCTGCCGCCCTGCGCAAGACGGTGGAGGCGATGGCGTCAACATGCGAAGCGGCGTTTACTCGCTGTCGGCTGGAAGACAAGCCGTGCTGGTGTGGCGCTCACCGGTCCGTCGCCGACGACTACCGTACTGCCACCGCCAAGGAGCCGACCGATGCCGAGTGAAGACCTGACCGACGAGGAACTGACGGAACTGGAAGGCGTGGGCAGCGTGAACAGTGCCTGCGCGCGCAGCATGGTCACCGAGATACGCCGCCGCCGTGTCGAGTCCGCCGCCCTTGCCGCCAAGCACCCGTACGCCCCCGACCGCTGCCCATCGTGCCAGTGGGCCAACACGGGACTGCTCAACTACGGCGAGACTGGCAAGCCGATGTGGCTGTGCCATGGGTGTGCGGCTCGCGCCCTTGCCGCCCGTCCGGGGCTGAGCGAGCGCGAACGACGGGGGCTCGCCGACGTCAGGGCGGCGATCAACCGCGAGCTGTACCGAGCGGAGGTCGCCGGCAACCGCGGGTCGGCCCTGTACGACGGCGTGCCGGCGGCGATTGCGGTCATCGACCGCCTGCTCGCCCCGCCGCCCGTCGACCGCAGCGGCAAGGCGCTGCTCGCCGCGTGGGAGGCGACGGCCCCGGCCCGCACCGCCTCCGAGTGCGACGCGGGCGCGGCCGCTCGCCCCGCCGCCATCGACCGCAGCGACGAACGTATCGAGGCGCCGTTCACGCCGCCGGAGATCGTGGCGCTCAACGTGTGGCAGCGGCGCACCGACCGCCACCCGTTCACCTGCGGCGACAGAGGAAGCAATCTGCACGTCGACGACGGCCACGACACCGGCGTCCTCGTGGCCACCGCGCGGGGCTGGCTCTGCCCGTACTGCGACTACACGCAGACGTGGGCGCACGCGTTCATGGCCCGCTCGGATGTCTCCCCTCCCCCAGCACCCGCCGTCGGGCCGGATGGGGCGGGGGCGGACCTGAGAGGGGCGGAGGAGCGCGGGATGCGGCGAGGGTTCGACATCGCCGCCGACTGGTGGTCTCACGAGGGCGACGGCAGCAGCCGTGACCCGGACGCCGAGGGGCACCCGTCGCGCATCGAGCTGCGCGACGCCATCGCCGCTATCGCCACCGCAGCCCCGAGCAGCCCGGCGAAGCGCGCGACCGTCGAGGAGGCGATGGGGTCACCGGACGGCTACCCGGGGCCATGGCGAGTCGATCAAGACTGGACGTACGAGGTGATCGCGGCGGACGGAAAGCTCGTGGCGAAGTGCCCGACCGCCGCCGCCGCGGATGCCATCGTAGAGGCGCGCAACGAATACGACAGCGTTGACGCCGAACTGCTGGCCGCGTTGCGGGACAAGGAGGATGCCGAGCATCGCGCCCCGAGCAGCCCGGCGGCGGGTGGGGTGCTCACCGTGGCCGAGGCGCTGCGGGACGAGCGGGGTGACCGAGACGGACGCCGTCGGGATCGGGTGATGCGCGTCGAATCGGTCTACGTTGGCATCGGCGCGCGCATCAGGAAGGCACGTGAACACCGCGGCGTGTCACAGGCCGCTCTGGGCGATAGCCTTCACCCGCCGCTGACCCGTGCTGCCGTGTCGAACATGGAGGCGGCTTGCCAGCGGGTCATGCTGCACGTCCTACTCGACATAGCCCGTGTCCTTGACATTCCCGTGATTCTACTGCTGTGCGAGCGGGGGCGGGGGCGGGGGCGGTAGAGCCGTCAGCGACTGACGAAGTACGCGCTGACGCCCGCCGCCACCACGCCGGCGATCACCCACGGCCACCAGCTCTTCGGCGGCGCCGGCAGGATCGTCGCGGTCGGCTCCGTCGCCACCGGCGTGGCGCTGGCGCCGCTGGCCGGCGCCAGGGTCCCGCCGTTGCCATTGCCGCCGTTGACGGTGTTGACGGCCGCGCCGGCCGGTGTCTGGAAGCCGGGCGGCTGGCTGGCGCCAGGACCCGAGCCGCCGGCGGTGGGCCCCACCGCGGCGGTGAACCAGTAGGACTTGATGGCCGGGCCCATCCAGTTCACCTGCGTTGTGCCGCCGGTGCTCCCCCAGCTCGGCGGCGGCAGGAACTTGACGTTGCGGGTGCCGCCAGCTTCACCGGTGCCCGAGTCCAGCATCGGCTGGCGCAGGTTGGCGAGCGGCTCCTTGATGGCGCCGAGGAAGCCACGGCGTCGGGTGGTGAAACGGGTGGCTGCGAGCATTGTGCAACCACGGTACCACAGCTTGGTGGGCTAGCGGTGGCTTCGTTCGAACAGCGCGATGGCAATGAGGCTGCCGACGGTGGGGGCCAGGACGATGCCAGCGGCGACCCACACGGCCGCGCCGCGGTACACAGCGACCGCGCAGCCGATCGTGACAGCCAGGGCGATCCAAATTGCCAGGGCGGCAAGGAACTTCACGCTGCGCTCCGTAGGCTGCGGCCGCGGGTGGCGGCGTGCGCTGCCGCAATCTTCTGTGCGTCGTCGGTCGGCCCGACCGAGAACGCGGTCTCGGCAACGCTACTGGCGCGTGCGGTCTGCCCGTCGGGAAGCATGACGATCGGATCAATAGCCGGGCCGCCGCCTGGGTCGCCCGCAAGGCTGATGACCGGCAGTAGTCGGTATTCACAGCCTGCGTCGTCTTCGTGGACGAGGTAGCCGATCAACCAACCGGGGGCAATGCCTGCGATGTTGTTCATGGGGCGGATCGTGTGATGGAGATACCTTAGCATGGGGGCCCGACGGGCTTAGCCGTCGATAGTGATCAGGGTGCGGTCGATGCGGATCCAGGACCCGGATGGCAGCGGCACGGTGTGCTGCAGGTCGCCAGACGCTGCCGGTGTGCTGTAAGCGACACCTTCACCACGTGGATGGATATTCATGCCCCAGACGGTACCGTCGGCTGCTCGATGCAGCGTCACGTGTACCGGCTCTGCGCGCGGGACGATCACATGGCTGCTTGCAGCGCTTCCGATTTTGACGACGGCAGTGGCAATCATCATCGTGCGCTGCGCCGTGTTGCCGTCGCGGATTTGTAGCTTGATGGGTTCCGCGCTGTGCCGCGACGGGTTGTCGCCGCGCCGGCGGTACAGCACGTCGAGAATCGCCCGGTCACGCGCGATCAAAATATTCGCGATGATGGGGTTGAGCATTGTCCATGGACCCAACTCAGCGATGGCCGCTTCCAGCTCTTCGATCCGGTCATTCAGCGCGTCGCTCATCTCAATTTGCCTCCGTCGGTTTTTGCGGCGTGAAGATCTGGTAGATGCGTTTGTCACCGATCATCTGGTCGTAGATGTCAAAGGCGACGCGCATGTGCGGCGCGCGCAGCCGCTGTGCCAACGCTTGCGGCGTCTTGACGAACGGCTTGTTGTTGGCCTGGGCGAGCATGGCGAGGTCGCGGAAGAGATCGCGGACGCTGATCTGCCGCCCTTCATTCGCAGGGAAGCCGCTGATCCAATCGTTGATAATGTCGAGGACAATGTCAGCTTCGGCGGCGAACACGGCGCGCTCGCGCCCGAGCGCGGCCATCAAGTCCGGCACGACGACGCTGCTTTGCCAGCCCAGCGCGCGGCACGCGGCATACGCGAACAGTTCGAAATCACCCAGGCGCGTGGTCGTACGCCGCGGCGGTTCAAGCCGTAGCGCGGCAACGACGCGGTTGAGATAGTACAACCATTCGCCGTAGATGCGCGCGCGGTCCTGTGCCACGGCGGCTGTCAGCGCCTGCGCGCTGTCACCGCCGACGCCGCCGGGTACGAAGCGACTATCCATCCGCAGGACGATGCTGCGGTCCGCGGTGTCCTCGCGACGAAAACTTTTGGGGTCCTTGGATGCTACGGCGATGAACGACTGCGGCCGGATCTCGACGCGGCCGGTGTTGGTGTGCAGCCGGCGCTCTGTCCGGTAGCCGCGGGTGACGTATGCGTTGATCGTTGACGGCAGCCAGTCGATCAGATCGTCGGCGTTGTCGAGCACCATGAGGGGGCTGCGCATGAGCGCGACCCAAAAATCACGCTCGCCGTTTTCGCTGACGACGAACGGCTCGATGGCGCCGAACAGTGCCTGCTGGATCATCTGCATGAGGGTACTCTTGCCGGAGTTGGGCGCGCCCTCGACGAGTAAGATCGGCTTGGTCGGGAAAATGTCCGGGAACGCCGTCGCCAGCATCCAGATCATCAATACCTGCACCTGGTGCTTGGGCTTCAAGCCGCCGACGGTGCTGCGCGACCAATTGACGCCGCGTAGAATTCGAAATAGCCGGCCGTTGCGGCCGATGACCGGCTCGTCGGGCATCGATCCGCTGTCATCATCGGCGAAGAGCACCGTGCGGCCGTTGTCGATCACGTCGGCCACGATCGGGTTGGTGCCCGCCGGCGTACCGCGGCGCCACGCGTCGTCGACCAAGAATCCGCGTTCGTCCTCTTCGACGCCGGACCCGGTGAGGCGCAGCATCGTGCCGTTGTATCGGCTAAGGTACAAGGCGCCATCGACGAACGCCGTCCAGCGTCGCGGCGACATCTTGGCACCGTTCCACAGCGCGAAGCTGGCGAGCACGTTGGTGATTTTGGGCGACACTTCTTTGTCCTTGGTGTTGAGGCCATAGATCATCAGGAGGTGTGCCGCCCAACGCGGATCGCCGTGTTGTAGCGGCAGCAACTTCTTGCCGAAGCCCGTGAACAGATGCGGCTCACCATCAACGATGATGAAACGACCGCCGTTGGCCTGTTCGATGTCGAGGATGTTCTGCCCGGCGCCCTGCGCCTGGTCGCTGGCCGGTGCGTTGCGCAGGCCTTCGATGACCGTCCGCAACCGCATACGATGGTTCTGGAAATCTGCGGGGAGGAGCAACGTCACAGGCGGATCGTCAACCTAGCACCGGGGCCCGACGTGTCGGTGATGATGGCCTTCGTCTACTAGATCTTGTGGTCGGCTGGTGCACGCCGTCCACCCGTCGTAGCCCGTCGGAGCCTTGTGGTATGGCGAGCCGTGGAGATCCCGGTGCACGCCGTTGTGCGCGTTGTTCAGCTGACGACGGCCGGTGCGCTGCGTGGTTGGCGCGTCACGTTGACCTGCGGGCATACGGTTGAGGCGCAGCCGGCGGTTGCGGATCGAAGTCCCCAGACGCCGACCAGCTGGCCGTGCTTGCGCTGCGCCGAGGCATTGACGTGACAAAGCCGGCGATCACCCCGGCCGGGCGCAACGATTGGTGGCTCATCCCGATCGCCTGGGCGCAGCTGCTGGACCCCGGCGTCCCGGGCGTCATCGGGCGCCCCGGTGGCGTCTGCGAAATCCATCGATCGCATCTGCCGTTGCTGCGCGCCGCCGGGCTGCCCGTGCCGGCGACGCCGGAGGTGCCCGAGGTCGACGAAGACCGCGGCGTGACGTACCGCCCGTGGCAGCGGCGCGCGCGCGCATGGATGGAAACGCGGCGCGGCACGCTGATTGTAGCTGAGCCGCGCATGGGCAAGACGAGCCTTGCCTTGACGCTGCACGATCCAAAGACCGGCCCACTTGTCATTCTTGCGCCGCTCGACGTGCGCCAGGTTTGGGTCGATTGGATCGAACGTGTGTTCCCCGGCGCCGACGTGCTCTGCCTGGAAGGGCGCACGCTTGACGTTGCCGCGATCCGCAAGGCCGACTTCATCTTTTGCCACTACGATATCGCGGCGCACCAGCATCTGCTTGCGCTTGCGCCCGGGACGTTGATCGTCGATGAGGCACACCTGCTGGCTAACGTTGGTAGCCAGCGCTCGAAGGCGGTCCGCAACTTCGCCATCCTAGCCAAGCGCGTGATCGTCTTGACCGGTACGCCGCTGTGGAATTCGACGAAGGGTTTGTGGCCGCTGCTCACGATTGCCAACCCGGGCGCGTGGGGATCATCGCCGTTCAATTTCAACCAGAGGCATTGTTCGCCGGTCCCCGGCGAGTACGGTTGGATCTACGGGGAGATCTCCAACGAGGAAGAGTGGCATCAGCGGCGTGCCGAGGTCGTTTTCCAGGCCGATTGGCGCACCGAGCGCCCGGACCTGACGCCAACGATCCGCCGATTCGTCGACGTTGACATCGACAGCACTGCGTTCGACGAGCTGGACATCACGGCCGAGGCGCTGCGTGACGCTGCGGTCGAAGACAGCACCATCGGCGCCATCAACCGGTACCGGCAGGCGACCGCAAAACTCAAGGTGCCTGCGGTGGCGGCGGCGGCGTTGGCATTGGCGGGGCCGTCGATCATTTGGAGCTGGCACAAGGACGTCGCTAAGGCCACGGCCAAGCTGATCAACGAGGCCGGGCGCCACGCATACATGATCCACGGCGACATGCCCGTTGCGAAGCGAATGGCGACACTCGACGCGTGGCGCGATGACCCGTACGGCGCGCTTGCCGCCACGCTGAGCGTCGGCCAGGTCGGCCTTGACCTGTCGCACGCGTCGGACACGCTTTTCACTGAGATCGACTGGACGCCGGCGGTGGTCTACCAGGGTGAGATGCGCGGGTTTGACCCGACCCGCGTGATGACCTCAACTTTTTTTCGCGTGCGCCATCCGGTCGAACAGCTGCTTGTGGATAAAGTGGTGGCAAAGCTCGCCCGCGGTGCAGCTTCTGCAATGCCGGCCGCAGGTTCCGGCTTCGATTTATCCACAGACGAACCTGTGGATGAAGCGCTCCTCGCAAAGCTCAACGAGATCGTCTCGGGGGGCGCCGGCGCTTTTTCCGGCGAGCGTTAGCGCGTGCCGTCGGACCCCTGTGCTACAGGTTGAGCCTCGCTAGCACGGCGCCTTCGGATGGGAATCAAGGGCGCCGCGCGAAGCCGCATCGGACAGCATGAAGACCCGTACCCCCAAGAGGAAATGTTTCCTCTGTGGCGGAGCCTTGACCGCGTCGCAATACGACGGGTTGTGGTTCCATCCGCAGAGCGGCACGTGCACCGTCGTCATCACCGACAACTTCGGGTTGTCGGTGGACGATACGCATGAGCTGGCCGACACCCCTGGCGAAATCTGGGTGCGCACGGAGGTGGTGGCTACGGTGGCAGCGCCAGGCACCTTCATCATCGGCAACGCTGAACCGACGTTCTACAGCACCGACTACGCAGCCAAGAAACTCTTCGAGGCCGTCGAGCTGCCGTTGCTCGGCGGCATGTCCGGCGCCCGCGGCTGGTCGAGCGTGAGCTGTTTTCAGCGGTGCCGCTACCTCTGGAAGCATAAGTACGGCACCAAGCGTGAGCGCGGTGACGGCGCCGGACCCAAGGCGCTGGAGGTCGGCAGCTTGTTGCACCTTTTCCTGGCGGTGCACTACATGCAGCGGATCAACCCGCTGTATCCGGTCGGGCCCGACGAGGTCAAGCGCTTCTTTGAGTTGGTCCCGGTCACGCCGGAGTTTCTCGAAGAGGCTTGGCGGCTGTACGACGCGTATCGGCTGGAGTACCGCGACGAGTCGTGGCTCGTGCCGCTTGCCGTCGAAGAGCTGGTGGTCGATCCGCGGACGGGGCAGAGCTGCCGCTGGGACCTCGTGTTCCGCGTCGATGCGCCCTTTGAATCGTGGCTGCCCGGCGTCTACGTGTGCAATCACAAGTCGACCTCAGCTGACACGCTCGCTAGCCGTGAGGAGTGGCGCAACGACGGCCAGATCTTCGGGGAGATCGACCTGTACGAACAGCTCGGCTACCACCGGAAGTGGGGCCCGCTGCGCGGCGCGGTCGTGAACCGCATCATCAAGACCAAGATCCCAAAGTTCGACCGGGTGCCGGTGCAGCCGCCGAAGGCCGTGCTGAAGAACCACCGCCGGTCGCTGCGCGTCTGGGACGCGGAGATGGCCATGGCCGAGGCCACCGGCAGCTACCCGCCGTCGCGCTCGGCGTGCGTCACGCGGTACCAGACGCTGTGCGAGCTGTTCGATCACTGTGCTGGCGGTGATATCGACGCGCCGCGTGAAATTGAGGGTGCATGACGCTATCCAGCCGGATGGAAGTGGAACGGATCACCGGCGAGCTGCTTGAAGAGGCGCGAAGTGGGCTGACAGCTGTGCGCCGCGTCGGTGGCTGGACGATCACCGTGGACCGCGCGCCGCCCGGGTGTTGGGTGTTGGCCGTAACGGCGCCCGAAAAGATGCAGGGGTACCCGATCGTGCCGCCGGACGGCGTCCGTATTTTCGTTCGCGTGTTGTTGGCGGCTGCAGAGCTGCCGCTGGCGTACGTCGCCGACGATCAGTACAACCCGCGCACCGGCGCGCTCAAGATCAACTGGACCGAGCCTGGCGCCGTGGCGTCGCAGGAGCCTGCCGCGTGATCAATCCCATCACCATCAAGTCCGGCAAGTCGTCGGCGGCGCAGTTCCGCACGTTCCTGTGCTACGGCGATCCTCGCAGCGGCAAGACGCAGTTTGCAGGGACTTTTCCCAACGCCGTCTTCATCGCCGACGCCACCGAGCGCGGCTGGACCACGCTCGAAGAGATGAACGCGGCGTGGTTCTATCACGACAAGGGGCCCGAGGTGCTGCCGGTCTACGACCAGGGCAGCATGACCGAGGCCATCGCCATCGCCGAGGAGTGGGTTCGTCTCGGGTACATCGACACCATCGTCGTCGACTCGCTGACGTTCTACGCCGAGTCGTGGTTTCAAGCCGAGCATCAGAAGATGCTCAAGAACCCTGGCCCCAAGGGTGTCGACACGCGCGGTCTCTACGGCGCGATGGCAAATCACCTGTCGTACACACGGCAGCAGATCCACCGGTTGCCTTGCAACGTCGTCTGGACGGCGCTAGCGGCGGCGCCGGACGATGAGAATCCCGGCGGTCCGATGTTGTCGGGCAAGTCGCGGATGCGCTTTCCGGCTGGCTGCGACTACATCTTCTACCACCGCCGATACGAAGCGCCGAACATCGACGCAGCTGAGGACCCGAGCCTGCCGCCGATGGTGAAGGTCTGGGAAGTCCAGACCAACGGTTTCGGTGGGTACATCGGCGGTGGCCGTGACGGCGGCAAGCTGCCGGACGCGATCCAGTTCCCGAGCTTTCGTGGCATCGCTGACATCTTGTCGCTGCCGGAGTACACGCCGAAGAACGTCCCGGACACGGTCAAGGCGGCGCTTGCCGCCAAACAGGCTCAGGCCGTGGCGGCATTGCTGGCCGCACGCGCGGCACCAGCGGCACCCAAGGCGTCTCCGACCAAGCCCGGCCCGCGGCCGCGCTGATTTTTCATCTGGCGCACCCGTTGAGGGCGGCGTCAGCGGGCATCTAGCCCTCAACCAAACCACAAGAGAGAAGACAATGAGCGAGCAGAACTTTGTGTACGACGGCTTCAACATGGCCGACGAGACCATCAAGCCGTGGGACGGCGTCGGTGGCAACGGCGGCACCAACGTTCCCGAGGGTGAGCATCTCTTCGAGGCGATCGAGTGCACGCAGACGCCGACCAAGGCGGGCGACGGCATGAACATCGTCGTCAAGTACAAGGTCGTCGACGGCAACGCGGCTGGCGAGGAGATGACGCAGTGGTACCTGTGCGCCGGTGACAAGTTCAAGCCCGCGCATCGCGGCCGCATCGTCCACGTCTTCCGCAACTCGTTGCGGGTGCCGCTCGACCAGAACGGCGGCTTCGCCGGCGGCGATGTGGTCGGCAAGCGGATGTACGCGACCTGCCGGCATGAGACCCGCGGCGTGTACAAGCCCGAGACTCAGCAGACCGTCGACATGACCAGCGCCAGCCTCTCGATGGAACGTCCGATCGAGGACGAGGCGGCCGTCGCCACCGGTGGTGCCAAGGCCGCGAGCGCTCCGCCGTCGCGCCCGCCGGCGGCGCCGGCCCGTCCGGCCGCGCCCCCCTCGCGGCCGGCGGCGCCCCCGACCCGTCCGGCCAGCCGGTGATCGCGTAGGCGATCTTTTCGGTCGTTGCCTTGGTAACAGGCGATGCCTGGAAGCTAGCGCGCCCACCGCTTGCGGGGGCCATGGACCATGGACGCGCTAGCTTCGAAGCATCGGCTGCAAAAACCTCAAACCGTAGAGTGGGGGCTCCGCGGATGGCGTTTGACAAATTCGATCTTGAACTGCTCTCGTACTGCCGCGACCCGGACTGCGATCGCGAGTGGGTTCACAAGGCCCATGGCGTCGCCGCCCGCACCATCGTGGCGCGGCGTGAAGCTATCCTCGACGACTTCGACGAGGATGCGTACGATGAGGACGAAGACGACGACGGCGAGGGTGACGAAACCGCACCCACCGGTTGGGTCTATCAGCTCGGGCCGCTGCAGACGGCGTGCAGCGACTGCGGCACTTCCTGGGACGCGGACGCCGATCGTTGCGTCTACTGCACCGGCGCGCGGCAGCATGATCGCATGGTCTTCAAGGCCAGGGCGCGGTTTTGCGAGGCCGGTGAAGAGCTGGTCAACTCGACGTTCAATGCTATCGGGAACTACGTCCCGCGGTCGTTTGATGAGCTGCGCAACGCCGTTCGCAATGACTACGGCGGCATCTCGGACCGCGGCATCCAGCGTGCGCTGCGCGTCTTGATCGACAGGCGGCAGGTCGCATCGTTGACCAGCTCATGGGTGACGCCGGCGACGCGGCGCGCCGCGCACATTCAGCCACCGGGGTTCTACATCCGCTACGACTCACCCAAGCTGTGGACGCCGAGCGGCTTCAAAGACCTCATGTCGGTGGTCGGCGATCGGTCGACGGACGCGGCCGAGCTGTCGTGGACGCGCGCGTCGGCGGTGGCCTGTGGCTGACGTCTGCGTCTGTGGCCATGCGCATACCACTGCACAATGTACTACGCGCGTGTTGATCGGTGGTGCCGGTGGTATGACCGTGATGTGCGGGTGCGCCGGGTTTGTGTCCAAAGCCGGTGAGGCCGTCGATCGTGAAACCGTCAACCACCCAGCGCACTACGGCGGTGGGGACAATCCGTACGAAGCCATCAAGGTCATCCTCGCCTGGCAGCTGGGGTTTTGTCTCGGCAACGCCGTCAAGTACATCAGCCGTGCGGGAAAGAAAGACCCAGCGAAGACCATCGAGGACTTGGAAAAGTCGCGGTGGTACCTCGACTGCTACATCGACTACCTGAAGAACGGACAACCGAAATGACCCGTAGCCTCAAGCAGACGCGCGCACGGCGCAAGGCCGTGGCTGACCGACGCGCGAAGAACAGCACGGCGTTCTACGTCATCATCCACCGACTGGAACGCGAGATCCTGGCGCTCGGTGACAAGGCTCGGCGGCCACGCAAGGGTGATCTCGACGTTCGATTCACCCTTGACGAAGTCGGGCAGCGCAAGCTCTCGGAGGCGGCGTTCGCGCTGCGTCGGCTGCGGGATGATCGGTGATGGGTATCCGGCGGCCGCGGTCACAGACTAAGCGCTGCGCGCATTGCCGTCGGCGGCGATTGCTGTCAACGATGCGTTGGTGCGCCGCGCTTGAAAAGGAGACATGGAATGCGTCTGGTCAAAACCGGTGAGTATGGGTTGCCTGCTGCAGCGCCCGGGTACGTGGACGACGACGCGGCGTGGATCAGCGGTGATCGTTGTACGCTTCCCGTGCACCATGCGTTAGCCGCGTTGGTTCGCAAGGTGTGCTGGATCGACAATGATGGCGCGCCGCGTAGCGGGAATCCGTTGACTTGCTACGTCTTCGGGGACGTCCAGCAGATGTTGCCAACCGTGCAACCGGACGGGTCGGTGTTCGAGCCGATGTACCTGCCGGTGCCATCGTTGGACGTCGAGGTGGTGTGCAAGGCATTCGAGGCAACGATCGGACCTGGCGAAGTGCTCTACCTCGGCATCGTCGTGTTCTGATGCTCCGTACCGTGCCCGACAAGCGGGCGCTGCCGTCGCCAAGGAACGCAAGCGCAAGCGTGCACCAAGGAAATCATGATCAGCCCCGCCGAAATCACCGTCAAGCCCATCGCCGATTCGATCAATGACAACGGCGACCGCATCACGACCGCCGAGTGGACCTACCCGCGCGCCATTCATTCTGAAGTTCTGACGCACGGGATGCTGCGCCGAAACAGTGCCAGCAGCCGGGCCATCCCGGCGGCGACGCTGCGTCAGCGCATCGTCGATCACCCATTCGTGCCCATCGAGTGGGGCAAGAACCAGCGTGGGATGCAGGCCGGCGGTGAGGTTGACGACGCGGTCGCTGCGTACGACTGGTGGATGCGTGGCGTCGATCTGATGACGGCGCACCATGCCGAGGGTGAGCGGCTGGGGCTGCACAAGCAGATCGTCAACCGTGTCATCGAGCCGTGGATGTCGATCACGATCATCATCACGGCTACCGAGTGGGCCAACTTCTTCCACCTGCGCAAGCACAAGGACGCCGAGCCGCACTTCCAGCGCCTGGCGACGTTGATGTGGGAGTTGTACCACGACAACATGCCGGTCTACCGGGCGCGCGGTGAGTGGCACCTGCCGATGGCAGATGATGCGATGACGTCAGCCGCGGCGGCAGCACCGCACGTTACGCAAGCGGTTGACCGCCTGCCGTATGACGTAGCTGCACTTGATGCCGTCGGTGACCGTACGCTCGACGCTCTCAAGAAGATCTCCACCGGTCGTTGTGCCCGCGTCAGTTACCTGACCCACAACGGCGTCCGCGACGTCTCCGAAGACATCACGTTGCACGACAAGCTGCTGTCGAACATGTCTGACGGCGGCCCGGGGCATTTCAGCCCGTTCGAGCACCCGAACATGGCCACACCTGGCGAAAAGCACGGGCCGTTCACCGGATGGATGCAGTACCGCAAACAGTTCAAGCTGGAGGCCGGCCCGGATACATCCAACCGGTGCAAGGCCTGCGGCATTTGGGGCGGGCAGCACGCCAACCCGTGTCGAATCGGTCAGGCAATTCGCGCCGGTGAACGCCCGCCGAGCCTCGATGCCATCCGAGGTCGATGATGCCGCCGAAGGTCTATTGGATCATCGTCTTCGCGGTGGCCGCAGCGTTTTTTGCGCTGGCTGCTGTGCTGGTAGTGGTCGGTGAGGCCAAATTAGCCGCGCAGCTCGCCGGCGGCGCCGTGATCAGCCTCGGCTATGCGGCGTTGATCCACACGCTACGCGGATGACCGCGGACGGCGCGCCGTCCCAACCGGTCCGCGGCACCCTGGACGGCGCCAACTGTGCGGCCTGTCCGTTCGCGGTCAACGGCGTTGCAGGTCAGCCTGTCTACGGCATCGGTCCGGCGACCCCGGAGATGATCTTCGTCGGTGAAGGGCCGGGGTCGAACGAGGTTCGGCTAGGCGTCCCATTCTGCGGCGTCACGGGCGATCTAGTCAACAAGGCGCTGCGCGACACCGCGACGGACCGTGCAAAGATCTGGGTAACCAACGCGACGCTGTGCTTCCCGAACAAGAAAGACGACAAGACCCGGAAGCTGGCCGCCGACGCGTGTAGGGGACGGCTCGAACGTGAGCTGCTGGAACGCCCGGACATTCCGGTCCTGGCGCTCGGCGGTGTTGCCGCGCACGCGCTGCTGCAGGACGTCACCAAGCTGCCGATCACCGAGATCGCCGGCGCGCATTTCGAAACCGACGTTGACGGCAGCGGTATCCGCAGCGTCATCCCGACGGTGCACCCAGCGGCGATCCTCCGTGCCAGCGGTGATGGTGACAAAGGCCCGGAGAAAACCGGCAGCCACGTCGCTGACCTCGCTTACTGGTCGCTGAAGTGGGACATCCTCAAGGTCAAGAACCTGGCCGCCGGCCGCGATATCCGGCTGTACATGCGCTTGAACGAGGAGATCTTCGTTGAGCTGGTCGACGCTGAGCGGGCGCGCGAGTTGGTCTGGGACCTGATTTGTCACGCCAGGCACACCGGGCGCCTCTCGATCGACCTTGAGACCGGCGTTGAAGATCCGCAACGCAATTCTACGCTGCAAGGGTTCATCGCGAAGATCCGGTTACTCGGTCTAGCCGCCAACGGCATCGCCTGCAGCGTCAAATGGGACCTGCTGGATCCGGGCATCATCGCCGCGTTCGCGGAGATCTTGGCCGACGAGTCGATCACCAAGGGCTACCACAACCAGGCGTACGACACGGCGGTGCTGCAGAACCAGTGGTACGGCTTCAAGCTGGCAGGGCCGACGGAGGACACCATGCTCGGCCAGCACGCGGCGTGGCCAGGTGCCAAAAAGAAGCTGCAGCACGTGGTTTGTCAGTATCGTGCGGCTGAACCCTGGAAGAGTGAGCACCGTGACTCCGGTGACAGCCTCGAAGACGAAGCGATCTACAACGCCAAGGACGTTTTTTCGACTGACCAGACCATCGGTCCGACACACTTCTGGATCAAGAAGAACGGCGTCGAGAAAGTCTACGAAGCCGACAAGATCAAGGCGGCGTTCGGTGCTGAGATGCACCTCAACGGGTTCTTCATCGACCCGGACGTCAACACGGAGATCAAGCGCCGGCTAAAAACGGTCATCGACGAGAGCAACGAATCGGCCAACACACGGTGCGCGGAGCTGCAGGAAAAGTTTCACCGGAAGCTGGCCGCGGAGCGCGCCAAGACGCAGCGTAAGGCCGACCCACCGAGCTACGCCGACCGCATCCGCATCCGTGAAGCAGAGCTGCAAAAGGACGTCGACAAGGGCCGGTTCACGTTCAAACTGAGCAACGACTGGCACGCCGCGGCATTCCTCAAAGCTGCCGGCGTCCCGTTGTGGCAAACCACCGACGGCGGCCGCACGGCGACTGGCGGTGCCGTGTTGGAAAAGTTCAACACCTATCCCGAGGTCGATGCGCTCATCCGACTGCGCGCCAACGAACAGATTCACGAAAGCCTGGGGCTGCGCATGTTCGAGTGGACGCAGGACAGCCAGGGCAAGTGGCGGCCGCCGTTCGTGCAAGACGACGGGCGGTGCCACCCGATTTGGTCCGGGACGCAGATCTCAGGACGCTACGGCTCGCGTGAGCCGGCTAGCTCCAACTGGACCAGCGGTGACGAGTCCAACCCCGACCCGCGCAAACGCCTTCCGAACGTTCGACGGCAGCTGGTTGCAGAGCCCGGTAACGTCATCGTCGCGTTCGACAAGGAACAGCTCGAAGCCAGGCTCATCGCCGTGCAGTCCGGCGACCCATTTTTGTGCAGCATCTTCGCTGACGGTAAGGACATCCATCATGAATTCGGTGTGCTGGTCTTCACGGCGATGCGCACGTTGGAGAAAGACAGCGACGCGTACCGTGACCAACGAGACCTGACCAAGCGCGTCGAGTACGGCGCCATCTACGGCGGCGCTGACGCAACCGTGCACAAGGCCATCGCATCGGAAAAGCCGGAGCTGGCTGGCCCCGCCGGCTTCGGCATGATCCGCGCCGCCATCGCCAAGATGAAACAGGCGATCCCCGGCGTGTTTGCCTGGCAACAACGCTTGCTGCGTGAAACGTCGCTGCCGCCGTACACGCTGCGAAGTTATCTACTAGGACGCTGTCGCGTGTTCCCGCTGGGCAACCCGCCGCCGACGGACATCGCGAACAACCCCAACCAGTTCGCCGGCGCCGACATCATGGACATCGGCTTGATGAAGCTGCTGCAACGCCTCGTAACGTACAAGGTGCGGCCCAGGGCCATCTTGCACCAGCACGACGCCATCTATTTTGAGTGTCGCGAAGAAGACGGCGAGCGCCTGGCCCGTGACATCGACGAGTCGTTCTACATGGAAGTCACGGCGGTCAACGGACAGGTGATCGCGTTCCCCAACGAAGTCAAGCTGGGTTACGCGTATCACGTTGAGGCGTCGGACCGGCAGAAAGAGAAGAACCCGCAGCTGGTCTGGCCGTGTGGCCGTCCGGGGCTCAAGAAGCTCAAGCTCAAGGCGATGGGGGCGTAGCCAGGTCCGTCGGACCCGCGTGGTAGGACGGTGGTGATGGCACTCGATCCGCCGTTGAGCTGGCCCGGCGGTAAACGCAAGCACGCTGAAGCGTTGGTCGAGCGCGTGCTGCAGCACCTGCAGCCTAGCGGCCGTTACATCGAGCCGTTTCTCGGCGCCGGCGCGGTGGCGCTTGCGATGCCGCCGGGCACACCGATGATTCTCGGCGATGCCTGCCTGCCGCTTGGGCACTTGTGGTGGTGGTTGCAGCGTGAGCCGGAAGCTATCTCCGAGTACGCCGCTGGTTATGGCCTGGTGATGAACAACACCGGGTGGAATACGCGCGAGCGGTACGGCTTGCTGCGCAAGGAGCACAAAGCCGAGCCGTTCAGCGTTACTGATTGGCGCCCGTCAGCGCGCTTTTTGTGGCTCATGCGTGCGTGCTTCAACGGCATCTACCGTGAAAACAAGGACGGCGTGTTCAACGTTCCATGGGGCGCGCGCGAGCGGATCGCGATGCCGACGGCGGCTGACTTGCGCGCCATCGCCGACCACATTGCGACGGCTGACATCCGGCCTGGATGGGACTTCGAGGACGTCATGACCGAGGCTAGGCCTGGTGACGTTATCTTTACTGACCCGCCGTATCACGGCGGTAAGGCGGCGTTCACCGGATACGTCAAGGGCACGTTTGAGCGGTGGAACGGCGTCGAGGCAACCGCACAGGTTCGTCTGGCACAAGTCAGTTATGACGCCGTTGCTCGCGGCGCCACGGTCATCATGACCAACGCTGACACGCCGTTCATCCGTGAGCTGTACACTGGCTGGCAGTTCGACGCGATCGTTGAAGACCGTCCGGTTGCCGCGCAACCGCGCGCGCGCAAATCAGCGCATTGCGTGATCGTCACGGGGCGTTGGTGATGGCGGACGACCCTACCTACGCGTTTCCGTGTTACCTCGAACGCCTTGATGGCAGAGGAGGCTACGAAGACACCATCGTGTTGCTCCGTCCGGCAGAAATTGCGCTTCTGCGTGCTGATGCGCAGTATGGTGCGCAGTCTGGGGAGCTTCGTATGCTGGGCACTATGTACTTCCGGGGTGGCGCGCGGTTTGAAACTGCCGCAACCGACGAAGCCTGGTCAAAACTGCGGCGAGCGATGCTTGCCACCGGCGGCGTTTTACAGGTGCGTGTATGATGGCCTGCCGATCGCGGTTGGAGCTGAAGACGCTGCTCGTCGTGCAGGCGCGCGTGCGGAAGCTGCACGCGCAAAATTTCGCCACCGCGTGGGGTGGCGCCTATGCTGATTTGCTCAGTGGCACCATCGATCCGCTGATCGCCGACGAGAAAAAGCGACAGGCGCGGCTCAAGAAAAACCGTGCGCTACCGCGCAAGTGTTTGAAGGGCAAGCCGCGGAGGCGCTGGGTACCAGGGCGTTGGGTGGTGCGCTGATGCCCAAAGACATCCGCATCGTCTGTTCGGCACAGCTCACCCGTGAGGACTGGTTACACCTTTCGTGGCCGCAGGAACGAAAAGACGGGATGAAGGTGCCCGAGTACGGGCCGTTCAACGTGTTCGCCATCTCCGGCAAGCGCATCGTTGGGTACTGGATGTTCCACGTCAACGGTTGGCAGAACAACAAGCTGAAGCAGGAAGTCGTCAACATCGGGTCGACGATGACGTATGTGGCAAGGCGGTATCGGCGTGAAGGGCTGGCTCGCCGCATGTGGGATCACGGCGTCGCGTTCTGGCGCCCGACGCGTATCCATGCCACGGCTGCGACTCCGGCCGGTTGGTGGTTCTTGCGCGACGCCGTCTTGCGCTATCATCGCCGCGGCATCGCCGTCAACGTGCACGCTAGCGTCGATGATGTCTCTGGTTTCAGCCACCGCAACATCTACCAAGAGGTGATCAACGACGCGTTCCCACCGCGGCCGCAAACAGCGCGACGCCGTCGCGTGACTGAAGCCGGCGATCAACCCACGCCCACCAAAACGGCGCACTGAAAGGATCAAGGCTCGTGGACCCACAACAGTACCAGACCGACGCGCTCCGCACCGAGCACACGCCGGACTTTGTTCGACTGCTCGATGCGGCCGGCAACCCGCGCGCGCCTGAGCACAACAAGATGGTGGCGCGGTTGCTGCACAGCGTCCTCGGGTTGATGACCGAGACCGGCGAGTTTGCCGACGCCTTGAAGCGCCACATCGTCTACGGCACCGAGCTGGACAAACTCAACCTCGTCGAAGAACACGGCGATCGGAGCTGGTACGACAACCTGTTCCTGGCCGCGGTGCAGTCGAGCTGGGAGGAGAGCTGGACCAAGAACATCGCCAAGCTCAAGGCGCGGTTCGGCGACAAGTTCGCCGCCAGCGCAGCGCTGAATCGAGATCTCGACGCCGAGCGCCGGGCATTGGAAACACCGATGGCGCAGCTAGCAGCGATGGCGGTGCCGCTGGCAAAGATTGTCGAGGACGGCGCGGCACGATTCGATGCACACCCCATCGAGCGCGCCAGCATCGCGACGCGCGCCGAGTTGGCGCACCGACAAATGCCCCCAGACACACGACAGGCGTACATACCGTACAAACCGTGTGAGAGCTGCGATGATCCGTTGTGCCTGACCGTCCGTGACTTGCAGACCAGGCTGGCGGCGGTTGAGGTCAAGCTGCCCAAGTGCAGCGGATTTCGATCGGCAGCGGATTACCGCGATCACCTGCCGTGCGCGCGTTGTGAGGGAACCTGAACCATGCCCGTCCTCATCCCCGACCCCAACAAGCCCATCGTCCTGGTCGACGTCGACGGCCCGCTTGCCGATTTCAACGGCGGGGCGTTGAATGAGTTGCGGTACCTTCCTGGTCGCCGCGACCATAACTTCACGCACAAGGACGTCGTCAGCTATCGGCTGGAGACGTGTCTGGGGCTCGAACAGGGTGAGATGCGCGCGCTCAAGCAGCGCTGGACGCGCCCTGGGTTCTGCGTCAACCTGCCGGTGCAGCCTGGCGCGCAGGAAGCCATCGATCAGCTGAAGTCCATCGCCAACGTCTACCCGGTGACGGCGCCGTTCGACAGCCCGACCTGGGCCGCTGAGCGTGAAGCGTGGCTGGAGAAGCATTTTGACATCGACCGTGTAGCTGTTGTGCAGACCGAACAAAAATGGCTGGTTGACGGTCACGTTTTGATCGATGACAAGGCGCCAAACCTGCGGCCGTGGGCGGCGCGTTTTCCGCGCGGTATCGCCGTGCTCTGGGACATGGAATCCAACGCCAACGAGCCGTGGGATGGGGTGCGGACGCAGAATTGGAGCGTTGTGATCAACGTCGTCAAGGCGTTGGCGGGGTGACCGCGCGCCTGCGCTACGTCTTGTGGTGTGACAAACCACGGTGCGGGCAGCGATTTGATCACGACGGCCGGCAAGTCGGCCCGGCACGTCACGCGGCAGCCGCCGGCGGTTGGCGTGTCGCCGTGGTTGTTAGAACCCGCGGCGTTCAAACCGTTCGCGTTTGTGACTACTGCCCGGAGCACGCCGAGCCTGTCGGACCCGTGTGATAGCTTGCCGCACGTGCGCATCCTCATCATCTACGAAGAAGTGCCGGAGTCCACGAAGTTTTACACCATGGACGTCACGGGCGATCAGTGGGATCGGCTGAAGCTCACCCACGGGTGTTTCGTCAACGGTGCGGACAACACCGATGACGTTGAGGCCGCGCTGACGGCGCTGGCAGAGTTGCTCGTCGATCACCCGCAGCTTGACAGCACGTCGCCGATCGACGTGCGCGGTTTTGACTACGTGCTGTGGACCGGGTTCTTTCTGTAGACGGGGCTGTCCGTCGGACCTGTATGGTACGAACGACCCGTGCCTATCGATGACGGGTTGGACGGCTCGGTTTTGTTGCTGGACGTGGAAACGACCGGTGCTGAAGCTGACGCGCAGGTGATCGAGCTGGCCGTTCAGTTCGGTTTCGGCGACATCTACGGCGACATCCCGCCCGCCGTCCGCACCTGGCGTTTCAAGCCGAGCGTACCGATTCATCCCGGCGCGCAGCGCGTCCATGGGATCAGTGCGGTTGATCTTGCCAACGAGCTGCCGTTCATCGCGTCGGCACAGGACATCGCCGAGCTGCTCGACAGCGCCCTGGTGCTGATCGGCTACAACATCAAGTTCGACATCGACAGGCTCTTCGCCGAGCTGATCCGCGCCAAGATTCGGCCGCCGGATCTCAAGGACAAGGCCATCGTTGACACACTGCGCTTGTGGCACTTCGGCGAACCGCGCACCCTAGCCGCGGCGCATCGCCGGTTTGTCGGCGATGACTTCGCCGACCAGCACACGGCCGCCGCCGACATCGCGGCAACCGGCCGCGTGACCCTGGCCATGCTGGATGCCTTCGGGTTGTCTGGCGAGGCGTGGCACGACATCGCCGAAAAGTGCGAACCGGAGCGGAAGTTTTGGCTTGGCCACACCAATCACTTTCGGTGGACCGCTGAAGGCGACGTCGTTGTCGTGACGTTCGGTAAGCATAAGGATGCCAAGCTGCACGAGCTGGCGTCGTCGCAGGCTGGCTACCTGAAGTGGATGCTCAAACAAGATTTCCCGATGCACGTCATGGAAGTAGTGCAACAGGCGATCAATCGCAAGGGCCAGGCGTTCTTGCAGTGGGCCGCGACGCGCTACCCGCCGCCGGCGGCGGTGCCCGGAGGTGACGGGTGATTTTTCATCTATTCGCCAACGACATCGGACTGTATTGCCGTCCTGGACCGGTGAGCGGCGTGGAACACAAAACGGTGACCAGCAGGCCGGCTGAGGCCACTTGCTTAGCGTGCATCGAAGCCTACGAGACGCGCCCGCAGCCGGTAACGACGGCTGATTTACTCAAAGTGCTGCAGGTAGCACGTGCACTTGCACGTGAAGGCCGACCACGCGTCGGTGGCCGCAGTCCGGCCAGCGCTGCGGCACACGCGCTCGAACAACGGCTCAAACGTCCTCGACGCGTGAAGCCGGAGACATCGCCGCAGCGAAATGGATCACCGGTGACCATCGCCATCATTCGTGCGGTGACCGCGTTGATGGAGAAAGATTCCAAATGACCGATCGTATCCGCGTCGTCGCTGGTCTCGCCGTCGATCACAACAACCATGTCCTCGTCGCCAAGCGGCCGCCGGACAAAAAGCGACCCGATATGTACGAGTACCCGGGCGGCAAGGTCGAACGTGCCGAGGGCGATGAGACTGCCCTAGCCCGCGAGTGGATGGAAGAGCTGAAGATCACGCCGTCGGTTCGGCGGCGCATCGCCCGGGTGACGTTCGATCTGGAGAGCCAGGTGGTGATCTCGCTGTTCCACGTAGTGATTGGCGCGCAGGTTCCCGAGGCCGTCGAGCACACGGATCTCCTATGGGTTGACCCGCTGTACGCCGTCGAGCGACTGGCTTGTGTCCCAAGCCTGTACCTGTTCTTTCCGACGGTGAAGGCGTTTCTACGGAACCTGGCCAAGGACGCGCCGCGGTAGGGCTTGACATGCGGCGTCGGCCGACCTAGTCTCATATGCGAAATGAACAAACGGGCTGTGCTGAGCTGGATGGGCCTGATCCTGGTGTTCGTGCTTGCCGTGTACGCGGTTACCGGGTTCACAGGCTGCAAGAAGAAAAACGAAGGGGACTACGAGACGGCTTCAACGCCAACCGACTACGCATGGCGGCAGTCTCGCTTGACCTTGCACCGTGTCGCAGGCGCCTGTGTGATCATCGGTGTCTTCCCTGAGATCAACGTCGCGATGGTGAGTATTCCTTGCCCGCCACCCGAAGCGCCGTGACGTCAGCGGCTCCCAAGAAGGAACGGGTCAACTGTCCGCGGTGCGGTCGGCCGACCTGGATTCGCTTGCCGGCGCGCGACCTTTGGTCGCACAAGGATGCCAGCGACACGCGTTGCGCTGCGTCGGGGGGTAAGTTGGCGGTGTGGCAGCGGACAGCGCGGGCCGAAGGTTTCACGGCGCTCGGAGAAAAGCACGTGCGTGGCGCGGTCGAGATCATCGACGTGTCGGCGCCTGCTGTATTGTTGCCTGGTCGTGGTCCGCAAAGCGCTGGTGGGTCTTCTGTGGTGTGCCTGACGTTTTGTTACGCTGAGGACCACGGACTCGCCATCCGGCACGCGATCAAGCGGATCAAGGACAACCTCGAATGACCAACCTTCGCATCGTCAAACCGGCCACCGAAGCGCAGCGAACCACACGGACGACCACGGATTGCTGGGAGGTCACACCCGACAGCGTCACGGCCTGGAAGTCGCCGCCCTTTCAGCGCCCGCTGAAGGTCAACGACAAGGTGCGTCAGGTCGCCGTCGACATCAAGGCGGACGACGGTGTCATCCCGGGCATCTTGACCCTCGGTGTGCTCGACAAGGTCGTGTACTTGCTCGATGGGCAGCATCGGCGCGAGGCATTCCTGATCAGCGAGTGCTTGACCGGCTACGTCGACGTGCGCATCGCGCACTACGCGTCGATGGCCGAGATGGCCGAGGAATTCTGGAAGCTGAACAGCCGGTTGGTGCAGATGAAGCCGGACGACGTACTTCGCGCACTGGAATCCGGATCGGCGGCGCTGCTCAAGCTGCGGAAGCGCTGTTCGTTCATCGGCTACGATCAGCTGCGCCGCAATCCGAAGTCGCCGATGATCTCCATGAGCGCGGCGCTGCGCTGCTGGGTCGGCGCGACGCCCGAAGTGCCGACGAGCGCTGCGGTCAACGCCGTCGAAGCGGCCAACCGACTCACCCTCGATGAGGCCGATGTCATGATCGACTTTTTCGAGCTGGCCATCAATGCGTGGGGGCGCGACCCCGAGTACAGCCGCTTGTGGCTGGCGCTCAACCTGACCATCTGCATGTGGCTGTACCGTCGGCTCGTCATCACGCCGTACTCGTCGAAGACGACCAAGCTGACCAAGGAGCAGTTCGGTACGCTCCTCATGGCGTTGTCGGCCGACCCGCAGTACCTGGCTTGGCTGGTGGGCCGGCAGATGCGCATCAGCGACCGGTCGCCTTGCTACGTGCGCGTCAAGGGCATCTTCGCCGCGCGGCTCGAAGCGGAGACGGGCCGCAAGCAGTATCTGCCGTCGCCGGATTGGGCCAGCAGTAAGCGCGGCGCAGGGGGTGGGGCGTGATGCTAGCCGTGATGTTCCTGGGCGGCGGTGCTGTCGGCCTGGTCTTGTTTGACCTCGGGTGCCGGCTGCTTTGGCGGCGCCGTTGGGGCGCATGGCCGCCACGGTTTCCGTGGCCGTACATCGGGGGGCGGCGATGACCAAGCTAAAGATCGACGCGGATCTCGTGCAGGCCGAGGCTGACGTGACCGTGGGAACCGGCGGTCAACCTGGGAAGTATACGCGCGCCATGAGCGCGGCCGCAGCCTTGGGTGGAAATCCACGCGCCGACGATGACGATGCGAAGGTTGACGTCCTCCCTGAGATCGCAGCGCCTGCATCGCCGAATGAACTGGCCACGCCGCCGCGGCTTGCCAGCGGTCGGCCGCGTGTCGCCCATGACTACGTCAACGGTGGCCTCTACGTGATCGTCACCGCGGACATGCCGGTGTTCTTGATCGTCGAGGACAGCGGCCTGGAATTGCAGTTCAAGCACGACGCCACGGTCGGCGCGTTTCCGATCAGCGGCACGGCACGGGTGGTGCGCCGGGCGCCAGCGCCAGTGCTGGTAGGTTTGGACGAGCTGGAAGCCATCGCCGAGTTTTCCGGGGAGGATTGAACCGTGGGTCGCAAGTCCTTGTTTGGCGAAGCCATGGCATACGTCGCCATGTTCTTCTTCATCGGTCTGATGCTGTTGGGTGGCGCCGAGCCGCGGTTGGTCGTGATCGGCGCCGGCGGCGCGGTTGCTTTTGCAATCGTGGTCCAGGTTATCTGGAACGCTGGGCTGCGCCGCGAACGGAGCCAGCTCGCTGCGGACGCAGCGCGCGGGCCGGAAAATGGATCCGGCACCGCGCCCCATGCGGGGCCCTACCGCAGACCCACCTGCGCCGGCTGGTTGTGCACCTCCGACTGGTGCGCCATCTGTCAGGATCACATGTGTGAACGCTGCAACCGACCATTGCGTGAACACCCAGCGCACGTTGTTGTCGTAGACACGCCACCGCCGCCGCTCAGCGTCATCACCGCTGCGTTCAACGAACTTCGGAGCAACGGCCGGCTGCATCACAACTTCGTCTGCGACGACGGTGATTGCGTCAACTGTCGGCACCATGACTGTGCGCGCTGCGAGCTGCCCCTGCAGGATCACGGCGCGTGAAGTACAAGGCCGTTGTGTTGGTGCCGGTCGAGCTTGAGGTTGATGACCCGCACGTCTTGCTCCACATGTTGTACGATGTATCGCAGAAGGTGGGCCGTGGTATCACGGGGTCTAGCCATCATGAAGGTCGTTGGCACGTCGACATGGTGCAAATGCACGATCCCCAGGCAACCCCACGCCCCGTGCTGATCGGCGCACCCGCGCAGCAACTGCTGGATCTGTTCGCAGCGGCGGACGCCGATACAGCGTTGCAGCTCATCGGTATCCACGCCACAACGAGTACAGTCAGGCCAGGATCCGGACACCTACCTTGGCCTGACTACCGGTGCGCTGACTGCCGCGCGGCCCTCAACATTGCGTGCGCAGCTGCAGCGGAGATTGCCCGGATCTGTACCAGCGTGCGCGACAGCTGCTGTTACACGCAAGCTGAGGCGGCGCGGAAGTGAACCTGCCACCGCGCAAACGTTTGAAGGCCGTCGTGTTTGTCGAGATCGACATTACGCTGACGGACGGTGACGACACCGCGGTCGTCGTCACGGCATTCGAGACAGCAGCACGCCGGGACTTAGCTGGATTTACGGGTCCTGGTTATCGCGTCGCGCGTACCGAACGCGGTGCGCTCCCCAGGCCGATCATCATCGGGATGCCGGCTGAGGCCATCTTATCCGTCGTCGAGCCATTCACGCCGGCGTTCGCAGCGCACCGATACTTCGATGCGCTGTCCGACGATGAGGCGTCTGACCTCAACGTCTCCGTCGCCGCGCTCGCGGAGATCGTCCGGATCGCCGGGGGCCGGCCGTGAAGGTGGTAGCTACCCGGGCCATGGTCATCATGGTGTTCGACGTCCAGCTGGATGAAGACTTCATGCAGTTTGGGATCAACATGGTCGTTCGCGGCCTGCAAGAGGCGATCGTAAACATCGGCGTGCCAGGATCTCCACTTGCCTCATGTGTTGCGCGGCCAGGCCGCAACGCAGTCATCCTTGGACCGCGCGTCGAAATGTTGGATCAATGGCTGGCGCCGTTGCGCGCGTCTAGGCACAGCGACGATGATGACTACCGCGCCGCCGCAAATATCCTCACGGCGCAGCTCGCCGTGTGGGCGGACGACGGCGGGGCGTTGTGAAGCAAAAATCGGCGTGCAGTCGTTGCGGCAAGACTACCGGCAGGCTCACGGTGCACAACCGCGACGCGGCAAATGTCCTGCACCATTGGCACCGACGTTGTTGGCACGCCGTGTGTGCATGGCTTCGTGGACATCACATCCCTGAACGGCTTGGGTCAGCGTGGGACCACCCCCGTGGCCCAAAAGCGTACCGCGGGTTGGCGGCCCTCAAGGCGTTGCGTAGGTCTTGACGACCAGGATCGCGTGTGCGATCCTCGAAACCATGGCAAGCATCAATCTCCTGGGTCGTTCTCGTCGCCGTCGTCGCCGTCGTGGCCTGGGCTCCGCCTCGTGCGGCGCCGGCTGGAAGATGGGCAAGCGCGGCAAGTGCATCCGCCGCCGCGGCCGGCGCTGAGCCGGGAAGGACCCACCCACCATGGTGTCCGCCACCCGGTGGCGCCAGGACCATCACTCGGCGCCCAACAACCCGAACCAAAAGATCCGCTATTTCCCGACCTTCCCGTCGGGCGGTGGCGGGTTCAGCGCGTTCGGCTGGAGTCCCATCCCCTTCGGGGATGAATTCCAGATGACCGGCAGCCCGGCCGGCTACATGACCGCCCCCGGGCTGTCAGGTGCCCTGGGCGCGCCGCTGCTGCCGAGCTTCAGCGGCGTCGCCAAGGTCGTCGGAGCCATTGCCGGTGTCGCGGCCGGTCTTTGGCTGGCCAAGCGCAACATCGAGGGCTAGGCCTGGCGCTGCCCAGAGCCATCACGGCGCCGGGCACGGTGCTGGTGTTGAAGCGCTGCAAGCTGACCGATGGCCAGCTGGCGGGTCGCCGCAAGCGTCGTCGGCGCTAGCCGACCGCGGCGCCGCCGTGATAGGCTGCCACCATGGGATGGCGCCGACGTACACGTTCCCGTCCGAATCGTTGCAGCCGCAAGGCTGCCGCACGGGCGCATGACCGCGGCCCGGCTGCGCTGGCCAACTACCTGAAGGCCTGTGGGCCACTGCAGGGCGTGAAGCGCGCCCGCCGGCGGCGCTGATGGGCTTGCCGCGTCCATCAAGGATGACGCCTGCTCAAGTGCAGCAGGTTGTCTGTGCGCTGGCGAAGAAGCCACTCAAGGATCTTCGTCGGCGGCAAGCACTCATCCAGGTTCAAATCGCCACTGGCGGGAAGAGGTTGGATCGAGATCTACGTAAGCATGGCTTACGAGATCTACAGGCCATCGATCGTCAACTGATCGCGGCAATCGACGCTAAGGAATTTGGCGGATGCGGCAAGAGGCGAAGGCGCTGATGCCTACCGAAATGAGGGCACCGTGGCAGGGTTCAAGCTCCAGAAACGGCACACCACCGGCCGCACCGATTTCATCACCGATGCCGATGGAGACGACCGAGTCTTCACCAACATGGATGACGCACAAAAGGTCGCTGACCGTCTGTCCAAGGTCGATCCTTCCCGCATCAGCGTTCGAGTAGTCCCCGCCGGCATCGCGGGGCACCCGAAAAACGACTTCGGCTGGCAGCTGCGTGACCTCCGCCTGGCGTTTCGTCGCAAAGACTGCGATGACGCCAAGTACATCGTGCAGCAGATGGCGCGTGGTCGCGCGCTGACGGCGACGCAGCGCCGGGCGATCCTCAAGTTGCAGCACGCGGTGCAGGTCTGCGAGCGGCGTCAGCCTGACCTGGGCCGTGGGCGTCGACGCCGGCAACGGTGATGGTGTAGGCTACCGACCATGGCAAAGTGCATCCGCAAGGCGCCGCTGCCGCAGTACAGCGCGCGCCGTGGCTGGGTCGGCGGCGATTCACGGACGCTCTACGCGTTCACGGACACGCGGACCGGCACCGTCCACGTGCAGCCGGGCGGCGGTCGGGGCAAGAAGCTCATGCGTGGTGCCGGCGGCTCGGCGCAGCGCGCACGGCTCGCAACGCGCGCCGAAGCGGAAAAGCACTGGCAGAGCCCGCTGCACGTCGGCTGGAAGGTGCGGTGCTGAGGGCCCCGTGACCAAATCCTGCAAGCTCGTCCTCGCCGTCCGCGGCCGCGACATCGACACGTTCGCGGCCACGCGCAAGGGCCTGGTGACGGCGCAGCGCGCAGCCGAGCGCGCCGCCCGCGGCATCGGGCATCCGGCGGCGACGGTGACGCAGGTGTGCGGTGGACGTGAGCCCGAGGTGTTGGTGAAGTGCTCGGCGAAACGGTGCACGAGCGGGTTGGCGGGGGTTCGGCGCCGGCGTCGGTCTCGTGTGTTACAAGGGGGCGTGTCAGCGACGCGCGGGCTTTGGCGCTACGACACCAACCCGGCCAGCCCGCGGTGGGTGCACGAGCGTGACGTCACCGACGACACGGCAGCTGAATGGCTCGCGGTGTTTCGGCGCGACGCGCCGAACGCGGACTTCCGTTTGATGACCGCGGCCGAAGCGCGGCGGGTGAACCAGGCGGACAGCCGGCGTCGCGTTGAACAAATGACCGGCAAACGGCGGTAGGCGCCTCGGGACTCGAACCCGCGTCTCCGGCTTCAAAGGCCGGCGTCAGTGCCATCCTGACCGCGCGCCAGCACGGCTAGATGGGGTGGGTGGAGTCGAACCACCGTCTGCAGGGTCAGAGCCTGCCGTCGTGCCACTAGACCACACCCCAGCGAAACGCAGGTTCAGCGTTGCTGCAGGCGGTCGACGATGGCGCGGGCGATCATGACGGCTTGGTTGTATCAGCTAGTCGCTGGCGCCGCAAGCGCCGCTTCGAGCCGCCGCACGGCGGCGTGCGCCGTCGTGATGGCGCTCGGCGATTCGTGCGCCTTCATCTCGTGCTGATCCTCGGGGATGATGTACGCAGCGGCTGAGCCGGCGCCGTAGGCATCGGCACCGGCGGTGAAGCCGGCGACGAAGCCGCGGGCCTCTTCGGGGCTGTCGCAACTAGTCGCGCGGTGGAAGTCACCCTCGGCGAACATGACGATGATGTGGGCCGGCATTCCGTGCTGATAGCACACCCCTCCGACGGGCTCACCGCCGTGGCTCGACCGCGCGCAGTCGCCACGCCCCCGGTGTGATGCCGGCATCGTAGAGCGCCGCGCTGCAGTCAGCGCGGATCACGTCGCTGACGGCGCCGTCCTGGTCGAAGAATGACACCTGCCAACCCTTCCGCTTCGTTGATGGGTGCAGGATCGCCGTGCGGCGCGGGTCGTCGCGCTGGACGAATTCCGCAGCGCGCGGCGCACGGTCACAGATCCATCGGCACACCATACGGGGCTCATCGCGGCGCCGCGGTTCGAACGGCCACGGGAAGCAATTCCCGACGCGGATCGGGCTGCGTTGACGCCGTGGCATCAGCGGGCCCTCCGCCGGCGCTTCGGCTTTGCGCGCGGGGTCTGCAGCAACTTCTTGAAGCTCGCCGTTGGCGTGCAGGCCACGAACGTCCGGCGAGCGCGCGCGGTCGGGCGTCGTGTACGCAGGCTGACCTTGCAGTGCATCGCGGGGTTCGCGATGCTAGCGCCGGCAGGCACGACGAACGCGGCGTCACCCCCGTCACGCACCGCACGAACAGCAGCGCGGGCGGCAACGCGCGCTGTCAGACCTTCGATGCGCGGCCGCTCCTTGAGCTGGCCAGGGCCACGCCAGTACCAGATGACGTCGTACGTGCTCATCGGCGGCGGTTCACGTTACCACAGCCCACCGACGCCGTGATACGCTAGCAACCACCATGCCCACCACCCTCACCCTCAGCGGCGCCGGTGCCCCCGGCCCGGTCACCCGTTTCTTCCGCCGCGTCGGCTTGGGTCGTGACGACCGCGATCAGTGGCTCGGCTGTCCGCCTGGCGTCGGCTGTCTGCCGCGTGGTCAGCTGGGTGACGCCTGGTCCGATGACGCGGCGGCTGCAGGCACCGGTGACAACGCCATCGCCGACTTCACCACCGCGGCCGTCGGCTGGGGTGTCCTGGCGTTCGCCGTCGGCACGGCGGTGATCCGGGGCTATGGCGCCGGTTCGCGCTTCTTGAAGCGTTAGACGACGGTGCGCTTGATCACGCCGTTGTAGATCGCCCTGATCTCGGCGAAGTACGTGTCGCGTGTGTCGCATTTGCCGCGATACCGGGACAGCGACTGGAGCCGCGCTGGTGTGCGCAGCCGCGTGGCGTCCATGATGCCATCGCGCCGACATTGCTCGGCGACGGCAGCATCAATGATGCTGGCGCTGGTCCAATCTTCGTCGACCGATCGGTTTTCGATGTCGACGCCGTCGACGGCGGCGCAGATCGCGTCTTTCAGGTCGGCGTCGAAGTAGTCACACGGGGACTTGCCGCTGCGCGCGCGCAGCGGCGCGAGCAGCGCCGGCAGCTTCCGTGCCGGGTCGGTGTGCTCCCAATACGCCCATGCGTCGAGCACGTCCGGCCAGCGAAATGAATCGCCGGTCGGCTGCAGGTACCCACGTTGATCGGACACGTTGGAACGAACCGTAGCACGGCGGGCCGACGGGTCCGTCGGAGGGTGCTGGTAGGTTGCGGCTTCGCGTGGCGCTGCCTTCAACCAAAACCACCGGGCTCAACAACATGGCACACAGCTTCGTAGGCGTTGCGCCCGGCGTTTCGACGATGACGTTCCCCAGCGGGCGCGTGGTACGCATCGACGACTATTGTGACACCGAGTTGTGGGGCACGTTCGATTTCAACGGGCAGCTCAACGTGATCGATCCGTTCAGTGTCGGACGGTCGCAGTACGTTCCAGGATCAAACCCGGTGCGCTCTGCCACCAATGCTGACACCAATTTGCCTCGGCCGGGGTACAGTGGGCTACCGCAAGACCACGATTTTATCATGTACGGCTGGCGCGCCGCTGTCGTGGCACCACGCGAGGTGATCGTAAGTGACGCTGCGCAAGCGTGGTTCGCGACCACCAGCGTTCAGTTCAAATACAACATGAAGCTGCGTGCCGAGTGGCCGCTGTCCGAGTTGCTACGAACATTGCCGCCTGACGCCAAATACCAGGCGCCCGGCGCACCGTCTGACATGGACCCCGACGCGCCGAAGACCGGCCAGCTGTTCGTGTTGCCGATCGAGGTGCGTCAGCAATTGGGCTTCGAGGCGCTTGTCACGCCGCAGTGCGTAGCTGCCGTGTCGGCGCTGCGCATCACGACCGCGCACGTCGGCTGCCGTATGTCGGTGCGGATCTTCCTGCGCGGTCTCTACAAAACGACGGTGTACTGATGAAGCTCGACCTCGATCTTGAACAGCAACTGCGCATGTGCCGGATGATCTACGCGGCAGGTGCACGCGCAGTTGCCGGCGGTGCGATGACCGGCGACCTCACGAAGTGGCCTGACGTCCTGGCGTTCAAGTTTCCGGTGTTGAACCTGTCCGTGTTGCTCAGGTACATGGGGGTCACCGACGAGGATTTGGTGGCGGCGTTAGTGGCTGCAGCGCCAAGTACGACAAGTGATGACGCCGCGTTCGACAATGTGCTTACCGCAGCGCTGGCTGAAGCGGCACGCCGCGCTGCGTGATGTGCCACCTTCCGACCAGTGTTCTGCGCGCGCGGGGATAAAGTCCCGGGTAATCCCGCGCGGCGGCTGTCTACGGCCGACACGTCGTTTTATCGGACGAACGTCATCGAAGCGCTACACCTGTTGTGTGGCTGGCGCGCGTGCACGAATGGGCCGGAGCGCGCCACGCGAAGCGACGCGTTTCATGCGTGGTGCAATACAACGCGCGTGGTGTTTCGGCATGGACACAAAGTCATGGTGCAGGATACGCTTGCGCGGCTGTTGGACGGCGGAGTCTACACATCGCCGGTACGTACGCCCGGCGTCGTCGACGTTTCACACGTCGGCTGTCCATTCGTGCAGCTGTACGAATTGTATATGAACGACGCGTTCGGCCTGGAGGTTGAATGCTATGATCATACAGCGCTTGACGCGTTGCGCATCACGTGCGCGCACCTGGGCGTGGTGCTGTCGATCCGCGTAACTATTGCGGCGCTTCGGCAGCTCTAGGTGGCCGCGGCGGTTTGCCGAGGCGTCGGTCTTGTTCGTCGACGGCGGCGTCAAGAATATGCGCGAACGTCCATTCGTCGTCGGCTGTACGGGACGACCACAGATCGTCCCAGGCGCGGCGCACAGGTTCGATCAGGTCGGCGTCTTGCAGCCCGGCGGACACACGAATGACGTCAAAAGACGCGTGGTGGTGCGAGCGCCGCCACGACGCATCGAGGTCCGGCCAGCGCCGCGGGTCTCCGGTAAGTCTCGGCGGTCGCCGCCCACGCACAAGCATTTCCCAGACCGGCGCATCGGTCCAGTCACTGAGTTTCACCGTTGGCACCGATCTACCCTACCACGTCGGTCCGTCATGATAGGATGGCGCTTGACAGGCCGGCTTTCCTCATGAGCATCCGCGGCAAGAAAATCCTCATCCTCGGCGACTCGCTGTCGGCCGGGGCGAACACCCCCGGTGGCGTACTGGCGGCGCTGCTGCGCGCCGCCGGTGCAACCGTCCGCGTCAACGGCAAGGTCTCACGCAGCGCCGTCAATTTCTGGTCCGGCAAGAACGGTGAGGACGGCGCTGCCGTGGCGACGACGGAAGCCGCCTGGCAACCCGACATCGTCATCGTGATGCTTGGGACCAACGACCTCGGGATGAGCGCGAGCGCCGACCAGGTGGCGTTCGCTCGGATCGCGGCAGCGTTTCACAGCGCAGAGCTGTGGGCCGTCGGGCCCCCGAGCTTCGCGCGCGTCGACCTGCAGTCAAAGACGCCGCAGGTTTACACCACCCTGGTCGCCGTGTTCGGGGCTTCGCGCGTCATCGACTGGCGCCCGCTCACGGCCGATTTGCAGGGCCGGTCAGGTGACGGCGTGCATTTCAGCACGGCCGGTGCCGCGGTCCAGGGCAAGCGGCTGGCTGACGCCTGGTTGCAGGCACGAGACCGCGTGCGCGCCGGTCTCATGCCTGCGGTCACCGGCGTGCGTTGGAGCATTCCGGCGGCGGCGGCGGTTGCAGCGGTCGCGCTCGCCGGCGTGGCCTGGGTGATCCGCCGTCGCCGACAGCTCAATGGCTTGGGCCGGGTGGCAACCCGGCGACCGTTACAGGGCGCGCCGGCGACCCTGCGCGATGATACCGTGCCGCAGCGTGATCGTGATGTTCTAGCCGATGAGCTGCCTGGTGCCGTTGAACGTGCCGGTAAGGCCGGGGCGTCCGGCGAGTTGGAGTACATGGGCGCCGGTGCCGAGGGCATTGTGTTCTGTGATGGGGGCACCGCCTACAAGGTCGGGCGACCTGGCCGCGGTTCGCTGGCGCTCGAAGCTGCATTCTTCGAGCAGGCCAACAAGATCCCGGGTGCGCGCGAACACGTCGCACGGTTCAAGCGCTACGATGAGTCCAACGACGTGATCGTACGTGAGTGCGTCCGCGGCCAGCCGTTGAAGTGGACCCAGGAGAGCAAGGTCTATGACCTCAGCGACGCGCTCTACAAAGTCATGGCGCCGTACGGCTTCAGTGCACCAGAGCGCAAGCCGAACAGCTGGGTGATGGTGCGCGGCCGCGGCCCGACGCTTATCGACGGCGGCCTCGTGCACGACCGAGGCCAGAAGCTGGTCAAGCGCGTCCTCGACGTACTCAACAAACGTAAGCCGGCCGTGGGTTGGCAAAATCGCTTGGCAACGTTGGCGGCCGACGTCGAGCACGAGCGCGATCGAACGATCCCGGCGGCGGTCGCCGACAAGCTGATCGCGCGGTTGCAGGCAGCCGAACCGCAGGATCCTGTCGACGCAGCGCGCCGACGGTTGGATGCCGAGGCGCTCGCCCTTGGCACGGTCACCGTCGATGTGCCAACCGACGACTCTGACCCGGACCGCGTTCCGCTGCTCAAGGCGACGGCGGACAGGGTGAACGCCGCGGCGGCAGCGCTCGCCGCACGCGGCAAGAGCCACGGCGCTTTCACCAAGAAAGTTTACCTGGCGGACCTTGCCGATGAGGTCGGCATCCCGCTCAAGCGCCTGGCGCCGATGCTCTTGCTCTTTCAACGCAAGGGATGGGTCGAGCTGCAACGGCGTGATCTCGACGCCGGTGACGACGCCGCACGAGTCGACGCGTCGACCGTTGAGCACGCCGGGCGGTCCGTGAACATGCTCGTGGTGTCATGACGCCCCTGCCATACCCTGTGTTCCTGCCCACTGGCGCGGCGCCTCCTGACCTGCCCGGGTACGACGCGAATGGATTCGACGGTGAACGCGTGCACTGGTCCGTGCGCTGGCTGTACAAGCATTTTGATCTAGATCTGCAACAAACCGTGAGCGTGGTCGGCGGCAACATCGATGCCATGGCAAGCGTCTTACGCGCTGCCGAAGCCGAACAACAGCGCCGAGACGCTGCAAGGCAGGCTGCGCCGTGAGCTGGAACCGTGATGATCACCGCCGGCAGTACGTCGACCGAGCGCACATGCGGGACGTTGATGACGCGTTGCTGCACCTGCCGCCGAACGACGCGCTCGACCGAGACGCAGTGGTGTTATCTACAGACGACGTCGATCCGTTCGACGGTGGCTTTGGAACCTACTCACCGCTGTACAACGGTGTCTGCGGCAACGGCTGGTCCATCGGGCAACTGGAGGTCGCGCCCGATCGCGTGATCACTGACCAAGACCTGGTTGACGTCGTCGCGGTGCCGCTCGCTTCGCTACAGCTGCGCGTCGATGAGCGTTGGGACGAGGCCGACATCAACACGTTCTACGCCGTCCTCGACGCAGCCGCCGACGAACAGCAGCGTCGCAACATCGCGAAACAGCTAGAGCTAGACCCGCTCGCCGAGGCTGTGATAGGCTGACGCCATGGCAACTTCCTGTCGATACGGCAAACTCAAGCACCCCACCAAGCGCCGCAAGTGCAAGAAGGCCCCGCGCGGCCGTGCGGCCCGCAACGCGTCGGCGTATTCGCCGCGCTTGCAAGGTAGCCGGCGACGGCGCCGGCGGCGGTGATGCAGAAGCTAGCGCGCCTTCCTGACCGCGGCGCTTGACGTCGGCGTTCGCGTATGCGAGGGTCCTCTTGCTCGGGCCGTAGGTCGAGCTTGAAAACTGAATCGTGTGCTGTGAGCTGGCTGCCGAAACGCCGTCGAGGCTTGAACAATCTCGGCGTGCGGGTGTGACCGAACGTCCCCTGTCACGAGGGGAAGGTGCGCTCAGACATCTTGAGCGGCAGGTCGCCAATCTAGTAGCGTAAGGTGCGCAAGGGTCGTGAGAACGATGGCCCGCGAAGACCGGCGCCCCGGGTAAAAAAATACACCAGTGACTGCCTGGGTTGGTGGAGACGTCCACCGCATGACTGAATAACGCGAATGAACGGTGACCTTGCGAGGGGTGGCAGCCTCGCCAACTTCGACAGCCAGCATAGAGCACACGATTTTTCGCTGCGGGGTGGAGCGGTCTGGTAGCTCGTCGGGCTCATATCCCGAAGGTCACAGGTTCAAATCCTGTCCCCGCAACTGTGTCAAGCCGCGCGTTGATCGACAGCGGCATCCGCCGCGGCCGGTACTACTTCGTCTGCTGGTGGCTGTACAGCGACGGCTACTTCAGGTGCGAAACGGTCGAGCACGGGACGGTGAAGACGTCATGACGTTCGCCCAGGCTCTCCAACAAGCCAAATGTCCAGCCACCGTCCGCACGTCGGCAGTGCGTGAGTACGCCGTCGTGCTGCGCGACGGCTTGGTGACGTTCTACTCGCGCGCGAGCCGCGGCCCGGCGGTGTGGACGGCGTGGCACCCGGTGTCGGGTATCCCGGAGTCAGCGTTGCAAGGTGATCAATGGGCGCCGTGGCCGTCGGATGCCGATTTCAAAACGGCGGCGGCGTGACGATGCCACGCGACTTTCTTGATTGGCTTCTCGTGCTCGTGGTGATCTCGTTCGCCTATTTCATTGAGACATGGCCGCTCGATCTCTCACTCGCCGCCAAACTCGCCCTCGGCATCGGACTAGGGATCGCGGTCAGCTGCACCATCGACTGGCGGCACAGCTAAGCCAGCGCCGCCTTGATCGCCGCGTCGATTTTGGCCTTCGGCGCAGCGCCGACGAAGCTCCACACCACCAGGCCGTCCTTGAAGATGAACAGTGCCGGGATCGAGCTGACGCGCAGCGCCTTCGCCGTGTCGTGGTTAGCGTCGACGTCGACCTTGCCGACCTTGAGCTTACCGGCGTACTGGTCCGCCAGTGCGTCGATCGTCGGTGCCAGGTGCTTGCAGGGCCCGCACCAGGTCGCCCAGGCGTCGATGAGGACGGGGATGGCCGACTTGAGCACCTCGGCATCGAAGTTGTCGTCGGTGATCTCGATGGTCAGGCTGTCGGACTTGGTCTTGGTCATGCAGCTTGGGACGCTAGCATGTCGGTCCGACGTGGTAGGCTGCCGGCCTATGGATGATCTCGACCGCGCCGCGTTTCAACGAGTGGCCCGGAGTGCCGTAACGGGCAAGTTCCCAGCGGTGCCGGGCGCAGGTGATGGTGAAGACCCGGTGCAGCACTTCGCGATGTCCCTCGTTGGCGGCGCGTTCGCCGTCATGACCGGCTGGCTTGGGTTCGGCGCGGCGTCGGCATTGTGGAACACGCTGATCGCCATCACGACTGCGCACAACGAGATCTTGAACGATGCCGGTGAGTGCCCAGACCCGGCGAGCTGTCAGTTGTCCGAGGACATGGTGACCGCGCTCACCGAATACTTTGACGAGGACGACGCCGGGGTCATGGTGGGCATCCTCGCGCGCCTGTTCGCCGCGTCGGGGCTCGATTCTGGGACGTGGGCGGCGATGCTGAACACCATGCAGCGCGCCGCGATCGGCCTACCGCCGCGCGACGGCCGCCACGACACCGCCGAACAGCGCCAGGGCGCCGACGCCGATCGCGATCCACAGGGGTGACAGCCGGGGCAGCGCCGTGATGTACGGCGCCGGGCTTTGCCCGCTTGTCGGCGGCACGTAGGCCCACAGGTTCGGCGCGGTGGCGGGGTACGGCGTCGCCGGCGGCTGCGGCACGGTGGTTGACCGGTAGGGGTCCAGCGGCACGCCGGCGGAGATCGGCGGTACCTGCGGTGCGGCGCCGCCGGCCGCGACGATCTGCTGGGCGATTTCACGGATGGTGTTCAGCGGGCCCCAGGTCTCGGCGCGCGTGCCGTCACGCTGTAGCGCCGCGGCGAGTCGCTCGGCGTTGATGGCCAGGTCCGCGGTGGTAACCGGGTGGGTCGGATCCTCGATGATCAGCTCTTCGACGATCGGGTCGAGGTTGCCGCCGAGCTTCGCCGCCAACCCCCGTGCCAGGTTGGTCATGGCGCGCAGCGTCAACGGTCCGATCTTGCCGTCCGTGGCGATCTTGGTGATGCCGTAGCTCACGCCGACCCGGTTGATCTGGGTCTGCAGCGCGATGAAGGCTTCTTGCGTGGCGCGCGTGGATCCGGTGCACGTGCCGCTGGATCCACACACGAAGCTGGCGGTGGTGGCGCCCAGGGCGTCGTACGTGTGCATGGTGACTTAGGCTACCACCATTCGTAAGACGTCGTCCAGAATGTCAGCAGGCGCCCGTGTGTACGCAGTGCGCCCGCCGATGAAGAGCTTCACCATGAATGGCGGACGGGTCATGTCCTGCCAGACTCGGGCTACCGTTGTATCGCCGTACGGCACCGTGAAGGTCCACGCAGGCGTTTCAATACGCGCCGGTGCGCCGTACACCGTCCGCAGCGGGCTGGTGCCGATGATGCCAACGACCGCGTGAAACACCATCCACTTGAACGTCGTCACGACGATGCCGCGGGCGGCGAGCGCCTCATGCCAGAGGATCAAGTCGGTGTCAAATCGGTGGTCCGGCGTTGGCAAGCGCACCCTCCAGCTCCGCGATCTTGGCCTCGAACGCAGCCGCGCCGACCAGGTCCAGGCCGCTGCGCGCCAGCCGCCGGGCCAGCCACAGCAAGACCTCGGCGTCGACCGCGCGCGGGTCAGGTCCACCTAGCGGCGTTCCGTTCGTGGGGTCTACGATCACCGTCGTGGCCAGGAATAGGCGCTGTGCTTCGTCGACGGCACCGTCGAGTGCCTTGCGCAGCGTCACGCTCTCAGCGTTGGTCAAGGGCATCGGCAGGCGCATGGCAGGCGAGCATAACTCAGGGGTCCGACGGCTTGCCTCGACCGCGGCGCGCGCTGAGGTATTCGATGATGCTTAGCGCCCCGATGACCATCGCCCAATAGACAATCGAGAATAGAATCAGCCAGACGGCGATCATACGCGTCGCCGGATCTTGTGTTCAGGCATCGGCTTTCTCTCGGAGTTTGCGCGCAGCGTCAGCCAACCGACGGTAGCGCGGGTTGCCGTCGACCTGTTTCTGTGCGTTGACGGCGTGGCCGTGGGTGTACGGGTCCTTGCGCGTGAACGGGTAGTCGCGTGGGGACTGCCAGTGGTCGGCATCGCTTGGCAGCCGGTACCAGCCGCTGGTTCGCAGGTATAGCACCTCCAGCCAGTACAAGAACCAGAGAACGACGCGCTTCCAGACCTGCGAACCGTAGATCGGCGCGGCACCTTCGAGCGTGGCGTCTTTGTACGTCTGGCAGGCGGCGCACAACCGGTGGCGCCAGGCCGCGGGCGCGTCGTTGTACACCCAGAAATCACCGAAGCGGCCGCCGAGGCCTTCGCCGCAGGTGCAGCTGCGGATCATTCGGGCAGCATCCTTTCGGACAACATCCTTTCGATCATCGCACACACGCGCTTCTTGAAATCGTCGATCGACTCGCCTTCAAGAAGCGCCACGGCGCGCACGTCGTCGTCCTTGTTGGTATGCAACTTGACGATCACTGACAGCTCTTTGATGTACGTCATTTTCTTCCTAGCTCAGGGGTCCGACGGGCTCAGGGCATCGGCAGGTGCCATTCCTTCAAGAAGCCGCACCAGCGGCATTTCTTGATGGTCACCGTCCCGTCGGTACTGCGTGACCGCAGCATCGCGTTTTTTCGACCGCACTCTGGGCATTGCCGGCGCACTGCAAGGTCTTTCATGCGGCGCGAGATCGCGTGCCGACGCTGCTGTGACATCATCGATACGGTCCTTTGACAACCGGCGGCAGGCGTGCTGGCCCGCAGTACGGCGCGGTCATGCGCGAGATAAAACGCCACGTACCGCACCCCGGGCACTTGGAAGGCCACTCCGTGTCCGGTGCCATAGCCGGCGGTGCACCGCGGCGCACACGTGGCCCATCGTCGATTTCCGGCGCTGGGATACGATCGAAGCGCCAGTCGAACAACTCCATCCAGCGGCTCATGGCTTCGGCTTCTTTTGCCGTGGGCCACGTGGGGCGCGACGCCCCGTAGCTCGACGCACCGGCGGTGCGGGTCTGGCGGAGGCCGCCGCGCCGAGCAGTGCCCCGAGCGCCAGGCCGGGCTGCCTGGCGCCGAGGAATCCGATCGCCTCATCGACGACGGCAGGGCGGTGCTGCAGGGCCTCTTGTATGGTCGCCAGGATCTCTTGTTGCCAGGCGCTGGGCGCGATCGGCGACACGTCGGACTCCCAGCGCGAAATCGTTGCTGAGTGCAGGCCCAGGAGTTGGCCGAATTGATCCTGCCGTAGGCCGAGTGCCCCACGCAGGCGTCGGATCTGCGCTGGCGTCACGGCTTCAGCTCCGTCAATCGCGCGGACATTGCTTCGTAGCAGCGTGTCGTGACTTCGTCGTGCAGCTGCGTCTCGTCGGTGTACACGCGGTGCACCAGGCCGCGGTTGCTCTTGTGCCCGGTGACGACCTCGATCAAGTAGTCCTCGATCTTGGCGCTGCGGCACCACGTCGCGAACGTGTGTCGGAACAAGTGCGGGTGGAAGTGGCTCAGGTGCGCCTTGTCAGCGCGCCGGGCGAGCGCCTTGTAGGCGCCGTTATCGGTGAGGCCTTCGCCGACGACCTCGGTGATGCCGCCCGGGATGAGCTGTGATCGCAGCCCAGGAAAGAGTGGGCCGGCATTGCCGCGCGTGCGCTGCAGCGACTTGCGATAATTCTCGGTGAGCGCCCAGGCGCGGTTGTCGAGCGGCACGCGATACGGCTTGCCGCCTTTTTGCACCACGCTGATCAGGACGAAGTTGTGATGCTGATGGACGCGATCTGTGTGGATGTCCACCAAGGACATCACGCGCATCCCGGTGTACAGCCCGATCACCGCCATGGCGCGGTCGCGCATGTCGATCAGCCGCGGTCCATCGCAGGCGGTCAACAGCGCTTGAGCCTGTGGCGCGTGAAGCGCGAGCGGTCGACTGCGCGCGTCCTCGTCCAGATCCTTGGCGCGGTCAACGGCGACGGTGATGTCGGCGACAACGCCCGGGTACAGCGCCGCAGCACGCCCGAAGACGTATGACAGGCCGCCGGTGATCATATTGTTGGCCGTCGCCACGGCGATGCCGTCAGCCAAGAGCTTGTCGTAGAACGCCTGCGCATTCTCGACGGTCCACGCCGCAGGTGAGTCGCCGGCGAAGTCGATCCACTGGCGCACGGCGTTGCTGTACGCCCGCTTGGTGTTGGGGCGCAGGCTGTTGGCTCGTTTGACGAGCCCGAGGAGATCGATGGTCTTGGCCATGTTATTTGGGCGGCAGCGGCCAGCCGTCTGCTGCGGCAGCAGCAAACGCGGCGCGCAAGTCTAGCATTGCGGCGCGCACAGCGACCTGCGGTGTTTCCGCGGATGTCAGCGTCTGGTTGATCGCGCTCGTCACGCTGTCAGGGACTGTGCGGAGGCAACCGGGCGCGTACGCAGCCGCCTCGAACAGCGCCGCGGCCGTGGCTCCGGTGCCGAGCCGAACGGCAGCCGTACGACAAAGTACCGCGCGTGTGTCCCGCATCTGCACCATTTGTGCGGCGAGGTGGTCTGCGTGTGCGGATTCTTTGACGACGACGATGTACGGCAGGATGATGCCGACGACGCAGGCTACAAGAGCGCTGATATACAGGGTTGCAGTCAACCTGTTTCTGTGCGTTGACAACTTCACGACTGCGCCGCCGTTGCTACCACATCGCCGTCACCGTCATCACGGTGTTGGTACACCAGGCTCAACGGATCCGGGTGATGTTCCAGCTCGGCGCGGAACGTGTGCTCCCAGCGCACGTGGTCACGTCCGTCACGCGTGTCGAGGTTGACGTGCGGCACGGGTTCATGCGGCCGCCGCTGTCGCCAGGCAGCGAGCATCAAATCGTGCATCGACGGCTCGACGATGCGCACGAAGTGCAGGCTCTCCATCGTGATCGGCTCCTCGGTGTTGCCTGTGTTCGCACCGTTTAGCTCTGCGGCAAGGTGCCGCAACCCGAACGCCTCGCACAGCGTCATGTACGTCTGGCGGTGGTCGCGCACCAGCACCGGGGCGGCAAGCTCACGATCACCGAACACACGATCACCGACGCGTGCAACGCGGTTGATCTGGAACAGCTGCAGCTGTTGGTGAATCTGCCGTTGAAGCACAGCTTGACTTACGATCGCCGGGTCGTTCAGCGCGTGGTACAGCGCGAGCATCTCGCGGTGGTCCAGGCTGGACGCGGCGACGCTTTGGATGATGACGTTGGGGAGCGCGCCGGCGCGGTCATCGAGGTACGTCAAGAATCCCTCGTCACTACTCGGTGCGGTGCTGCCACCGTGCATGATCTCCGACCGGACTCCCTTCCCCAGCATCGCCGCGGTCTTTTCGATGCGTGCCGCCACCACGGCCATGGTGGCAGTCAACCCAAGGAGAGACGCCGTCGCTGTCGAGACGCACATGAAGACCATCTCCTGGGTCAAGCCCCAGGGAATGTGGTTGCCGCGGATCTCGTCACGCACTGCGCGGATCGCAGCGAAAATGCGCGCGGTGAAGCCGACTGCTGACAGCCCTACGGACTGCAACAATAGCCGGCCGCGGTCGGTAGCAAGGAAACACCCTTCGGTGTCATCTGCGGCTTCGGGGCGCTCACAGTAAAGCCCCAGGGCGACCAGCGGCACGTCGGTCATCTCATGGTGCACGGCCGCGCCGTGGCCGGGCAGCCGCTCGGCGTGCGTTTTTTTCCCGGGGTCGCCGGCGGCGGCAGCTTCGGGACGATCGGCGCCGTTGGCGGCATCACGGTGTTTTCGGGGCATGGGTTAGGCTCCTTTTTTAGAGCTTTAGGCTTGGAAGACTATCGACGGCGGCGCGAACTTGATCCAGTGCGTGATCCCGCGCGAGAACCGCGGTGATGCGCCTGACGACGTCGACCGGCAGTGACCCGGTGTCAATCAGGCCGCCGTCGATCAGCGTACAACCCGGGACACGAACCGACCCGAGATGATCGGCATTGATGATGACGTCGCCGGACCAATCGCTGTTGTGATGTACGTAGATCACGATCGTGCCATGTTTGATTGTTCGGGTGTGCATTTTTGGGGTCAGGCTCCTTTGTGGTCGCGCGCGGCGCGCCGTTCGTTGTCGATGGGAATGAGGCCCGCGGTATGTTTGTTGATGGCGCGGTAGATCTCCCAGGCGAACGGTGCAAGCCGGTCGTACGGTAGGTTCGCAAGCCAGAAGAGCTGTGGGCGCGTCACGGCGGGTAGCGGATGGTCAAGGATCATCGCCACGTGCGCTGCAATCGCGCGCGGTAGCTTGAGGGTGAACGTGGGCGCCGTTGGATCAAACCGCGGTGGTGCTGTTTGCCGTGCCTGCCGTAGCCGGTTGCCGCCTTCGTCGTACGGCCAGGGGGGTCGTGTGAAATCGCCGCAGTGGTCAAAGTCCGCGTCTCGATGCTCGTCTTCGACGAGGTCGCAGTTGACACATGCTGTCCCGACGTCCCAGCCGGTGACCGGTTCGCCGACGTAGATGTACGGCGACGCCGCTTCGAAGACCCACCGTGTCGGGTCGAGTACAGCACCAGGGTTCATGTCATACACAGCGGCGTCGAGCGCGATCCAGCCGTGCTGGACGATCGGCTTGCCGTAGAACCGGCTGCGGCGGTTCACGCTGCCGGTCCAGTGTCCGTACACCGCCGCGCCCTTGACCAGGCCAGCGTCGACAATCTTGCTGGCGATCTCGTAGCAACGCGCCACCCATGCCGCGGCCGGCTCTTTGAGCGCGGCTTCGCAGGCCGCGAGGGCAGGCAGCGCGGGTGCCTTGGGTTTGGTCGCGCGCGGCATCGGTTATTTCAACCGTTTGTTGAGCACGTCGAGGATCTCCTCGCGGATCTCCAACGTCGCCGTAAATACCGCCGCGTATGTGGCCGCGTCAGCGACGGGGCCCAGCGTCACGGCTCTGACACACTTCATCATCCCGATGGCGTGCACCACGCCTTCGACGTCGTCGGTGCGCATTTCGTTGGCGAGGATGACGGTCAGGGTTTGGACGCGGTCGGTCACTGCGGCACCACGAACAGCTCGCGCACCAGCGATGCCATGTCGTTGAGCCGGCTAGGCTCGTCAGGCATGTAGGCTTCCTCGTGGTCGTCGAGGCAATCGATCTGCGCCATCAGCTTCCGCGGCGGTGCAGGCCGCGTGCGCTGCAGCTCGTTGGTCCACGCGGTGCTGCACTGCGCGACGGTAAAAAACACCTTGGTCGGCAAGTCAGGCGAGGCGACGTAGACGCCCACGAGCTGCCCGTCAACGTGCTGCGTCTCGACAGGCGCCGGTGCCATATCGCACGCCTCACGCCATGCCTGGAACGCGACCCAGGCAGTGCAGACGTCGGCGTCGGTGATGCCGCGGGGCACCGCCGACAGCAGCTGCGCGCCAACGCCAACGCCTGCCCGTTGATGCCGATGCCAGTCATCGTGCGTGTCGACGATGGCGTACATTACATTTGAGGCGTTGCGGTGATCCCAGAGCTTGCGGCCGGCCCACGCAGCGAAGGCTAGTCCGGTGCCGGCGTTCAACATGGTGCAGTCGTGTTGGATCCCAGCGATCCCGAACGAAAGGCCGTACGGCGCGCACGGCTCGCCGAGTGTCAGCTCGTCGCGATGCTTGACGACATAGCGCGGAGCACAGTCCGGTGCTGCGGTCGCTACGTGTTGTTGCGTCGTGAAATCAAGCAGGTCGATCACCGCCCATCGTGCGGTATAGTCGATCGTCGAAAAACCACGGTGCAGGCGCGCGTGATCGCGTTCGGCTGCGGGCATCGCGTTCAATTCACTGGCGAATTTCCGTGCATTCTCCTCGTGGAGGAAGCCGATGGCCCACTCGTTTTCATATTTGCCTTGAACGACCGCGAACCGCACGTCGGGTCGCGCGATGTGCCAGCCCTGCCGGCCAGCGTCACGATACACAACGACGAGGTTGTTGACGACGGCCGCGCCGGCCTGGATGACCGTCTTGCCGTTCACGGCGAGAAATAGGCCGTTAGTGCACGTTGCGCCGCCGGCGTAACACAGCGCGCCGCCGACGATCCCCGTCCGCGTCGCCTCAGATTTCGTGGCATCGTCATGGTAGAAAAAGTAGTCGTTCGACATTGGTTTCCTTTTCAGAGCCGTAGCAGCACGTCACCGTTGGGTTCACATGCCGGACGTTGGTGACACGCCTCGGACAGGCGCCGCAAAACACTGCGGGCGCCGTTTTTGATCTCGCCCGGCCATGGGTCCATGACCGACTTCATCGCGACGAAGTTGTCGAGCGCGTGCGCGCGCACCCAGGCAGCGAAATCGCGCCAGCGCCGGATGATCACCAGGACGACGCGGTGATCGGCGGGGTCGACGATCACCTCTGCGCCAGGGGACACCCCGTTGACGGCGCGCAGCGGCCGCCAGTCGCCACCGTCGCCGGTGACGATCAGCTCGACGACGCGCCGCAAGATGATGTAGCGGTATCCGACGTCGAGGGGCGTCACGAGGCCGGTCGGATCGTCGGCGGTGATCGCTTCGACGGCCGCGCGGGCAGCGGCAACCACGGCCGCTGTGCCTACGTTGCCGTCGGCTGTGCCTTCAGCAAAGTTGGGCATGTCCACGGCCGACGTTGCCGCGGTCGGTGCAGCCGTCGGGACGCCGCCGCTGGGCAGCGTCAACGAAAACGCCCGGATGGTCCGGTCGGTCGGTGTGCCGCGGATCGCCGGCGGTGCCGGCGCCTTCGGAATACCGTCGCTCTGGTCTTCATCGTCGTGGATCATGTGAACATTCCCCCCGGTCTGTTCGATTTTCGTGAGTTGCGCTTACGCTTTGATCGGCGTCAGCTCCTCGTGGTCGTACCAAGCTATGGTTCCGTCGTTGTGCGCGACCTCGTAGATGGCTGCGGTGTCGTCGCCCCTGACGTCGATGTTTCCGGTGGTGACGCCACACACACACCCGGCCGTCGACGCAGCCGCGCGCTGCATTCCCAGCTGTGCTGATCCAGCGGGTCTGCGATGCGGACTTCGGTGCTCACCACGTGGATGCCAGCGCGGCTAGCTGACAGAGCGGGTGTGGCGCCGCCAGCCAGCAACGCCTTCATGTCTTCGAGCTTTTCGAAGCCCAGCCGCTGTACCGCGCCTCGGTGTGGTGGTTGGGTGTCGTGAACGCCGCGCGGTGGTTGTCGCCTGGCTTGGGCAGCTTCTTGGTCACGGCGCACCGCCAGGCAGACCGTACTTATACCGCACCCGACACTCGATGAGGTTCGCCTCGTCGATAATCTTGCGCAGTTCCCCGACGTGGTCGCGGAGCGCGGCTGCGCCGCGGTCATCGCCGTTCATGAAGCGCGTGCCCGCTGCCACCGCAGCGGCGGCGATGGCCTTTTCCAACCCAGCAACGATCCCCATGGCACTGTACAGGTCGTGCGCCTCGCAGCGCGTGTACTCGACCTCAGCTTCGGTCCACGTCGCGCCGCGCGGTTTGATGAGGCGCTTGGGAGCGTCAGCCACGCTTGCCGCCTTTCTTGGTCTTGGCCTTGGCCTTGGCCTTGGCCTTAGGTTTGGCCTTGGCCTTGGGCTTGAGCTTGATCGTCACCGGCGTCGGCGTGTTCGACCAGTACGACGTCGCGCGCAGCAATCCATGGGACTTCACGATGCCGCCGGTGATCAGCCGCTTCATGGGCCGGGTGAGATCTGCGGTGGACGCGTTCAGCACCTTGCCGATCTGTTCGATGCGCTGGCCGGGGTGCTGCACGATGTACTCGGCCAGCCGTGCGGTGAGCGCGTCCAGTTCTTCAGGACTACGGCGCCGAAACTTGTCGGTGGCGCCGCACTTGGCCTTGGGCTCGACCGCAGACGTGCTGCGGCGAGGTGCAAGGCCGTAGCGCCGGCGGTCGAGGACGGCGGCGCGGTCACGGTCCTGGGCATCCTTGAGAACGTCTGCAGGCTGTAGCTGGAAGCCAGCGACAAGGTCGCGGATGCGCGCGCCGTAGTGCCGCTGCTGGATCGCGGCGATCTCGTCGGCGAACCGCCCCGCGGCGGCAGTGATGTCAGCTTTCAATTGGTCCATGTCCGTTTTTCTTTCAGCGAGGCCAGGCAGGGTTGGGGGTCGTTTTGCCGTCACGCTTTACCGGCGGCAGTCCACGCAGCGCGCGGTTGAGGCGCTTCAAAGGCGCCGGGTGTCCACCCCACGACAAGTAATCCATCAGCGCGGTGACGCCCTTTTCGAGCTTGTCGGGATCCGCCGTATAGACGGAACAACAAACCGGGTAGAGCACGCTGGAGAGACGCCATGAGTTGATGAGCCCTCCGACGTCACCCCAGCACTTGGGCAGCCACGCGGGGTAGACACCCAACAGGCCGTCGGTTGGCGCGGCGTACCGTGGTATGCCGCAAAACTCGACGGCGAAATCACCGAACATCCAGCGTGCGACGCGCGGCACCGCGGCGCCCGGGTGCCAATCGAGCTGAACGATAGGGCGGTTGTGCATCTTCAACAACCACGCCGTGTGTGCGTCGGTGACGCTCGGACTGGTACCGATGGCGCTCATCCTCGGCACCCGATCTTGCCGCAGGGCGGCCCGTCGCCGCCGCGGCTGCAGCTGTCGGGATAGCGATCTTGCGTGTCGGGGTGGGCCGTGAGGCGAGGTAGCGGCTCTGGGATAATCACCGTGGGAAACTGAAACGGCGGCGGCAACATCGGCTGAAACTGGAATTGAAACGGCCGCTCGCGTGCCGCTGGCGGTATGAACGGGATTGTCGGGCGGCGGTTCATTGAGGCGGCCTTTCCGCTGGCAAGCCGTCACAGCGCCACTCGCAGCTCTTCGACGGCGTGCAGATCGTCATGTTGTTGCTGGTGGTGCAGGTGACGATCGTGCGGCAGTCGTACTCGACGACGGTGCCGCCGTCGTCGCGGCACCGATTCTTGGCTCGACCGTCGCGAATGCTGAGGCCGATCACAAGCACGATGACCGCGACGAACAACGCCCCGACGATCACCGTAAAGATCGTGATGCCGCGCAGCGACGTCACTGCGTCCGCCCCCGGCGCGCGGCCTCGGCCGTACGACAGTACCTCACCCATTCCACGGCGGTCATCGTCTCCCCGCTGCGGATCGGCTCCGGCACGCGGTTGTTGAGGAAGTGCTTGATCCACGCACGCGCTTCGGCGTGCTTCCGGTAGCACTCGCTGGTGTCATGCTCGTAGATCTTGACCTCGTCGGGATCGCGCACCATATCGTTGGGGCGGCGCCACCAGACGGTCAGCTTCACGCCACGGCGCCCGCGGCCGGGAACACGGATCTTACCGTGGTGAATGTCCGTGTTCGACTTCGCCGACTCGGCGACCGCGCGGAACATCCGCAGACCGTTGAGCCACGCGGCCAGGTCGTGGTGTGTCTTCGTCGGCGGGATGCTGGTCGGCATCACCCGGGCCCCGACGAATCGTTGCAGGCTGCTGACACTCCAGCGGTCGATTTGATCCGTGTGGTGCGTTCCGTCGACCGCGCATCGGATCAGGTCGAGCGCACACGCGGCGCAAATCCAGCTGCGTCCCCAGCGCGGCGCCGTTCGGTAGTCGCCGCCGTGTAGCTGGCTGCACAGCTGCGTGTCGGCGCGGCGGCGTTCGCATTGCTTGCAGACGAGGTTGGTCATGGCGCCGGCCTTGAGGACTTGGGAATCCGCGGGCATCGCGGGTCGGAATGAACACGGCCACGCTCGCCGAAGCACTGGCAATCCGCGTCGACGACGCGGCCACCGTCAGACCACAGATGGACGATCACCCGCACGCCGTTCTTGCTCTGGTCGAGCTTGACCGCTGGCGCAGTTTGTAGCTTGCGGATGGCTCCGGCAACGTGCAGCGGTGTGATCGCTGCATCCGACGTCTTCTTGCGCAGCCCACGCCGGTACGTGTCGTCGCTGACGCCGCTGGTCTGCGGTGGCCGGAGGTAGTGTTTGGCGCCGTCTGGCGCCCACAGCGTGACGGTGCCGCGCGCGCTGCAACGCCATAACCAGGTGCGGTCGTCGACCGTGATCCGGCGGCTGTGCTTTGGTTTGTTGCTCATCGCTCGACGATCCAGTTGGGGTCTTCCAGAGTGCTGACGATGAGGACGATGTAGTAACCGTGGACCTGCGTGTCGTCGGGGCGCGCGGCCTTACCGCCGACGTCAACCAGCGGCTGACACCACAGCTGTAAGACGACGACGCCCTGGCACCGGCTATCGACCTCGGCGGTCAACAGCTTCATGCCGATCGGTACGACGCGTGTGATTGCATCCGGCAGACCGCGCACGCGGAGCCTCGCGCCGATCTTTCGCCGCAGGTCTTTGTAGTAGCACCAGGCCATCAGGGCACCGTGTCCGCGTAAGGTCGGATCGCGCACACGGCGTCCAGCTCGTCGATATACAGCACCGTCGTCACACCCGATCTGATGCCGACGCGGCGGTCGATCATCGCACGATCACGGCGCATCTCGTTGATATTCAGCTCACCGAATGCGTCGCGCCACACCCGGTAAGTCGTCTTGTAGAAACCGTCGTCATCAACAACGATTTCATGCGTACCACGTCGCTGACCGAGCGGCGGGCGCACGCGCGGGTCCAGCAACGCCCGCAGCACGGTCAACGGCTGTGCATCACTGCGCGCACGAGCGGCGGCGGGGATGTAAGGCGGTGCGCTCACGGCTTGTCACGCAGCACCGCGACCAACGCGGTGATCATCTTCGTCAGCGTATCGACGCTGCCCGGCCTGCCGCTGTAAATGTCTCGGATCTCCAGCTTTGCGCTGGCGCCGTATCCGCCGATCTTCAGCGTCATGCCGTCCGAGAGCGTGAAACCGAAGTTGCCGTAACCGTAGCCCTTGCGGGCGACCTTCACGCCGAGCGGTTCGACGGCGTTGGCGAGCGCGTGCAGCGCCGCGCCGGTTTTGGCGTGGCACCGATCCAGCCCGTGGTTGCCGTTGCGGACATCGAACGTGAGCACCTGCATCTGGCACTTCGGGCAGATTTCGAGGCCTTCGCCGGAATCCATGCGGCTCATGGCGCTGCGTCTTTTCCGGCGCCGCGGCGACGGGCGCGCTTGTGGTTTCGTCGGTCTCGGTCGCCGAATAGGCCGGCGCCATAACGTAGGCCCCACGCGTGTTTGATCATGGCCGTCACTACGCTGCGCGCGGTCACACCGCGCAACGGCCTGCGGCAATGGTCACAAGCGGTCGGGTCCTCAGTGGTGCAGCTCGTGCAGATCATCGCGCGGCAGTACCAACAGTGCGCGCCAGGTTCCTGCCCGCAGCCACGGCAGGTCCACCGTCGCGATTGCGGGCGGCCGCGGCCTTGATGCCAGCCGGGCCCGCTCACGGCACCAACCTTAGCTTAGGTGCGCGCTCACCCAACGTCAGCTTGATGCCGCGCTTGACGCTTTCCTCACGCAGCCCCTGCCGCGCGGCCGCTTCACTGTCGGCGGTGACCCAACCCCAGATCCGGCCGCCGTTGCGCCGGACGATCCAGCGAAACTGCGGCTGGTCGGTGATCGGCGCGCCGATCTGATTGGTGACGACGGCGGGCATTTCAGTCCGCCTCTCCATCACCACCATATTCATCGTCGTTCAGCTCGCAGACCCACGCGTCGGCTTTTTCATGGATCACGCGCACCAGCTCACCGACGTTTTCCGGTGGCGGGCCGCCGATGACACCGGCCGGCGGCGCCTCACCGTCAAGCCATGCGAGCCACAGGCGCAGCTTGGCGCGGACCGCAGCGTTGGTGATCACCGTTTGAGGCGCGGTGCGCACGGCGTCGGGGAGCGGCGTGGGCTTGGGTTCGGACGCCTGCGGCGCGCACGTCGGGCACGTGCAACCCGCCGGACCGGCGCCGGCATCGTACCTCACGCAACGCCAGGTCCTTGACCGCGGCATCGGACAGTCCAGGTCCGTCAGCTTGGTGACGCCGGCATCACGCAGCACCTTGCGCCGGTCCGTGTCGGCGGCAGTCTTGCGGTTGCGCTGCGCCGCGGCCACCGCAACCTGCACCACAGCGTAGGCGACGCGCAGCCGCTGACCGTGCTTCGAGGCATCAGCCGGCCACGGCCCGAGGTGCAAATCGATGAACGGCTTGGTGCCATCGATGGCGCGGTCAGCTGAGTCAGCGTAGACGTACCAGCGACGCGGTTCATTCGTTCCGACGGCTTGCGCCTTCACGACGCGGCAAGCGGTGACGCGGACCCTATGGGTGCCGGCGTCGAGCATGTTGGCCTTGCCTGCTTTCTTACCCACGGCGCACCGCCAGCGACTCGATGATGGTGTCCATGCCGTAGAGATCCACGCCGTAGGCACGCCGCACGATGCGCGCGCGCGCGGACTGCTTCCGGTAGTCGGACGGGTTGCGGGTGTCCTTGACTGGCGCCGTGTTGTACTCGTCGGGGGTGAGCTGCACGTCGATCGTCCTCCAGCCGGCGGCATAGTACGAGATCCGATAGTCCCGGACCTGATTCGGTTCGGTCGGGGTGCGATTCGAACACGGACAGCACCGTGGGCAGCGGCCGGTGCAGCTTTCGGATCGCTGCGCGCCGAGCGTGCGCACGGTCTTGTTTGAGGGAATGGCCATGGTATCCTGCATTTCGCACCCGAGAAAACCCCGCCGCCACCAGTGACTCTTATAGTATACTAAATCTTAGTCCTGACATGTGACCATGTCAAGAGCTGATCCGGCATGTGACCATGTCAAGAGCTGATCCGGAATCCTGCGCAGGATCTCTCCGACAACGGCGGACGGCGGCCGGCTGCGGCCACCGCTGCAGCGAAGCTGAACCACGACGTTGCACGTTTGGTCAGCGTCAACGTCTGTATAGTGTACGGACAGGATCCCGTGGGCCGCGAACGCGTTGATCTTCAGCGCCACGAGGCGTGGCGCGAACGCCAACTCCGCCGGCGCGCAGGCAACGGCGTCCCACACGAAGCGCTGCACCGCGAACGGCTGCAGCGCCTCGTGCCAGGCAATCAGAAGCTCGTCGGAGGTCATGTCGCCCACGGGATCCGGTAGGCATCGCCAGCTTCACGGTCCGCCGTGGACAGCAGCAGGCGCGTACCTAGTACGTGCCGCGGGTAGTTCGACACAGCGCCGTGGCCGATGTGCGAGACTTCACGGCCAAGCTCGCCGGCGCCCAGCTGCGCGGCGCGCGCGCTGGCTTTACGCAGCTGCGCGGCGCGACACGTGAACGTTGCTGCAGCAATAGCGTACTTGCCGGCGCTCAGCCGTGCGATCAACCACGTACCGCGGCCGCGGCCGAGACAGTGCGTGAACGTAGCTTCCCACGCAGCGCCGCGAGGCCACAATCGTTTGCGCTCGGGTGAATGCTCAGGTTCACCGTCGAGCGGCCGCCAACCGGTCAGCTGCGCTGTAGCCGCCCACGGAACCGCTACGCGCACGATCATGTTGCTCGGCGCACTGCTAAAGACCGACACCTTCACGCCGCCTGTTTGTTGCCACAAAACGACGGCGCGGCCGCGCATGGCCTCGCCGTTGAGCGCATGGCGCGGGTGTGCTTCCGGCGTCCACGTGAACTTCAGCAGCTCGACGTCAAGCTGTGCGAGCGCCACGTGCCACGCCTCAAGCGTCGCCAGGTCTACTCGTTTTGCCACCGCCACACCGTCTCCAGCTTACCCCACGTCGTCGGGTGCTCGCCCTTGATGGCCCGCAGCGCGCGCGCCAGGTAGCGCTCGGGCAGGCTGCCGGGTGTGTAGTGGCGCGAAATGGGCGCAGCCTCGAACCCGTCGAACGACACCTTGCGGCCGTCGACGGACAACCAGAGCCGGCAGCACGCCGGGAACAGCTTGGACGTCGGCTTGACGCCGTAGATGACGAAGCGGCGTTCAAGTTTCTTGGGCGACTTGAGTTTGGGCATGTTCTTCACGTTGCGAGGTACCATGCGCGCTCTTCGGCATTGAGCGGTGCGTCTACCGCCTCGAATCGCGACCCTACCCAGCGCCAGGCGTACCCCGTCGGACTTTCAGCGACAGCGGCAAGGACGGCCGCCGGTGGAATCGCTGCCGGCACGTCGTACCCGCGCGCGGTGAGCGCCGCGGCCGTCTCACCGATAGGCATCGGTTCACCGCGCGTTTCGGCTTGCTGCGCGATAGGGTTGGCCGGCACGTGCCATTTTTGGGGTGTCGTCATTTTGGGCTTTCGTCGTGCTGTCGCCAGGCAGCCAGGATCGTGTCTTCCTGCTGCAGGTCGGCGGAAGTTGTGCGAGGTTTGGCGCAGCGATGCCGACTGGTGTAATCGTTGCCGGCGCTGTAGACAATCTGCGTGCCCTCGCCGCGGACGTAGGCATCAACATTCGTCAGTAAGTCCGCAAGGAATGGCCCAGGGTTGAAGTACATACCGGCGCTACCTGTGTTGCGTCCCAGACGAATTTTTCGAGGGCGGCGTTGGCCTGCGAAACGAAAGTCTCGTGCCATTCAACGAGCAGTGAATCAGCCGCGGCCGAAAGCGTCATGGCACTTGAAACAGCTGCAGCGCGCGCTCGACGTCGCGCAGGTTGACGTTGCGGCCAGCTTCATCCGGCGGTGCGCCCGCAGCGATGAGCGATCGGATCTCAGACTTGACGCTGCGCACGCGCGCGAAGGCCTGTTGCAGCAGCGTGCCGGCGTCTCCCTCAGCCAGCGCTTCGATGTTCTTGGCGCGCAGCAGCGCCGGCTTCAGCGCGTTTCGAATGACCCGGCCGTCAGCCTGCTGGTCGTCGATGTCACCCGCTTGGAGCGCCGCGTACACGTCGGTCAGCGCGGCCGTCACCGTGCGGCAGCACTCCATCACGAAGTGCGGGTCATCGATGTCGAGCGCTGGCGTCAAGACGCCGACGCTGCCATGGTGTCGGCTGCCCATCGCCACCGCGGCGGCGTTGAGTGCTTCAACGCGCCCACGCAGCTGCGCGATTTCCTGGTGAAGCTCGGCGGCGTTGTGCTCCGGCAGGAAATGGCCGAACGTCATCTTGACGCACAGACGCCGCATGACGGTGTCGTCGACGTTCTTGATGACCGCGTCGATCTCGCGCACCAGCGCCTCGTTGTCGATGGTCTTGACGACGCGGGACTCGACGCGGCGGCTGTGCCGCACCTGCGTCCGGTCGGTGATGACCTCCGTGCGGTAGGTGACACCGCCCCGCGCACCGGAAAGGTTGAGCACAGCGCGGCCGGGGGCGATCTGGATCGCTTGCTGACGTGGGCGGAGTTTGGGGGTCATGGGTTTTTCGGCGGTGAATGCTGCCCGAGCCAAGGCATCGCTGCTTTCACGTCGAGCGCCGCCACGTCACCGGTCAGCCCTTCGGCGCTGAGCCATTCACGCAGCAGCACGGCAACTTGTTCAGAGGTATCCGTCAAGCTCCGGCATCGGGCGTACAGCTCGCCTGCGATCGACGGCGGCTCGCCTACGGTCGACGGCGGCGTTTTTACTTCGTAGGGTAGACAAAGCCTCGCAATTCCGTGGGCACACAACGACCGAGTCAGCGCGTGCCATTGTGGCCGTTCGCCGGTGAACGGTACGACGACCTGTGCGCACCCGGTGACGATGTTATCGCGACGGTGCTTGTCGCAGTATGCGTGTGGGTCGGCCCACGCGATCTGCACCTCGCAACCGGGCGCGTCGCAGTCGTGATGACTCTTGCCCATTTTATACCCTCCCCGGCACTTCGATCGGCACCACGCGCCAGCCGCCTGGCATCACGGCTTGCCGGCCCTCCGGCGTCAGCGCGATGATGCCCCGCGCGCAGTTGCGCGGCCTGTTCGGCCACAGCTCACAAGGATACCCGTCGGTAAAATGCGTGATGGCCGCGAACTTGGCGCGAGTCTCTGCCACGGCAGCGTACGCCGGCGTGAACGCCGTCCCACCGCGGCCCTTGATGTGCTTGACGATGGCGCCGACGCCACTTCCAGGCTTGATCCACGCCGTGCTTTGGACTACGTGATCATGCACCACAAGGAAGGCTTCAACGCCGGCCGCCATGACGGCAGCGTACGCTTCGGCCACGCACACAGACACTTCGTCGTCGGACATCGAACCGCTGGCATCGATGACGATAGCCAGCTTGACCACGTTGGTCCGCGCGCCCGGCAAGTTGACGTTCGACGGCGACCGTCGCGAGCGCCGCGCCCATGTCGTGACGTCGCGCCCCGCTTGACTCACTGCCGTCGAAGCCAGCTGACGGACGAGCGCGGCCCAACGCACGCGGCTCGGTGGAACGGTCAAGAGCGGTACTAGCGCGCGCGTGCCGTCCGATGCACCGCGCACGAGCGTTTCAACGGTGTGCTTGAGGTCGCGCCACTGACTCGGCGACACGCCGTCGCCCGCATCAGCATCGGCATCGATGACACCGCAACCGCTGCCGGGACCCGGACCGGCGATGATCTTGACGTGGCTCGCCATCAACAGCTCGTAGACCTCTTCGACGGTCAAGTTGGGTGCGATGTCGGGTGTGTGCACAGCACGATTGAGCACGCCGGCCGGTGCTGACGTGCGCAGGTTCAAGGCGTTGATGGCGTCATTGATGACGAGGTCGGCAGCGATGTTCCAGATCTCGGAGTGCCGCGATCCACGACGATGGTGATGTCCAAGCAGCAGGTGCAGGCATTCGTGCAGGATCGTGAATCGAATTTCCTCGTCGGACTGTTTGGTGCTCCACTGCGGGTCGATGAACATGCGCCCGTGGCTGTCGACAGCCGCCGTCTTGTCTGGCAACCGATCGGTCTCGATAATTTTGAGCGCCGCGATTGCCGGCGCAAGGTACGGTGAGATCCAGCACAAGTTGTGCTTCAGCTGCGTCAAGCGTGGGATGACAGACGGCGGCATCAGCTGGCCTTTTTGACCTGTGACGCGGGCAAGCCGCCGAGCTGCCGCACGGTATCGAGCATGATTCGTTGCCCACGTGCCAACCAAGGTGACGCAGCAGGCGCGTAGATGTTCGACGTGATGCCCTTGGCCACAGCAGCGACGATCTCGGAGGGCAACCGCTCGATGTACACCCAGGCCGCCCAGCTATCGATGCGGGACGCCTCGATCACCAGCGGGATGGCCGCGAAGGTGACGTCGCGGCCAATCTGCTTGCGGCCACCCTGGCCGTCGTCGATCATCTTGGTCTCGTCGGGCACCAAGGCGGTGTCCGGGGACTTGATCACGTCGTCGACCGACGGCAAGTGCTCACGTGCCTTGAGGATCGACAGGAACGCGAACGCGCGCGCAGCGCCGAGAGTGCCGACCGCAATCGCCTGTACGATGGAATCGTCGCCGCTCATGCTGGGCAACGTCGAGATGACGTCACAGCAAATCTCCCAGGCGCGGGGGCTGGCGAAGGATTCTCCGTCGCTGATCGCCGCCGGCGGCGGATCGAAACACAGCAAATCGGGGCGCTGCGTGAAGATCACCCCTGCCGTCGCCATGAGCTGCTGCCGGCGAGCCTGCCACACAGCGTCCGACGGCAGCTCGACCATGGTGTCAAGGCGCGCCGCGGGGGCGGCACAGAAGTAATCGCTGATCTCGGTCACCGTCGGCTGACAGTTGATGATGATCACACGATTGATCAGCGTCGCCGTCAGCTGGATGCCGCCAGGCGCTTGATCAGGCCTGTTGGCGAGGCACACGATGCGTGTGTCCTTGTGCAGCGGATTCTCGCCGGCGTACCGTTCGAGCACCAGGCGCATGGCCGGACCCTGGACGGCCTGCGTGCAGGTGGTCAACTCGTCGAGGATGAGCAAGCCTGGACGTTGCTCGGCCTGACGCAGCGTGCCGAACAGCTGGAGGCGGACTTCGCCGTCGGGGAACGTCACGGGGTACCCGCCGATGTCTACGGCGTCGCGGTTCGACAGTACGCAGTCGATGGCCGGGTACATCGGATCGTCCGGGCTTGTGGTGTTGTACCCGAGGTGCCGCGCAACGACCGGTGTGACGGCGCGCGCGAGCGTCGTCTTGGCGATGCCCGGCGGACCAAACACCAGCGCGACGCGGCCTGCGCGTGCACACGCGGCGATGGCGACCCCCGTTTGGTGCAGATTCAAGTAGATGCTGTCGATGGATGCCGTGGTCATTGTTTTCTCGTTTGCGAAACTGGTTGTAGATCGTCCGGCGGCAGCCCGCAAGGGGGATCGTGTGCGAGATCAGATTTCGGGGGTGCCGCTGAGGCCGCGCTTGATGGCGTCCGTCAGGGCTTTGACAACGGCGTCCGCGGCGCCAGGCCCGATGATGGTGGCAAGATCCAGTGCGTCGCGCGACGCACGCGTTTGTCCCGGCCCGTGGAAAGCTACGGTGACTTCGTAGATGAACCCATTTTTGTCGACGACGAATGACCGAGGAAATGGTGTCGTCGGCGATTCCGGCACGTCGCCGTTGCGCGTGCCTGACAACTGCAGCAGCGCGATCCGCTCATGCAACAGCGTGGGTTTGATCAAAACGATGTCATGTTCCAGTGCCACCACGGCGAGCCCTGGTTGGGCCGCTTCGATGGCCGCACGAATGCGATCGGCCTCGATCTGATTGCGTAGTCCGGCAGCGACGTTGCGCGCCTGCGTTCGCTTGCGCAGCTCATCGGCTAGTTGGCCCAGCTCGGTGATGCGCGGGTCGGGGGTGCTGTCTTCGCTCACGACACGTCCTCACCTTCGGCGTCGTCATCATCGAAGACGTCTTCCGTCTTGCAGGTCGGGCAAACGGCGCCGTGGATGCGCATCTGGTCGTCCGCGAGCGTGCGCGTGCAGTCGACGGTCGCGCAGAACCCTGACATCGGCTTCAGGTGCTCCATTTTTTCGAGCAGGCTGCTCCGTGCGTAGGCTTCGGGCGCAGCCAGCATCAACCGCCGCTTGAGAATGAGCAGCTCGTTGATGAGGATTGTGACCGGGGCGTCAAGCTGCGCGAAGCGCGCGAGGCGCGCGATGCTTAGCTTGGCGCTGTGCAGCCCGTGCTCGTGCATGGTGCGGCCGGCGGCGTTTTTGGTCAGGTCAGGGGCAGGGTCAGACATTTTACGAGTTCCTTCAGAAAGGGTAACAGGCGGGTCCGACGTCGGGGGCGTCCTCGTCGTTGGCTTCGCGCGCAAGGTCAACGCCACCGTTTTCAGCATCGACGGTGATGCGCGCACCCGCTGCGAAGCGCCGCAACGCGTCAGGCACGAGCAACATCGGCAAGGCGCAGTCACGCCCGACGTTGGCCAGGTGCGACGCTGCACCGCCGGCTTCCGTGAGCACCGCTGCGGCGTCCTTGATCGCTGCGAGGTATGCGGGGCGCAGGTCTGGCAGGACGACGATCGAGCCGATCGGTGACGGCGTGTTCAGCTTGCCGTGAACGACGCGGCTGGTGATGCTGCAATGCCCCGGCGACAAAATCAAGATGCCATCGTTGATGCGCTGCCCTAGCTCTTCGAGCATCTCGGACATCAGGCTGATAGCCGCGTCGTACGACGGGTGCTGGAGGTACCCGTCATCGAGCGCATCGAACAACCCGCCGCCGATCATCCAGTCGGAGTGATCAGAGCTGTCATTCTGTAGCTTCATGCCCCACGGGCAGACGTTGTTCCACGTCGGGGCCCCGAGATGCCGCAGGCGGGGGTAGCGCTCGACCACCCAGCGAACAAACGGTGTGCGCGGGATCATGGCTTCGCCGGCGGGGTGCTTGCCGGTCGCGGGCCACGTCAGCTTGATCAGGTCGCCCTTGGCTTGTTCGAGGATGGCGCTGCGCCATGCAGCGCGCCGTTCAGCTTTGCGGCGATCTTGTTCGGCGTACTCGGCGTCACGCCGTGCGTCACGCTGCGCTGGCGTTCCCCACGCCGCCGCCAGCTCTTCAGCCTCGACGGCAGCGTCCCGTGCCTCATCGGTTACCGGCTCCGAAAACGAGTACCACAAGCTGTGCGACCGTTCTTCCAACGTCCGGCCCACTGCGCGCCAGGCTTCCACCGCTACCGCCGGGCTCAACGTGGGCTGCATCCAGTGTGGCAACTCGCCGCATGGCTCGAAGATGATGTCGGGGGTTTCGTCCGGGACGATTTCCTTGGGTCGGGCGTAGTGCCATGGCCGGTTGATGTACCCGCCGAATTTGCCGCTGGACGGCGGGCGCACGACCCTGCCGTGGTCATTTTTCATGTCGTTGGGCCCGCAGTCCGTGACGTGCGCGATCGGGCGGTACCACAGGCCGTTGATCCTGATACGGCCGGCGTACAGCCACGCCAGCGCGTTCTCGTGCGCCTCGCGCACCACTGCGGTCTCAATCTCCGGCGTCATCCCCGACGACGAGTCGCCGGTCAGCCGCGTCTTGCCTTGCAAGATCTCGATGGCCACGCGCTCGGCACCTTCGTCACCCATGATGCACGAGGCGATGCGCCAGGCATGGCCCGGGTCGTCTTCGAGCAGCCGTTCACGTGCCATGCGCGTGAAGTCCGCACCGTAGACGACGAAACACATGGTCTCCGTTTTCATCAACCGACCTCCGGCGCGTCGGCGTCATCGAAAGGCGAGTCACAGTTGCCGCAGCGACCGTTGATCAGCGCATCGCCGTGCTCGGGGCAATGGGTGTACACGGCGGGACGCGTGTGGACAGCACCATGAACGGGGTGATTGCACCGCGGAGCTGCACCCAGCTCCGTTGCCCACACCGCACTGAAGTCATCGTGTGACGCGGCAACGCGCGGCACTGGCGCCGGCACGCCACCGATCGGGCGATCTCCGTTCTGCGGGAAGCCCGAATACGGCGAGGTCAGCGCCATGTCGTACTTCTTGCGGTAGCACGTCGGGCCGGTCAGGTCAGCCGGCAGTCCCGGCATGTAGCCGATGCGGCTGCAGTTGTGGTGACACTTGGCGCCGTCGTGCGGACAACGGACGTCGTCAGGCTTGATCATGGCGTCCAGCACCGGCGTGGGCACACGCCACGGCAGCATTTCCGACGCCTTGGCGGCCTCACGCACGGCACGTACCGTCGCGGCCTCCGCCGCTGCCGTCGACTGCGTGACAACGCGGGCGCCCGGCGGCGCTGCCACAACGTCGATCACCGGCGCGCCGTCGGCGTCATCACGGTAGACGTGGATCACGACGTCCGCGGCCTCTTGACCGTCGCCGGCGTGGAAGTGTACAAAGACGCGGCGGTAGGTTTCCCCCCGCTTGGCCTCTCCAGCTCGCGCCTCGGGTGCGCCGGGCAGGGCGGTGTTGCATTTCACGATCGGGGCTCGGTTGGTCATGGGGCGAGGTCTTTCTTGGTCGCGCCGAGGGTCTCGGGTTCCGGCTCGGCCAAGGCATCGTCGACAGCGTTGCGGAACGGAATCCCGAGCCGGCAGCCCACGCACACGTTGCCGCAGTACGCGGGCGCGGTGCACCCACGAACGCTGCACCTCACAACAGCACCGGGTCGATCCAGACCACGCGGGTCTTTCCGCTGTGCCCGTGCACGATCTCAACGGCCTTGATCGATGCCCACATCGACACGGTTTGGTAGGGCGACAACCAGGTCAGCGCGCACATGCCGCTGCTGAATTCGCAGCCCTCGGCGACGATTCCGACGCCGGACGTGCCGGTCTCGTCCACGTCGCGGACGAGCCGGAAGCGGCGCATCCGCATGGTAACGGCGGCGGTCGGTGCAGCAACGATGAGCTTCAACGGTTTGCACCTACCGCAGCCGCCGTGTACTTCGCGCGCGATGCCGCAGTTGCGGCAGAACCAATAGCTGCGCTCGGTGTCGAAGACGAAGAGGTCAGCGGTCACCGGTCCTCCGGCGGCGCGATGTACAGCGCCCGCGTCACGGCGCGGCGGTTCTGGTTGGCATCGATCTGCAGCTGTTCCTTGCGGCGCAACCGCACGCCCGCTGTCGTGATGAAGCCGAGCAGCCGGCGGTTGATGCCATCCAACTCTTGCAGCGTCGGCTCGACCTTGGCCAGCTTGGCCTTGAGGCTGGCGATGGTCGCGCGGTGGTTGAGGCTGTCGCGGCTGAGTTGGACGATCTGGCCGTGCAGGTCGTCGATGAGACCGTTGGCGTCGGTCAATGCCGTGCCCGCGTCGGTCAGCGCCACCTGCAGCAGCCGCGCGGCGGCGGCGATCACGTCGCGCTCGGCGGTGATCGGCGCAGTCGCCGCGGCAACGGCGTCAGCGACGCGGCGGTCCGCTTCGGCGCCCGCCTGTGCCAGCTTGGTCTCCAGGTCGCGGATCTCCCCGGCGAAGTCGTGATAGCGCCGGCGCATCTTGTTGGTCATGGTCATGGTCTACTCCTGCCGCTCGGCGTCGAGGTGCCGACGCACGGCCGCCGTGATCCGTTCGCCACCATGGTGATAGCGGCTCGCGGGGCCGTGCTGGTCGAGGGCGGCATCGATCGCCTCGTCCAGCGCCTTGCTGATGTCGGCGTCTGTCGGGGTGTCCGTGTCGAGGTACGTGGCGACGTCCTCGGCGGTGATGTCGATGTCGATCGGCGAAAACTGGATGGTGAGCTTCATGGGGTTAGTCCTTGGGTGGGGCACAGGCGCGCGCATAGGCGCGCGCATGGGTCTTACCGTAGCCGCCGCACCGTGTGTCAACGGGTTGCAGTGGGGCGTAGTTACGAATGTACGCGGCGTACGCGGCGTAGGTGTTGTCGCGCGCTGCTGACGTCGATGCGGTGATCGCAGCGTGCCGCGCCCACGCAACGCCAAGCGCCATGTCGATCGCGTGCAAGATCATACATCGCCGGGCGACCACGCCGGTTCGTGCTTGTTGATCTCGGTGAGCAGCTCATCGTGCGTTTCGGCCCACGCAATGAAACCGTCGGCGTCCGTGCGCACGCCGTCGATGTAGCTGAGTGCACGCTTGAGCATGGCGATCAGGTGCTCGACCTGGCGCGCCGATTTCTGACAGCCGCGGCAGCTCATCGCCCCACCGCCCGCGCCGGGATGATGCCCAGCGCGCGCAGCACGGTGATTTGCCCGGTGCGCGCCAGCCAGCCGTCAACCGCCGCCACGACCTGCGCGTCCAGATCGACGACGGTGACGTCGAGGTCGAACAGGTCGGCGTTGCAACCGAGCGCCTCGGTGGCTGCAGCGACGAAGATCTCACGCCACGGCCGCTCGTGCGCCACGTAGACCGGCGCAGCCAGGTGCGCCATTTCGTGCAGCGCCGTACCGAGGTCTTCGGCCAGGTCGCCGATGGCGTAGATGATGGCAGTTTTCTGGCGCGCCTGCGCCGTGCCCAGACGTCGGACGTGCTTCGGTTGCGGCTTGACGGTGATCTCCACGTTGAGCGGCGCGCGCCATGCCGCGAGCGACCGCCAGGTCTCCGCCCAGCTCTTGATGACGTCGAGGGGGGTCACGAGGTAACCTCGGTGGTTTCGATCGGCGCTTCGCCGGTGATCTCCAGCGTCACCAGCCGCGGGTGCTGCTGCAGACGGTCGTCGAGCTTGTTGGTGCCGTCATGGTTGACGCTGGTGTACCGTTGCTTGCCCGTACCCCACGTGCTGTACACGTAGCGGAGGATGATCCGCTTGCCGAACATCACCGGGTTGTTGGTCTTGTAGTCCCACGACAGCGACTTGAAGACAGCGACGACGCCGCGCTCGAACATGTCGCCGCGCACGGCGTACAACTCCTGGAACGTCGCCTCGACGTTGCTGAAGGTCAGCTCCGGGACGTTTTGCTTGTCGATGTTCTCATCCCAGGCTGCGCGCGCCGCGGCATCCATGAACGTCCGCAGGCCGGACAGGTCGAGGAGACGCGCCCAACACGCGGCGTCAATCGCCTTGATGTACGGCGTGAAACCGTCCTCGCTAGCGAAGTCACGCTGTGCGGGGTACGTGTTCAACGCGAGGCGAAACCAGGACGACGAGGTTGTCGTTGCCGGCATCGTGTCAGCGATGTCGCTGATCTCCAGCAACAACCGGCGCACCTCGTGCGCCCGCTCGATCATCGCGTCACGCTGCGCCAGGAAGTTGTCGATGCTGAGGCTCGGGACGAGATCGGTGATGGTCACGGCGTGAGGTCTTTCACCGTCGCTGTCACCAGCGCCGTGGTCACCTGGGTGAGCTGCAGCTGCGCCAGCCGATACTGCGGATACTCGGCTTCGGTGCGAATGAACGCCGTGACGAGCGGCATCGCAGCGAACGCCTTGTCTTTGTCCAGAAAGCCGTGGATGCCGTGACGCTGCCAGGCTTCACCGCTGGCTGTGTGTTCAGTCCACGCCTTGGGGTGCAACGGTCTGTTGTGCCCGTTCCCGGTGGGCGGCAGTGCAATGCACGACCAGTGATCGCCGATCTGACGCTGCCACTGGTAGATGATGACCGCGGCGTCTTGGCGTAGGAGTTTGGTCACAACTTGTCCTTGCTCGCCAGCCCCGTGGCGCGCTCCGCCTGCAGCGCGGCGCGCAGCAGCCGCACCTCTTCCCGCGCCTCGTTCTCGGCGCGGATGGCGTCCGACCGTTGATCGAAGAGCTTGTGCAGATCTTCGAGGCTGCCGTATAGCGCTTCAGCTTCCTCGACGCGTTTGCGCGATGTCGCAAGCTGCGGCGCGTGCGGGTAGTAGGTTCCGCATATCTCCTCGACGCCCGCCAACTGCGCGCGCAGCCGGTTCAGCTCGACGTGCACGAGCGCGCGCAGCATGATCATGCCGTCGGTTGTGAGGCTGGTTGCTTCGGCTCGGCCTGGTTTGACCGGCGGCGCCTTGACGGCGTCTTGATGCTCCGGGCGTTGGCGCAGCAACTCAACACAGCGCATCGCCGCTTGGACGCGATCCGCGCGATGCGTGGTCACGTCGCTGCGCTGCCGGATGAATTGATAGGCGGATTCCCGGGTGCCGCTGTCGATCAGATGCTCGCGCCACAGCCGGCGAACCTCTGACTCAGTGAGCGAGTCGGTGTCGATGTCGTTGTTGAGGAATTCGGACATGGCTTTTACACACCCCTCTGGTCAGCGATGCCCTCGGCGAGGGCCTGGTACTCCTCGATGAGGACGGTGACCTTGAAGCCGCGGGCGTCGTGTTGGAGCACCGCGATCTTGAAGGCGTCGTCACCCTGGATGTAGTAGTCGCGGGCGTTGGGCGAGGCGTCATCCATCGCCTTGCGCAAAGCGCGCAGCACGTCGAGGACACCGCACACTTGCTCGAACAACTGTTCGCCGCTCGTGCCGTTGAGGTGGACGCTCGGGGTCATCAGGTCGGCACTCATCAGCCTGCTCCGTAGGCGCCCACAGAGACGCCGTGCTTGATGGATGCGAAGTACGCGCGGTTCTCGTCGGTGTCGGGGATAGACGCCACCAGCTCGTAGCCGCGAAAGCCCGCCCCATTGCGACGGTAGATGAACAACCGCGGCTCACCGATCGTGCGTGCCGTCGCGTGGTGGAATTCACCGGTGGCGACGAGCGCCTTGACGTCGTCGAGGGTCCACATGGCTCAATCCGCCTGCGTGAGGATCACGTGGTCGCCCAGCTCGCCGAGTCGGACGGTCATCCCGAGGTTGAGCACCGCCGCTGCCGCCTCGATGCCCGAGATCGGCGTGGCGCCGCCGTCGGCGAGCGGCAGGCTGATGCCGCCGCAGTCGCCGATGATGATCGGTCGCGTGGTGTCGATCTGGACGGCGCCGCTGGCAGCCGTCGAGGCGTCGGTGACGTAGTACCGGTTCGCGGCCGGGTCGCGGTAGTACGTGTGGCCGCACTTGAACAACTTCGTGAGTATCATGGTCTCGCTCCTCGATGCCGGGGGTGAGAAGTGCCCGGCGGGGTTTCCAGTTTCGCAGATGAGAATAGTGCTTGGTTAGGGCGGAGTCAAGGGGGCGGCTTCAACTTCAGCTCGGCACGGCGGCACTTCGGACACTCGCCGATACAGCCGCCGCGTTCACGACTCCACCAACGCGCCATCATCTTGCACGCCGTTGTGCTCAACCGCCTGTGCAGCGGCTTTTTCGCGAAATCGATCTTGTAGTTGTGTTGCGCGCGTGCGCACTCGAAGGTGACTACGGTGTCGACTACGTTGACGGCATACTGTCGGCCGTGCGTGATCGTCGAGGCGCGCGTGTTGTGTCCGCGGGTCACGGGCCGTGCCCCGGCTTGATCTTGTCGTAGTCCGTGCACGACACGACCTCGCAGCGCAGCTCATACCCGAAGCGGTTCCGTTTCTCCGGCAACATGAAGTAGCGGTAGTACCTCATGACCGTGTTGTATTCGAGGCCGCGGTCGTAGCCGTCGGCGTCCGCCTCGGCTTGCGCCGCCGCGCCGTCGCGCTCGTCGTCGGTCAGCGGGGCGGTCATCCGATCCCCACGCTGTCGGACCGCGCGAACCTCTCCATCCCCCAGCCGTCGACCACATCGCGGATCATCGCGACGCACCGCTCGTACGGTGTGGCGGTCGCGTTCGGGCCGGAACGCGCGCCGTACATGTCCGAATCGTCGGCAACGTACGTGAGCGAGTCATCGCCGCGGTTGAACGTGAACATCACGCGGCCAGCGCAGGCGAACGACAGCAGGGTCGTCGCTCCGAACTCGCCGCAGTGGGTCTCGGCCTTGATGCGCGGCATGACCTCGCGGTAGATGACGCGCAGGAAGTCTTGCCACGCCTGCGTGACAACGCCCCACTGTGCGTTGACGTGCTCGGCGAGCCGAGCCGCCAGCCACTCCGCATCGGCAAGGATCGGCACGAGCCGCACGATGTCATGCGCTACCATGGAGCGATGGAGGCCGCCCTCGTGGATGTTGACGAGGCTCGGGATCTCGTGGTCGGCGTGCTCCCTGTAGACCCGCCGCAAGTCGTCCCACCGCGGCGACTCGCGGAAGGCGCGGAACGCCTCGGTGAGGTACAGCGGAAGATCGCGCAGCCAGTTGAGCCCGAGGGACGGACCGGGGATCGCCGGGTCGTCGAGGTACTGCGCGATGCCGACCGCCAGGACCGTCAATCCGCGCCCCGGGCGGTACCCGATGCGACCGTAGCCGTCGGGGGTGTCGGCGCCGTTGGTGGCCGCGAAGTGGCGCAGGCGCCCGATGAACCTTGCCTTGTCGTCTCGTTCAGTCATCGTCTCCTCCTACTCTTCCTTGGTGGCGGGTGGGGCTTCGCTCTTGGCGTGGAATCCCGGGCAGTCGTCGCCGTGAGAGTGGGGCGGCGCCGCGCGGTGGGCGCCAAACGGTCTGCCGCAGACGCACGGCCGGCGCATCCAGTGAGCAGTCCTATCCCCGTCCTTGCCCATCTCAGCCTTCCTCTCTCGCCTCGTACCGCCGGATCTCCGCCAGCTCCTCGGCGTACAGCGTGGCCGCGTAGTCGATGCCGCCTACCCGCGCGACCGCCTCGGCGATGTCCTCGTCGTTGGCGTGCCACTCGATGCGGGCGCGGGCCGGCGAGGTTGGGTGGTCGCCGTGGTAGTCCTCGCCAGCGAGGGAGCGGATGCGGTGCTCGGGGTCGATGCTCACCGCTCGGGCCTACTCGCCCTGCGCGGCGGCGGACGCCAGTTCCTGGAGGCGGGCGAGATACGCCGCGTTGTACGCCGCGCACCACGGCAGGCCGATCATCTCCCAATTCTCGTCCGTCTGCTCGGCGGCCTCGTCGCCGGTCGCCTGCTGGATGATCCAGTTCGCGCCCATCGCGTTGATCAGCGCCTCGTCCGGCAACTCCTCGCGACCGGCGCGCATCGCGGCGACGGACTCGATCGGGCTGACGTCGTCGCTCCACTCGTTGTAGGCGGTGGTCGCGTCGTCGGCGCCATGGTCGGCGGCGGTCCTGGGGGTAGCGGTCATGGTCGATCTCCTGTAGCTGGGTGATACTGCATTCTGATCCCGCCTGCGGACGTCACGGCCGCCCACCCTTCAGCACTGCTTCGAGCGCACGGCGCATCGCCGCTTCCAGCGGTGCTGCGTCGCCGTTGCACGGCGGCACTGCCACGAACGCAGCGAGCGCGCGTTCTACCAGCGCATCGCTCACGTGCATCGCGGCAAGCTGTTCGTACGGCACGCGCACGCGGACCGCGGGGTTGAAGATCATGATGACGTCGAGCACCGGCGTGCCGTCGGTGGCACGCGACGCAGCGATCTCACAACGTGCAAAGCACGCAGTCTGATCGGCAGGCCAGGTGACATCGGCGAAATTGTAGCGCCGCCCCGCACGGGGTGTGATCTTGGGGCCCTTCACGGCGTAGCTTCCTCGATGATCGGCGTGACCTCCCACCATGCACCGTGCTCGTCGGTGCCGTGTCCGGTAACCCGAACGTTGAAGCGGCGAAATAGATCATCCCAATCGTCGCAAACCACGCCCCAGGATGACCACCCCGGCTCACGCTTGTTGAGCAGCCACGGCTTGCCCATCGCCGGATCGAAACGGACCACACCGGGGCCCAAGAGTCGCGCGGGGCGCTTGGGTGGTGCAGCTGAAAGCTGCGCGTGCTGCGCGTGCAGCCGTGCCCACCGTGCGGTGGGTGACTCGACGCGTTCGATCTCTGCCTGCAGCTCGACATGCCGCGCGCGCGCCTGTTCCAGTGCAGCACCTGCGTTGGCGAGGTTGAAGGCCACCGCGGCGATTTGCGCGTCGTCGTCGCCAGACACCAGCACGCGCACGCCATCGAGATCAAAGCCGCGGTTACGGGTGCCGTTAGCGCCCACGGCGAACGCGGTGATCTCGGGCGTGGACGGGTGGCGCGTGGTGATCTTGCTCCCACTCATGACGCAGCCCCCGCGGCGATCATCGCATCGGTGCCCGTGAACCCCAGGTCGATCGGATCAGCGTGGCCGATGCAGCGCCCGTTGATGTAGACCAGCACCATGCGGTTGCCGCCGCCGCGCACGGCGCGGTAGACATGCGACGCGTCGCGCTCGATGATGCGCGCGAGCGGCGGTCGGACAAGGCGCCCGCCCCCGTGCGCGTCCCACACTCCGCCGCGCATCTCACCCTTGAAGGCGCCGATCCACACGGCGTATTGCGTAGTCGGCAGTGACGTCAGCGCGCGGCCGTCGTAGTAGACACCGGCGATCAGCTCACCGGTGCGTGCGTCGGTAGCCCACGCTCGGGCCGCATTGTTGACGCCGAGACAGCCATGAAGCGCCACGCGGATGCGCGCTTCGTCACCCTCGATGGTGGCGTGGTTGCCCTCGGTTCCATCGGCGTGGGCGAACATGATGCAGGCGCGGGGCATGACCTAGAACCCCTCCCCAGCGAGCGCGAGCCGCAGCTCGCGGCGCGCCGCGGCACGGTCACGCTTGCGCGCGATGCGACGCCAGGCGCGGCGGACCTGGCCCTTGTTGTTGCCGCTGGAGTGGTGGGTGTTGTTGAGGAAGACGGTCATGGTGTTCCTAGATTTCTTTCAAAACGTCGACGAGGTAGCCGATCTGCGTGGGGTCGCAGAACGACGCGATGGTGGCGGTCAGCGTGTCTTTACACGCACTCATCACACCGCGCGCCGCCACGCGACCGCGCGCCGCCGTGCGACGCGGCGATTTGAGCAACCTGACGCGGCACTCGACGTGCCACTGAAGCTCGCCGTGTACCTGCGTCACGGTGACGACGGTGGATTCGGTTTGACCCGGGTGTCGAACATCGGCCCGCGTCAGGTCCGGGTACGCGTCGATCGCCGCGTTGCACTGCAGGATTGCGGCAGTGAGCGCTCGATGCAAACCGCTCATGACACCAACCCCTCGGGAACCAAGTCCGCGCGCCGCGCCGCTGCCGCCGCGCGCATCATTGCCGCGACACGCGGCTTGATGATCTCGTCGGTCGCCATCCAATCGACGTCGCAGTCCGCGCCGCCGTAAAGCGCGCACGCGATGTAGCCAGAAGCGTAATCCAGCTCCATGGCGTCATCGCCATCGGCAACCATGTAACCGATCAGGTAAGCCAGGTCCGCGGCCAGCAGCTCGCGGGCGCAGTGCCCGACGGACAGGAACACCGGACGCGGACCGGTGATCAAGATGCCGGCCTTGAGGGCCGCACTCTCGGGCCATCGCTTGACGGCGCGCCGCGCTTCGTTGATCGCGGCCATCCGGTCGGATGCAACGACAAAGAGCGTCTCTTCCCGGGTCGGGCCGTCGGCGTTGAAGGTCTCGCAGTTGACGATGAACAGCATGGAGTCAGGCGCCTTTCGGGGCGTTGGGGTCGAACATGCGGAGGTCCGCGCATGGCGTCGTCGTCGGGTATCCGCGACGGTGCGGATCGCATAGGTCAGCCGCAGCGCACTCCGGTAGCGGCGTACCGGCGACATTCCAGCCGGCGATCAAGCGTTGGTTGAACGCGTGCGAGCTGGCTGCAAGTCGCGCCGTATGGCCGGCAGCCGCGACGGCGTCAAGATGCGCGCGCGCAGCCGCTGACCGTGCGTTGCGTTTCTTGGGCAGCTCAACCGGTACCGCTACCCGCGCCGCCTCCCACGCTGCATCATCGAGTGAGCGCACCCACAGAGCGACGTCGATACCGGCCGGTGGTTCGGTGGCGTCCGCGGCTGCGACGAGTGCCGTACGGTATGCGGCACGGTACCCAACTCGGTCGGCCCAATCATGCGCGAGCCACACGCGCTCTGACATCGCCGTCGCCGCTTCGGCGCGCGGCCGATCGCCGCAGGTGAACGCCGAGCATAGCTCCCAATCGACAGCTACGCGGTAGTCGACGCCGCGCGCGACCATGAACCCGAGCGCCATCGCGTTCCAGTCACGTTCTTCGTCAGGGTCGATCTTGCGCGACTTGGCATAGATGTCGCGCATCCAGGCCTCGAAGTCGGTCATGGTGGGCGGGCGGGTTGCCCGCGTTGACGCGGTCGGTGCGATCTCGCTGGTGTCACACGGCGCCGTCGCAGCATTGCCGCGCGCGTGGCCTGCACAGAGACAGCCCATGCTGGCAGCGCAGGGCGGAATCTGAGCGATGCGCCGGGCGCCCCAACCGGGCACCTTGCGGCCGGCAATGTGCTCGGGGTTGCGGGTTCGCGTCACAACCCACCCCCAGGCATCAGCACATAGCCGGTCCAGCTCTCGCCGGCATCCTCGATGACGTCGCCCACCCACCACACGCAGCACACGGCGGCGATGGCGCCGTGCGCGTCCACCAGGACCGCGTCGTACAGTTGCGGGGCGCGCTGCATTATGATCGCCAGGCGACGGCTGGCTTCCGCCGAGGGTATCTCGATCACAACCCACCCCCGGCCTTGATCTCCAGCGCGCGCCGGTCCCGCGCGTACTGCGACGGGATCGGCTCGATGTCACCGCGGAACGTCGGGACGGTCAGGCCGTACCTGTTGATCATGCGGCACGTACGGTGGCCGCACGAACAGATGAGCGTCTGCCGCCGCATCCGCGCCACGATGCGCGCCGGGGGCGGGCGGTTGGCCAGGATCGCCGCTTCCTCGGCAGCAAGCGCGGCGGCCACCGCCTTTTCGCACACCAGCTCGGCCGCCTCCCACACGCTGCAAGTGTCGCACCAGCGGGTCTCTTCGCTGGTCTCATCGACGCCGATGCGCTCGGCGTGCTCGGCCTCGGTCTCAGTCGTGGTGTACTGGTAGGCCACGGGGCCCTGCCTTCCTGCCGGGGGTTTGAAATGCCCGACTGTTGTATCAGACGTCGCTCGCGTTTGCGAAATTCACTCTGGCAAAATTGGCCTACGCGCGGCGCCCCTTCGTGGGCGCCATGTCCGACTCGGACACGCCGAGAGCGCCGAGCGCCGCGCGCAACGCCTCGACAACGTCACAGCGCTCACCGAGGGACTGCGGGTTGCTGGAGTCGACGGGGCCGTTGCCAATGTAATCACCAAGCTGGACCAGCAACGGCAAGGCGCGCAGCGCGGCTTGCACGAGCGGCGTTCCGTCGTCCGAAGCGGCGGTGGCGGCGGTGGTAGTGGCGGCGGTAGTGGTCGACGGTTCCATGGTCGTGTTGCTCCTTAGCGGTGGTTGGTTATGGGGTGGGCTAACGATCGCCGCCGAAGGTACGCGGCGCACGCTGATTGCGTCGGGCATCGGCAAGGCGCACAACGCGCGCGCACGCCTCACAGCTTTCCGCGTCCGGCGACCACGGATCTTGATCCTGCGGCATCTCGCGGCCACAGAGGGTGAAGTAGGGCCGGCTCCGGCTCTCAGTGTGTTGCTTGCGTGACATGGATAGACTCCTCAGTACACCCGGCAGCGGATGAACGCCGGGATGCCGTACTCGATCAGCACGGTCGGTCGTGCGATGCGTGCCCAGCGCGCTTGTTGTGCATCGTGCTCAGCCTGGCACTGTGCCGAGATCGTCGAGAGCAGCACGTCGCAGACGTCGCACGCCTCGGTGTCCGGCAACATGTCGCCGTCGCGACCGTCGGACCGCGCTGTCAGCAGATCGCCGTGCACCTTGTCGGGCTCCGCGCGGCCGTCGTAGCCGTGCAACGCGTGGCCGGCGGCGATGCAGGTGTTGCAGTGGGTGCGCAGCCCAGCGCCGCCGTGCGCGGGGCGCCCGAAGTAGGCGATCACCGCGTCGCGGGCGGCGGGGATGTAAAGCTCTTCGGACGCTTCGGGGGTGGGTGCGGTGGTCACGGCAAACCTGCTTCCTCGGGGGTCATGGTGCCGTCCAAGACGGCGCACGCCGCTTGATAGAGCGCGTTGAAGGCGAGCTGCCGTTGCACACGTTCCCACCAGCGCTGCATCGCGTCCCACCCCTGCTGCAGCGGCGGCGGCGTCTTGTCGAACGGTCCGCGCTTGTCGAACGCCTCTGGCGTCGGCTCGCTCAGGTCCCGTGCACCGTACAGCGCCAAGATCTCTGCGCGCTCCTCGTCCTGCAGTTGGTCGATGTAGTCGTCGACGACTTGGTGGAGATCGCGGCCGTTGTCCCACAGGGCCTCGATGTCAGTGATGTATTGACGGATCGGCATGGCTTGGCTCCTAGCGCCGCGTGCGGCGCCGCATTGCAGCGCGCTCAGCGTTGGCGTGGTACTCGGCTTCCTGGCACTCGCTACCGTCGCACGTCACGTGCTGTGGAGGGCACGGCTTCGCGCAGTGGCGGCACGTGAGCGCCGCGCGCGGCGCATCGTTCGCGGCAAGCCACACGAGGAAGTCGGCGGGGTACTCCAGGCCACCCGACCCGACGGCGGCGGCATCGATGGCCAGTTTGACGCGCCCAAGGCACGCGGCCGGCAAGGTGTACCGGTAGAAATTGGACGGCGCCTTGGGTTCGGCGTAGTCGATCGCGCCGGTTTGCGCGGTGAAGTGAAACGCGGTGACGATAGCCATGGGGCTTGACTCCGAGGTGGCAGGAAGAAAAAGGAAGGTGCGGGGGGCGCCGGGCGACGGCTCCGTATTTGGCAGCTCCGGGCCGTCGAACCGTACACGCGCGGCAGAATCGCCCGCGTCACGGCCCAACCCACCCGGCGCCCCCCGCGGGATGCTAGTCGCGGCGCGCGCCGGAATCGCGCGGCGCGTCGTCCAATTCCAGCAGAGCGCCGCGCTGCGAAGTGTCATCACAGAGCGGCTCGACAACGTCGAGCGCCGCCCGGATCTGAACCCTGATGTCGCCGAGCGCTTCCGCCCCGAGGATCGTCATGTACTGCGCGGCGCGCTCGCTGACCGTGCGCAACTTGCCGAGCAAGGTCGCCGCGGCGCGGGTGCCGATGCCCGTGCGGCCGGCATCGCGGGCGACCTTTTGCGCCGCTTCCAGCTCGTCGAGCACGTCGGTCGCCTCGGTGATGAACCCGCGGGCCAGGCCCGTACGGAGTTGCTTGCTGGTCGCCACCGGCAGCGCGGGCAGAAGCCAGTCACACCCCCACCCGGTGAGCGCGATCGACTTGTCGCCGTCCGCGATGACCTGACAGAGGCGCTCGGCCACCGTGGCGTGCTGATTCCGCACGTACCACGCTTGTGCCAGCCGCACGGCGCCGAGATGCTCGCGCAGCACGCCGGACAACCACGCCGTCACGTCCGCGGCGCCGTACACGTCCGCGTCCGCACGGCGGTTGTACTCCTCGCGGACTTCGGCGCAAAGCGCCGGGTCACCGTCAAGCCGGAGGTCACTGTTGACCAGCTCGGCCGTCAGGGCGATCCGCCCCATGGCATCGCCGACATCACCGGTGAAGTTGGCGCGGCCGACGATCCAACGGGCGGCGACACCGCGGCGGCGATCGTCGGCGTTGACGTCGCGCGCCATGCGCGGGATGAGGCCCTCACGGCTGAGCCGCATGACGGCGTTACCAGCGTGGGCATGGGCGCTCTTGCTCTTCGGCGCCCAATCCGACGGGGCACCCGCGGCGGCAAGCGCCGCGATGATCTGCGACCGCGTGCGCTCCTTACGGCCGGTCCAGCCGACGAGCACACCTTGACCGTCGGTGCGGGCACCGGCGACTAGCTCACCGGCACGTAGGGTGGCGCCGTTGACCTCGCCGACATCGGCGCGGGTTTCCGTCAGCATGGTGTTACCGCCGAGCGCGGCATCGAGCGCGGCAAGCGCTGCGTTGCCCGCCGCGACGGGCGGCGGAGTCGCGGCGCGGCGGCTGCGCGCGCGCTCGATGATGGCGGCGGAGGTGGCATCGGCTGACACCACGGCCGCTGTGATCGTAGCGGCGGGGATTGCCTGGCGCTCGCTAGCCGTGGGCACGGGCGCCACGGCGGGTGCCGCGGGCGCGTCCGTCAGGCTGGCCGTGGTGCCCTGCACCGAGCCGCCGCTGTAGCCAAACCACTGCATGAGCCATGCACGAGCAGCGGCAAGGCCACCCGCGGGCACCACCCACGCCTCGGTGAGGCCGGCAGCACGCAGCGTCGGTGTACCACGCAGAAACTCGGCTCCGGTGGCGGCCTTGAGTGCAGGGCGCGCCGTGTAGCCGTCGGCGCCGCGGATGTACGGAGCGACGAGTGCTAGCGTGCCGTCCGGCAGCGCGCGGATGTACAGGTCGGTGCGCACGGGCGCCGAGTCGACGACGGGCGCCACCACGGGCGCCACCACCGGCGGCAAGGCGGCGGGCGCGGGCGCCGTCACGGGCGCTGCCACGGGCGCCATGCGAGCGCGCTCGGCGAGCGCACCCCAGGTGAACCACATGGCGCGCAGGAACGCGGCGATGAATAGCCCCAGGGCGACGCGCTCGGCACGTGCCGCGGGCAGGGTGATCTCGCCGGGCAGCTGCGCCGCCGACGGCGGCGAGAGCCAGGGCGACGGGACGCCCCCCGGGGGCGTCAGTGCGCGAAAGCGGGGATCCGAGGGGGCTGATCCGCGCATGTCGAAAAGGTCGTCGTCGGCTCCGGTGTCCATTGGGTTCGTGCCTTCCTGCCCGGGGTGGAAAGTGCCGGGCAAGAACCATCATGAGGCCTGACAAGCCAAAGCACAAGTCGGTACTTCGCTAAAAGCCGTAACTATGCGAATTTATTCGATTCTTAGTTGGTTCTCCAGTGCCAGATCCGAGGGTTTCACGGGTGATGGTAACCCGTGGATTAGTGGTCCAAGTATCGGATTTCATTCGGTAAAACCGGTGGATTCTCGAATGAAACCCGTGGATTTATCGTATAACTATCGGATAATACAGGCCATTTTTCGGATGCTTTCCGAATCAGCGCGGCGCTCATAGGTCCCGGATTCGACGTCGATTCGGACCCTTTCGCATGTTCGAATCCCCCGAATTCGGATCTTCGACGGTCCACCGTCGGAGATCGCGTGCCGGATCCCCTTGGCGCCGGCGGCGCGCGGCGATACGTTGGGGTGCGCAAAGCTCCGCCCAGGCTCTGTCGAAAGCTCCACGTGCCCCGCATTTTTTCAGTCCAGGTAGACGAGGAAACCGGCCACAAGGTCGACCACGACCGTGAGGCGCTCAAGCAGGCCACCGGCGAAGAGGTCTCGGTCAGCCAATACCTGCGGCTGCTGATCGATCAGCGGCTGCACGGCGGCGCACACGACCCGTTCGAGGCCGGCTGGGGCGAAGGCTTCCGTGTCGGCACGGGCGAATTCAAGCGAGCCTTCGAGACGTTCCTGCAGCAGTACATCTTGTCGCACAAGGACGGCGAGATCCCCGGCGAGGATTAGTCAGGGACTTCGACGATCTCGAAGTCATCAACGTCACGACCTGACACGTTCAGCAACGGCAAAAGCTCAGCGGCGCGAACGCGACCATACGGGCTATCGCCACCAACGAGGAATAGCCCGGTTAGCGGTCGTGACGATCGACGGTGTAAATCACGCCACCGCAGCCAGCGTCCGCTGCATCACCTGCAGCTGATCCGTTTGCTCGGCCGCGAGCGCGAGCTTGATCGCCTCACCGGCGAGCTTCAGGTGATCGTCGTCGAGCTTCAGCAGCCGCTCAATGATCGCTTGCATCGATGGCCGCAACGCAGGCCGCGCCGTCGCTTCCCAGCGGTAAACGCTGCTGGCGTGCACACCGAGCGCGCCCGCAAATTCCTGCACGTTGAGGTACATCCGCGCGCGTAGGCCTGCGATCTGCTTGCCGGTGATCCGGGCGCGCTTGAGGGTCTCCTTTTTTGGTTTGGTCACGGCGGTTCCTTGGTCTGGTCGTCGTCATCATCGTCGGGCATCACCGCAACGGTGTCGCCCATGGATGATGACACGAGACGCACGGGCGAATCTTTGGGGCGACCGCGCTTTGGCTTGGGTGGCAGCTTGTCGTCCGGTGCGGCCGCGGCAGACCCGTCAACGAGGTACTTGCCGGGATACTTGTCATGCTCACAAGTCGGCGACACCGACGGGTCGGTCGTCGGCAGATCGACGGATGCAGCCCACGGCAACGCGTCGGTCTCCGGTTGCGGTCCAAGGCTCTCGACGAGCCCAAACGCAAAATCGTCGGGCAAGACGCCGATGCCGTGCAGGTAGTGGATGCAGAAATGGGTGAGCGCCACCAGCGCCGCGTCGCCGGTGACGTGGTACCCGCGCAACGGCGCGTTCACGCGCCGGTACTCCGTGAGGACCACGTTCGGGTCCTGTGGGTCCATGCGCACGCTGAAGCTCGCCCGCTCGACGAACCACGCCAGGTGGTCACGGCACACCACGCCGCCTTCGATCGGCGTCTTGCAATTGAGGCACGCCGGTTTGATCGCTTCGGTTGCTTCGATCACGGCCATTCCCTCTCGTACGATTTCGGCAGCGGCGCGTTCTTCATCGTCGCATCGTAGAATTCCCGTGCCGTGTAAAGGCGCCACGTGCGTGCCGTCGGATCGGCAATCGTCTTGCGCTTGTCCGCTTCGTACAACCAGAACCCGGCAAGCTGGATGTCCAACACGTCACGTGCGCACGGCCGGCACGACGGCGGACCACCAGCTACGAGCTTGTCGTCACCATCGAGCTTGACGTGTACAGCGGTTGCGCGAACGAACGTGTGCAGCCCGGAATTGCGGATCGCACGTGCCTCAGCGTGCGAACAGCGATCGGCGCACACCGCGCGGCACCACGCGTCCATCAGGCAGCGTTCGTCGCCTGGCGGCCCGTTGAAACCACCTGCGAAGATGACATCGTCGATGTACAACGCCACGCCGCGTTTGCTCTTGGCGCACGGCGACTGCCGCGCCATGATGACGGCGACGTCGATCACGTCTTGCGGCGGCTGCGTCATTCCGACGCCGTCGGCTGCCAGTCCCACACCAGCGGGCCGTGGTTGGCGGGATCGCGCAGCGTTCGGTGCGGCAACGTTCCGAAATTGATCTTGTCGAGCGCCGAGTCTTGCACATAGCCGATGGCCGCGTAGCTATCGGGCATGAAGATGGCCAGCGGCATGGCCATCACCGTCCACTCGGTGCATGAACCCGTGACGATCGCTGCGTACGGCGCTGCGGCATTCGACTTGTTGACATTGAAGACGAACACACGATCATTGATCCGCGGGATCTTGACGCCCGACATCAGCCGTCACCGGACAGATTGCCGTGCGTCGGGCAGTTCCAGGCCTTGCAGTTGCCTTCCTGCACCAAACACGGCGCTGGCGGTGGCGGCTTCAGGTAACCGATGACGTCGCCTGCGGCGTTCATGACGGGTTGGCCGTGGAACGCCAGCGTGAGTTTCCCAGCTGGCGCGGCCGTCAACGGCGACGGCGCCGCCGGCAACGGCTCGGCATACGTGCCGCGCAGCCGCTCGATGTACTTGTCGGCGCCGGGGATCTGTGGACCAGGCCCCCGCTGCCAGATCAGCTTCTGGCACGCCTCGGCGCACGCATAGATGACGACCGTGGACGGGCCACCGTTCGCACCAACGTCGAGATCCTCCACGACGACGTGCGCATAGAACCAATCTGTGGGGCAGGGGTACCGCAGCCCGCGCACACCGACAGCGCCGCAGCCGTCACATTTTACAGGTTCGGGCATTCGCAGACGCGAAGCTAGCACGACCCTCCGACACGTCGGAGGGGCATGTTACGGAAACGACATGACCAATGCTTCACTGCCGGCGCACGATGCCGTGCGCAAGCCATTGATTTCAGTCGTGATGCTGACCATGCCGTCACGCGCCGCCCTGCGAAAGTTGGCGCTGGAGTGCCTGTTCAAGCAGCAGGACCGACCGCCCATCGAACTGATCATCGCGATGGACGATGGCGGCAGCCTGACCCTCGACGAGGCCAAGCTCATCGTGGACAGCGGCGTGCCGCGCGAGGTCATCTACGGTCCGTGGGACAGCATCACCGCCAAACAGAACGCGGCGATCGACAAAGCCAAGGCGCCGTGGGTGATGCTGTGGGACGACGACGACTGGTCGGCGCCGGATCGCATTGCCGTCACAGCCACGGCGATCAACGACCTCGACGCCTTCGACATCATCGGGCCGCCGATGATCCACTACCATGAGCTGATCGGTGACAAGCGCCGCCTGGTCAAGTTCACCACGCCGGCGCACGTGGTGGACGGCGCGTCGGCGTTCCGGCGCGCGTTGTGGGAACAGCAACCATTCCGCCTGATACCGCGGTACGACGGCAAGCCGGATCCGGGCAACGTCGGCGACTGGATCGTCCGCCATGTCATCGACGGCGCGACGGTACACACCGTCGACTTCGGATACGTCGCCATGATCCACGGCACAAACGCGACGATGGCGCGGCCGTTCAAAGTCGACGACGCCGACGGTACGGTGTTCGATGGCCCGGTCGAATTCAAGCTAGTCGGCGGGCGCGCCGCCGCCGCCAAGATCATCGGTGAGCCGACGTTGCGCGCGTACGAAGCCGCGGTGCCGGCGTGGCTGCCGAAATGAGCCGCGTCGTCTACGTCACGACACGCATCAAGGCGGTGCAGTTCATCGTCGACGTCAAACCATGGCCCGCACGCGTTCATGAAACGTGGGCATCTCCGCCGGAGTGCAACTACCTGAACGAATCGACATTGCATCGAATGCGACGGGCGCAGGCCGACCAAGAGGTGATGAATCTACACCGCGACGGCTTTTCATTCTATTGGTGGGACGACGTGCAATCGCGCGGGTACGGCCTGAAATCGGGCTACTGGATCATCCCCGAAGGGGTGCACCGCGGCGTGTACGACCACACGTCGTTCCACAGGCACTTCAGCGAGGTCCCGGTCAAACACAAAAAGCCGCCCGAGCGGGCGGCTTCGAAGACCAAACGCCGGCGCTAGGCCAGCAGGCGCATCACTTCACGCCGGGCGTCGAGCGCAGGCGGATACGCATGATGCACTCGCCCGCCACCGCAACGGCGGTGAGGTTGATCTCCGGGATGCCGCCGGCGTCGACATCGACGTCAGCCTCGGCCAGCGCACCACCAGCGACGCCAGACAGTGGCTGCAGGTCGATCTCAGCGCGCGGCATGAGCGGCGAGCCTGCCTGCGTGGCACCGTTGCCCAGGAGCAGGTCGCGGGCCTCGGCCTGGATCCAGCCGCCGGCAGCCTGCGCACCGAGCCCATCGAGGCCGGCGCGGCAAACCTTGCGGAGCTTCGAGCACGCGGCCCGGCCCCAGGTGTTGGTGACGCAGTCGGTCGCGAGATCCGGCGTGGCACCGCCCGTGGCCGGGATGGTTGCCGTGGTGCCGAGGGTGGCAGCGTTGACGATCAGGTAGACCAGCTCGTTGGCGGTCACGTTGACAAGGGTGGCGGTCAGGGCCATGGGTCGTGCTCCGTGTGAGGGTTGGGCCCCAGGTCAAGGCCCAAGGCTCCCCCGGAGCTTAGCGGATCGCGTGCCCGATCTCAAGACCCAGCCGAGCTTCAAGCTCAGCGACCCGATTACGCAGCTGGCGCATCTCGGTGAGCACCAAGACGACCAGCCGGCTATAGTCGACCGAGTACGGCAGCCCAAGGCCATCCCGCGGGACGATCTCAGGAAGGATTTCGGCCACCTCTTCAGCGATGAGGCCGAACTGCCGCGGCACCGACTGCTTTCCTTCCACGACCACCTTGTCGTATGACACGGGGCGCAGCTGCCATAGTTTTTCGCTGACGCCGCGTTCGAGATCGGTGATGTTGGTTTTCCATCGCGCCGACGACGTCACAGGCCCCATCTGGCCCGTCGCCGCGTCGTAGGTGACAGCCGCGGCAAGCGCAAGATCGTCAAGTGACGTATGAAAGAAGAGCCCGTCGTTGACCGTCGCGCTCGCTGCTGTGCCGGCGGTGTTGATGCCGATGGCAATGCTGCCCGTTCGGTTGTTCGCCGAGACGTCAACACCGAAGCCGATGCCGGTGTTGTTCGTGCCGGTGGTGATGGCATCCAGGGCGGTGTTACCGACCGCCGTGTTGCCGCCGCCCGTAGCGGTGAGCAACGCGCTGGTCCCGATCGCCGTACAGTTGCTGCCACTACTGATCGTGCCGAGGGCATTGTGCCCCATCGCCGTATGTCCGGTGCCAGTCGTGACTGCGTCCGCGCACGCTGAACCGATGGCCGTGTTTCCGGTGCCCGTGTTGACCGCCAGCGCGTTGTGTCCCATCGCTGTACAGTCGGTGCCCGACGTTAGCGTTCGTAGTGCGGCTGCACCAACGGCCGTGTTGCTGCCACCGCTAGCCGACTGCAGACACTGCCATCCGATCGCCGTGCAGTCATTGTTCGTCGACATGGAACCGAGCGCGTCCTGCCCCATGACGACGTGCCGCTGTCCGGTCGAGATCAAGTCACCAGCACTCTGACCGACGGCCGTGTTGCCAGCGGCGGTGCATGAAGCAAGCGCGTTTTCGCCGACCGCCGTGCAGCCGTCGTTCGTGCTAAGCGTGCCCAGGGCGTTGTACCCCACGGCGACGTTGCTCGCACCCGTTGTGATTGCGTCGCCGGCCGCCGCGCCGACGGCCGTATTTTGCGAGCCGGTCGCTAACCGGAGCGCGCCGTTTCCAACCGCCGTGCTGTTGCTGTTAGTGGTGACCGCGCTCAGGGCATCGGTGCCGACCGCGGTGTGCGCCGTGCCAGTCGAGATCGCGTCGCCGGCACGCGCGCCCACCGCCGTGTTGCCGTTGCCCGTGGCCAGCAAGAGCGCGTTGAAGCCGACCGCGGTGCCATCCAGGCCCGTCGACATGGCACCCAGGGCGTCGCTTCCGACGGCGGTGTGCCCTGTGCCTGAGGTAACAGCGTCCGCAGCGCCGGCTCCGACAGCAGTATTGTTGGCGGCCGTATTGAGCCCGAGGGCATTGAGACCAACGGCCGTGCAGTTGGTGTTCGTCGTCACCGCATCAAGCGCGCCGGCACCGACCGCCGTGTGACCGGCGCCCGTCGCGAGCAGTAGCGCACTCACACCGATGGCAGTGTTGTTCGCGCCGGTCAGGTTGGCACCGAGCGCGTTGAAGCCCACAGCGACGATACCGGTCGCGCTCGTGTTGAGATCCGCAGCGCCCGAACCTACCGCGGTATTGCCAGCGGCAGCGTTCGCTGCTAACGCATTGTTGCCTACGGCAGTGTTGTCGTTCTCGGTGGTGATCACCGTGCCGGCGTTGACGCCAATAACCGTGTTCCGGTCGCCGGTCGTGATTGAGTCACCGGCGGCGTTGCCCAGGCCCGTGTTATCTACCGTGGTAAATCCGTCGAGCGACGTGCCGCCGGTCAGCTGCCAGTCCGTAGCAGCAGCGCCGAACTTTTGCCAGATCTCGGTCGTTCCCAACCGCGGGATGATCGATCCCGTCGGCGCGGCGTACCCAACGGCCGACGGGTCAGCTGAAAATCCGGCGCCGAGCGCGTCAGTGGTCAATGGCTTGGACATGGAAATCAGCTCCGCTGCTGGACGGTCACGTCGAGCCGGTCAGCCAGCTGAACGACGGCCGAGGAGACGACGCGAAATTGCGTCGTGGTACGATCGAGCGCGACGAGGTCGGGCATGTCGAACGTCAAGATGCCGGTGACGCCGCCGCACGAAACCTGCGGGACGTAGTCGTCATCCGGGCGCGCGACGGGCAGCACAATGAAGAAGTCCGAACCCTCAGCCCCCGTGCAGGTATAGGTGAAAACCTGGTCGGGCGTCGTGGCGCCGCCGGACATGTTGACGCCGCGGCTGATGAACGGCCCAGCGGGCAGCGCCGGCGTGCCATCGCCGAAGACGCGCTCGATGGTATGCCACAGCTCGCACAGGATTCGACACGACGCCAAGACCAACCCGTTGTTGATCATGGTGACGGTCGTGGTCGTCGACGATACGTAGTCGAAGTCCGGGTTCTCGATCGAGATAAAGTCCGGTTCGGCTCCTGTGCCGTTCAGCGAGAGGTTGTGGGGAAGAGCAAGGCTCGCGCCGGCGGCCAACGTGTACGTCAGCTGAGACTTGAGGGTATTCGCCACGTAGGGATGCTAGCACCGGATCGTATGCGCGATCCACCTAGACGCGCTGAGCGGCTCAGCGTACCGTACGACCATGTCCGAGCATTGGGATCTCACCGACGCCAAATCCACCGAATCGCCCGAGACCACGTCAACGGACCCGGCCGGTGCGCCCGAAGATGGTGCGGGCAACGATGCCGCGGCGGCGGCGGACGCGGCGCCCGCATCCGAACCCGAGCCGCTTGACCCCAGCCTCGTGGCACTCGCGGCCGCTGAAGAGGCTGTTGCCGCGGCCTTCCAGTCCATCATCGAGCTGCAGCAGCGACTCGCGGCACAGGAAACGGCCACGGCCGACATTGCCGCGATGGCCCAGGCTGACGCCGCGGCCGCCGCTGCCGCTACGGCTGATGCGCTGCAGGCGGCTGATGCGGCGGTGACCGCCGCCCAAGCCGAGACCGCGGCCGCGCTACGCAGCCTCAGCCGGCTGCAGACGCAGTTCGGCACCCTCCAGAACCAGTACGACGGCCTTTACGTCGACATGTCCGAGCCGACGCTGTGGCAGATCGATGTCGAGCCGCCGACAGGCACCCGCGTGCGGCTCCTTGTGATGGCCGGGACATTGGAGCGCGCAGTTATCAAGGCGCGCGGCCACACCCTCGGCAAGGTGGTCGGCGTCAACGGCAACCTCGGCGTCATCTTCGTCGCCTAGCGCCTGGCGCCCCGCGCGCGCGCGCTCGTGCGTCTTGCTCGCGGGCCGCCATGTCCGCAACGTCGACCGCCGGCGTTTCACGGTGAATCGCATCGGCAATCGCCGTCCACTCAGCGGGGACCACGTCAGCGGCCACAGCCCTCGACACCGCCACGTTGTACCACTCCAACGCGCGCGGTGCGTTGCGAGCCCAGATCGTCCGCGCCTGCTTGACCGCCTGCGTTCGCGTAATCTTCACGCCCGCCGCGTCGAACAACGGATCGCCGTATTGGTCGGTCGCCTCGTTCGGCGACAGCGCCGCCTCGACGATCGCAGCGCTTTCGTGGTCGCCGACGCTGCGACGAATCTGAAACAACGTCTTCAGCTGCGCCCGCGTCAGGCTGCCCGGCTCGATGGCGGCTTCAGCACGCCGCGCAGCTGGCCGTGCAGCCGCGCGACGCGGCGGCGGGTCGGGCGGCGCAGGAACGTCCTTGATCATCTCCGGCGGCACGGTCACGAAATGCACCTCGCTGTTCAGGTAACGGATCTCGCTTGCGTCGACCTTGACGGGGTCCATGGCACCCCGCAGGTCGGCACGCGCCATCGACAGCCAGCCCTTCCGATTGGCTGCAAGCAGGATCGGCGCCAGGCGCTTCACCGATGAGTCGAGCCGCCGCGCGATGTCAGAGATGAACACCTTTCCGCCGAAGCTGTCACCGGCGGCTGCAAGCTCATTGGCGATCGTCTGAATGCGTTGCGCTGCCAACCGTGTCGGCTCCGGGTTCTCTTTGATCGCTTCCATGCGGTCGGCAATGGCATCCGACGTCACCGTGATCGCACCGAGGCCACGGCGCGTTGCGCGCCGGCGACGCTTCGACGACCGCGTTGGCCCGGCCAACGGCCGGACCTTGCAGCGCCGCACGGCGTTCTGCAGCCGCATGACGGTCTCGCGTTCCTTGGGCGTCCGCGCGGTGATCAAAAGACGCCGCGTGGCGTCTCGGGCGGCACCGCAGTCGCGCGCACGGAACGCGCGCTTGGCTGCGCTCAGCAGGTCGGTGAACGTCACCACGTCATCAACTCCTGATCGATCGTCGTCGTCTTGCCGGCGAGCCACTCACCGACGATGTGGCCGACAACGACAGCTATTCCACGCGCGCCGCCGCCGTGCTGCGCGGCGGTCACGGACATCGTCTTGTTGTAGCTGATCATCGTCATGACCTGCTTGGTGGCGTAGTCAACTGCGCAGCGAAACTGGTCGTCTTTCATCAGCTCGCGAGCCAGCTCGTCCTCATAACTGAACCACGACGTGAACGTCGTGAATTCTGTAGCGCAGTACCGCGCCGCGGCCTCGGCCACCTGCTGCTGCGTCGGCGCACTCATCGTGCACCACGCTTGCGACGCAGCCTGGCCGGTGCGCGCTTGCGGCCGATGTTGGCAGGGCAGCGCCCGCGTGCGCCCTTCAAGCGTCCGCTCGGATCGCCGTGATCACCCGGTGGAAACGTCTCGACGAACCACGCCTTGCGCTCACAGGTCGCCATGATGCGGCCGCGGTGACCTGGCCAGTGATCGCCGTTGGACGTGTAGTTGCTCTTGACGGTGATGTACTTGCCCGCCTTGCACTGCGCATCGACCGTCGCCATCGCTGACTGCACGGACGTCTTCGGCGGCGACTCGAAGTCGTAACCGTGCGTGCCGCCATACCGCTGATGGTGCACGCGCGCGACGAAGGTTTCTTTTTCACGCGCCATGCCGCCTACCCTATCACGCGTCCTGACGCCGGCGCCATACCGCCGCGCCGACCACGGCCGCCGTCGCCAGCACCGCGCCGCCGATCACCGCAGCGGTGGTACTGCCGCCCGGAATGGCCGGAATCGCCGAGCCCTCAGGGCAGGTCGGCAACCCGGACCAGTTGGGCCGGGGCTGCGCCATCGCTGCGACGCCGCGCGCGATGAGCAGCTTGCCGTTGTCGCTCTTGGGGTCGATGTCTCGCCGAAACGTGTAGAGGAACGTCCGCTGATGATCGACACCAGGCAACGGACCGACCCAATATTTGCGGTCGGCGCCGCGGGTCTTCACACCGTTCTGCGTCACGGCCAGGCCCTGCCGCGCAACGAGAATCTCCGGGCCGTACTGATCATCGGCGCCCTTGGCAAAGCCCGGCGGGATCTTGCCGCTCAGGACGTCGATGGCGATCATCAGGTTGCTGAGCGCCGGGTCACGTGACGTCGCCGCCCAGCGCCCGTACGGCGCGCTCAGTCCGTCGCCGTGGATCGGACCGTAGAAGCCCCGATTCGGGTGTCCGGCCTTCTGACGGTACAGGAGCAAGTTCAGGACACTTCCGGTCCGGTCAACGTAGTGCACCCGGTTGACGGCAGCCTGGGCCACCGCCACGCGCTCACCAACGGCGCGCGTGCCGACCTCGCTGGTGACGTAGCGTGCCAGCGTGTACGCCTCCAGCGACACCGGCAACCCCGTCTTGGTCGCCGCGGCGCGCGCCATCGCCGCCGGGTCGCAGTTGACGTTGCCGGCAGCATTGGTGCTGCACCCTGAGGACACGGTGACGTTCGGCGCCGCGGCGTAGTGGGTCATCCACGCCGGCATACACGTCACGGGCGCGAACAGCTCGGAGACCGACGGAATGCTCACGGTAGCCAGCGTACCACCTCAACGTGGCGTTCTAGGTCTAGATCGTGCACGCGATCCGTGTAAGATAACCCCCATGCCTTTCAACGGCGGTGGATTCAGTGGCGGCTTTGGCTTCGGCCAGGTCGGGGTACCCAACGCAGCGCCGTTGAACCAGTACCTCGGCGCCGCGACCACGGCGCAGAGCGTCGGCGTCGCGCAGTACGGCGCGATCTGGGCATCGAGCAACTGTTCCAGCTGCGACGTCGCCATCCGCGAGATGCAGGGGCAGATCAACCGTGTGTCCGGCCAGCTTGGCGCCGGCGTCCAGATTGCCGCCGACGGCAAGGTCGGCAGCGGGACGGTGCAGGCGCTGCAGCAGGTCGCCGCCGTCGCCGTCAGCCGTGGCAACGCCATGGCGTCGGTGCTCCCTGGATACGTCAACCCGGAGATGGTTGCCAAGAACGCTGACAAGATCCGCGACATCCTCAAGCAGATCAGCGGCACGTTGCCGGCGACGGCGCCGGTTCCCATCCTGACGATCCCGTCGTCCTACCCAACGCCAGTCATCCCGACGACCTTTCCGGCGACGTCTGCCGCCACCAAGAGCAAGCTGCCGTACATCATCGGCGGCGCCATCCTTTTCGTCGGGGTCATCGCCGCCGGCGTCATCCTCATGACGCCCAAGAGCTGAGGAGTAACCGCTATGCGCCGCCCCATGTTCAGCCCCCCGTCCCGTCCGACGCCACCACGCCCGCAGCCACCGTGTTGCACGCGTCCCAAGATCCCCGGCTCGCCTGGGCGCCCGATGCCGCCGCGCCGGCCACCCGCTCGCTGACGCAGCCCATCGTCCACCGCGACATCAAGCCGTAGAACATCACGCAAAGAAAGAAGCACGCCCATGGCCGCCAAGTGCACCCGCAAGCGCATCATCATCAAGAAGGGCCGCAAGGTCATCGCCGACTTCATGGGCCGTCAGGGTTCCAGCTGTCCGCCGCGGCGCAAGCCGTCGACCGCGCACCTGCGCCCATGGAAGGCCGTCATGAAGAAGGCCTCGCCGCAGTGCGCGCGCCGCTTCGGCGGCGGCACCAAGGCGTTCGGTCGGTGCATGAAGGATGCGCTGAAGTCTGTGCACGGCTGATCCGCAGGGTGACCTGTGGAACCGCTGTCTGATCTCGCGGTCTACGGGCCGCTCGGTGTCTGGGCAATCGCTGTCACCATCGGCCTGGTGTCGCTGTACCGCGACATCGGGCGGCTGCGTGATACGTACGCGCTCAACACCGCCGAGCTGCACAAGGCCCACGCCGCCGAGATCGCCGAGCTGAACGAGAACCACGCCGCCAAAACCGAGGCGATGGGCACTGGTGCAACGGCGGCCGCTACTGCTGCCGCCGCAACCTTCGCGCAGCAGCTGCGCGAACAGTCCGACCGACACGAACGGCAAATGGCCGAGGCGGCGCAACGGAGCTTCAACATCATGACTTCCCTCGCGGACAAGATGTCGGCGCTCGCCGACTCCATCACCCGGAACCGGCGGTGATGGCCTTGGCGCTCTCTCCGCCCATCGAAGCGACGATCCAGGAGATGGAGCGTCGCGGGGCGGAGGCAAGCAGGAAAATCGACGATGCCGTCAAGGCCATCGACGAGAGTGCCGACGTGATCGCCGACATGAACTTTGACGATCCGTCGGTCGTGCAGCACATCGCGGACCTGAAGCGCGTCACGCGGCGGGTAAGGGCTGCCACCGTGACGCCGCCGGCAAGCGGCACGCCGCCTGAGGGATCAGCGCCGCCGGTACCTGCGCGCATTGCACGATTCGTGCGGTCGCCACGCAAGCCGCGGTAGACCGTCGGAGGGGCCTGGTAAGGTCCGCGGCATGACCGAAATAGTCGAGGCCATCCCGCCGAGCAACGTTCCGACGGACGGCGCCGTGATCATCGTGACGCACGATGATGAAGGCACCCCGTACCGTTTGTGCAGCCGACACCGAGATCTCTACGACGTCGTTCTGCACCACGCCGTCAACGGCGCCACCTGGGTACCGTTCGGCCTTCAGCCCAACCCCATCACCACGCCGCTGTGGGACGGTGTGCTGCTCAAGCTACACGCCAACCAGGTCATCGACCTGACCGATGATGGCGACGAAACGCGCGCGGTGGTCCTGATCTTCGGCACCGGCGTGACGTATCGCGTGTGCTGCTACAGCGACGCGCTGCCAGACGTCGAGCGGCAGGTCACGAACTGCTGCGGTGAGCTGGTGTGGAATACCGTGATCGAGCCGCACGTGGGGCTGAACGAGCTGACCATGGCCATCGCGCGGCTGCACCCCGACGAGACGATCACCATCGCGGCGCCGGGCATCACAACAGATGCGATCGACGCCCAGGCCTAGAATTCGCGCGGTCGATTGTGTGCGCGCGCGACGTCCAGCAAGCGCCGGGTTTCGGTTTCCGTCACGACGCCTTCGAGACGCCCGAGTGGGTACCGATTGAACGACGCGATGATGACCGTCGGCGTTGACTCGATGCCGTGCGTGTTCATGAACAGCAGCGCCATGGCGTCGGTGCGCGTCACGTCCAGCCTGTAAATTGGCAGGTCACGTGCGTACGCTGCAGCGGCGCGGACGAAGACCGGGTGGTACTGCTCACAGGCTTCGCAGCCTGCTTGCTCAGCTAGCACCACGACGACCGGTGCACCCGTAGGAATTTCATCGACGAAGATGCCGCTCACGGTGAACTAGCCTAGCTCGGCGGCAGCTACAGGTGCAACCTACTGTGTAGCCTGCAGCAAATCCTGCAAGATCACACGGGCCGCACGCGGGTATACGTACGGGGGAGGACTCTGCGCGAACATCGGAATTCGCACGTATTCATGTCGTCGATCGTGCAGCCGCATAAGCAGCAGCGCCGGCCCCTGCAAATCTCGACTAACCGACCACTGGTGCCCGGCCGTGACCCAGGTGAGCAGCGCGGGCCAGCCGAACGACAGGGTTGGGTGTGATTCCCACTCGAAGCGCGTCACGCACAAACCAGCGGCGGCAAGCGCTTCATGCCAGGCCGGCAAGTCAGCCGCGGCGAAGTGATCGACCATCTCCATCGCAGCGTCAGCCAATCACGCCACCTCGTCGTAATCCGCGTCGATAGCACGGTCTTTGTCGCGCTGCGTGAGTGCGTACTTCACGCCACCACCGCTGTGAGCCCGGCCACCACCACCGGCCTTGACGTACTTGAAGCCCGCGTACGCAGCCAGGCCAAGCACAGCGACGCCGGCGACTGTGCCGAAGATGCCCCAGCCGCCACCAGGAAACTTGGCGACGAAGTCCGGCAGCGATCGGGTACAGCCCTTGGCGCACTCGATCGGGTCCTTGCCCGCGGCTACGCACGCCGTCTGACACGCCGCGCGAGCTTCCAGGGTCATCCGATGCTGCTCGGCCTGGATCGCGACCTGCTTGGTGGTCTCGCGCTTGCCGGGGATGTCCGTCAACGCCTCGACGATCTTGAGCACGATCGTCGCGGCGACGATGACGATGATGCCGATGATGATGATCGGGATGACGGCCAAGAGCTGCACGGCACCCAGCTGGCCGGCCGTCACCGCAGCATTACCCGCCGCGGCAACCACCTGCGACACGACGGTGTTGTCGGACGGCAGTGCACCCTGGCGCCACTCGACCTGCTGTGGGTTGATGTAGAAATTGTTGGGCGCGCCGAGGGTCGGCGATACAGGCGCGGACCCGCGCATCTGCGCGGCGTTGCAGTCAACGTTGGCGAAGGCATCGCCGGCCACACCGCGCCAGCCAACGTAGATGGGCGCGGGAACGCTCGGCGGCGCGCCGCCGTTGGCTCGGATGATACCTGCGACGCTGGCCTGGTAGGCGTAGACGGCCTTCACCTGCAGGTTGTAGAGTTGCACGTCGCGGCAGGTAGCGACGCCGGAGCTGATCAGCGTCGACAGCGCCGTCCGGGCGGCGTTGGTCTGTTCGTAGCCGACCTGGACGTTCGCCATCATGGCCTGAATGTCGGTCGCCATTTGCTGGGTGAGCTGCTGCGCCATGGCGGGTAGGATATCACTCCGGCGGGGCCGGGGTCGAGCCCTTGCACCCGCACGCCTGCGGCGCCGGGGTCCATTCGTCGTCGTTGCCAAGGACGACGGACTGCCCGACCGGTTCCGGGCGCACCTCGAAGGCCGTTTCACCGAAGCGCTTCAAGAAATCGAGCCGGACGCGGGGTGACATCGCGGTCGTCTGCGTCGCCGCCGCAGCAGCGCACTTGACCATGTCCGCCGCCGCGCGCTCCGGTTTCTCGTACGCCACCGACGCCATCGCCGTAAAACGGCAAGGCGGCGCGGCCTTGGGACTGTACGTCGCCCACACGCGGTACACCGTCGTTGGGAACGGCCGAGTCATGATGCTTTCACGCCGCGCAGCCGCCGCGCCGCAATCAAAACTGCGCCACCGACGAGGGCTAGACTAGCGCCGGCAGCCGCCGCCACCGGAATCCAGCTCGGCATGACCGCCGCTGGCAGCGCCGGCGTGTTGACGTCTGGAAAATACCCTGCCGACTCGACCTCGAATTGTGCCGATGCCACGGCACCGACAGTAGCATCCGCCTCCGACAAGAACCAATCGCGCTCAGCTGCCGACACCTGCGGCGCGCGCGCGACGACCAGCTGTTGCAGCACAGCCGCAAGGCTGTTCGCCGCCCGGATCTGCCCGGGGAGCAACGCCTTGCGCCGCAGAACCGCCTGGATGGCTTTCATGGCCAGCACGCGGGTGCGCGGCGACGCGTTGCCGTTCGGGCCGCCGACGGCCCATTGCCACAGCAGCAGCCAGGTTAGCGCGTCCAGCGAGCTGTCTTTGGAATCCAAGACGACTTGCGCTGCGGCGTAGACCGCTTGGTTTCGCCAGTCGTCCATTTCACCACCGCCGGCGGACGGCATCGGCTTAGACAGCACCGTGACAATGGCCGGCCCCACCGTCGGGATCAACCCGTATTGACCGAAGCTAGACTTGGCGCCCCATCGCGCAATGCCCGTCAAGAGCTTGACGCGGTCGACGATATCGCGCGCTTCGCCAGGACACGGCGTCGTCAACGTCATGGCCCCACCCTCCGTGCGTAGATCCCGGATCACTGTGACCGGCGGCGGTGGCAGATCATACGTGAGCTGGATTAGACGTGCGGCCGCGGCAACAGCACCGACGGGTGCTACCGCTGCGATGGTACGGATGAACGTCAGCGGCAGCCGAAACGGCGCCGCCTGCGCGGCAAGGTCGGCGACCAGCTGACACTGTGCGGCGGGCCGCGTCGTCAAGGCCATGTCTGCGACAGTAGCACAGCACACGGTTGACCGAGGCGTCTAACCATGCGACGCTACGGGCTCAACCTGCTCGGGCAAACCCCGAGCCATCGCACGGAGAAAGCAACATGGCGAAGCGTTCGAGCTGCCCCAAGGGTCGCGTCAAGAGCGGCCCCCGCAAGGGCCGGTGCCGGAAGAAGCGCGTGGGGCGGCGCCGGCGCTAAGCCGGCACGCTTCGCACGTTTGCGGCCGTGAGACGGCGTCCCCGTGAAAAGGGACGCCGTTTCTCGTTTGAGAATTGACAGACGCACAAGTCGATCTTAGGTTCCGGGGGCAGCCAAAACCGACGGGGGGTAGCTCAGTGGAAGAGCGCCGGGAATACAGCCCGTGAGGTCCGTCGTTCGAATCGACGCCCCCTGACCGAGGAAGAGATGCCCAACACCGACGATTTTCGCACCGCTGCCGGCCGAATTCACGCACGACGCGATCGGCGCGCAGCGCTGGTCAAGGCACTCAGCGATCCGTCTTGCCTGCACGCGGTCGAGCGTACGGCCCTTGCCGATGAGCTGACACGCCTCGACACGGATGACGCCGCGGACGGTCGCATTCTCGCCGATACCGCCGCCGTCATCGACGGCACGCGCCCCGAACGCGTCGTTCACCGTGCGATCCGGAACCTCATGATCGAGTGGGGACTCGACAAGGCCGCGGTCATCGCGCAAATCGGCGCGTCGATGAAGATCGACGCCGAGAAAGCGGCGACCGAATGGCTGAACGGGCGCGCCATGCGCGACTTCATCAGTGAGGCTGCGCGTGTGGTCATCAACCGAACCCTCGAAAACCTCGTTCGCGCCGAGGTTCGCGCCTTCCTCGACCGTCGCGTCCAGCTGAACATCAGCGCGAGCATCTCGCCGCCGGAAACTCCGGCGACGTGAAGCTGATTTGGGGTCAGCGGCTTGGGCTTCCAGGCTGCCCGTACATGCGCCGCTGGGTGATCGACTGCGGGCCGTTCGCCGTTCGGCTACATCGTTGGCAGGCATCAGACGACGCGCGCGCGTTCCACGACCACGCCTGGTGGTTTCTGACGCTGGTTTTGTGGGGATCGTACGTCGACGTGTCACCGGCGGAGCGCGATCGGCTACGCCTCGGCTCGATTCGGTTTCGGCGCGCGGACCACCAACACACCGTCGAGGTTCAGCGGCCCGGCACGTGGACGCTGCTGATCACCGGGCGCCCGCGGCGCCGCTGGGGCTTCTGGGTCGACGGCAAGCTGTGGAAGCGCGACCGGTACTTCGCCACCAACGGACACCATCCGTGTGACGCTGGCGGCGCCGGCATACGGCTACGCCCGAACGGCGAGCGGATTCAATGACGGTGCGCCAATTCAAGTGCCCACGCTGCGGTGTCTGGGTCACGCTATGGGACCACATACGCACATGCAGACCACGCCGGCGATAACGTGCCCGTGGACTGGCAAGCGCGGCTGGCGCACCCACGCCGTCGCAGCCTACAAGGCAAAGCGCGTGAGTGAGGTCGAAAACCTTCAGCTGCGCCCTTACGTCTGCCCTGCGTGCCTGCACTTTCATTTGACGCGCAGGGTGCACGCGTACGCCCCGGTCGCGCCACCGGACATCGTGCTCACATGATGCTGTTTCGCCTCGACGAGGGCACCCTCGGCTTTTTCGGGCACCGGTGGGACTACGAGACTTGGACCCGAGACACGTGGAAGATCTGGGCTACGTGGTACAACGCGCCGAACGATGAGTGGTGGGTCGACCTCGGCGGTGAATCGTGATCATCGAATCCGTCGAAGATTGGTGGCGCTGGGCCACAGGGATTGACGCCAACGTCATGCGCTTCACGTGGAATGCTGAGCTGCGACAACCGAGCACGGTCCACCTGACGTTTCGCGGCGGGATGAACACGTTCGTATGGTGGATGGACAGGGCCCGGCTCGACGTCAAGCTGTTGCGCCACGCCGCGGCGTACGGCCTGCCAGTCGCCCGCAGCCTTGACTACGTCTCAACCCGAGACGAAACAACCACCGGCTACGTCGCTGTTCGACGCACCGACGAGCTGCGTACGCGCGAACGGGACCTTCGCTGTGTTTACGTACACCGCGGTGACCGGCCAACACGGCACGACAAGCACCCCGTAGGGCGGCGGTCGTCCACGGTGTGGTTCGAGTACCCCGAAGGTTTCGGCGCTGCGGCATTCCAGGGCACACAGCTCACGCTCGATTGGATCCAAGACGGCAACCGGCTGATGCGCCGCTGCGTTTCGCCAGCGCCGATGCCGGACCAATGGTCGAAACGCCCAGATCAGCTTAGGTATCCGTGGCCACCAACATTTTGTCCACAGGTAAAAACGCCTGTAATTACGCCGTGATGCCGCTTTCTACTGACATTTTTTCCACACGAGAAAGCATCGACGACGGTGCACACCTGATCGCCTGGCACGAAGCGCTGGCTGCGTACAACATCGTGCCGACGGAATTTATATGGCACGCGGTTCACGGCTGTCCGCTGTACGTCGCGTGGCCCAATGGCGCCATCGTATACGCCGGCGCCGCGCTGTGGTACGCGCGACGCGCCCGGACGTCACGATCGTTTCTCTTGACGCAGCCCGTGCATGATTCCATGCTTTGTCGCCAACCCATCAATATCCTTTTTGATTTGCTAGGGTACGCCCACGACCGCCTACCGGAATGAACAATTTCTCCACAGGCGTCGTCCGACGGTGCACCATGACCGGCATGAGATATTTCTCGTTTGCGATTGCGGTTGCTGTCGCCGCGTGCACTCAAACCGACGACCCGGGCGCCACCGGCGGCGGCGGCCAGCTGGACGCCGCGGCCGCGTCAAGCTGTCCAGCGCTTGGCTGCCCTGGGTCAGACACCGATCGCCGGGTGACGCCGCACTGCGCCGGCGGCAGCTGTACCTGCAGCGCGACGGGGAGCCCGGTTGTTTGCACGCCGACGTGCACGCAGATCGGCTGCGCCCCGGGCGCTGGCGTGTGCAGCGCACCTGGCGAGCCGACGGTGTGCGCGCCGTGAGAATCACGCCGCCGAGCCGGGTCAAACCCCAGGTGCCGGGATCGTCGCGGGCGCCGTGCACGCACAACCGCCCGTCCGCACCTGCCACATGAGCAAGCCGTCGTCACCGTCGGCCGGCGTGTAATAGAGCATCAACCAGTCGCCCGCCGTCGCGTACGATGCCTGCACCGGTACGTTGCTGGTGAGCGCGCCGCTCGTGAAGAGCGTACGCTCCGTCTGCACCTGACCGCCGCCTTCGGTGGGCGTTGCTGACGGCGCAATGCCGGAGCCAAAATCGTTGACGGCGATGCGGACCGACGGCGCGCAGTCAATGGACCGGAAGATCGGCGTCACGCAGCACCGGCCGTGGATCGGAACGATCGCGAACAGCTGCTCGCCGCTCGCCGCCACTACGTCGACTGCAATCGGATCCCAGAACTGCCCGGTGCCGCCCAGGTTGTCGAGCGCACGCGGGAACGTCTGCGTCGCGCGCAGCAACTTGTCCGGCGGCGTCTGCAGGAAAAAGCGCAGGGCAAGCCGCGGCAAACCAAACGCGCTGCGCTCGGGGTCAGTCAGCGGCACGATGGCGTCGACGAATGCTGACAGCGCTGCCACCCCTGACTTGGCGTAGGTGTTGTGGTAGATCGCGTCCGGCCGCGCGCGCAGCGTCACGGTGGGCGTCGGCAGCGCCGGCGGCGTACCGGTCGCCGTCGGGATCGTCGGCGGCGCCAGGATCAACGGCGCGTCGACCGAAACCGTGAAACTCTGCCGGTTGAGCGCCGTCGTCTTGGCCACCGTAGCGCCGATACCCGTACCCACGCTCGTCTCGACGAGTACACGGTCGAAGTCGCTCTCGGGGTGAATCATGATGCCGCGCGGCGCTGGCAGGCGCACGTCAGCGGCGGCGAACGGGTAGATCAAACCACTGCCGTCCGACGTGGCCGTCACGTCCGTACCGGAACCCCACCCGGTGAAAAACACGTCGAAGTAGGGCAGGCCGAGCCGCAGTGCCGCAGCTGGATCGATGCTGAACCGCGTGACGATGGGCATCAGATCCCCTGGACCGGCAGCGCGACCGACGCGCTGTAGCAGAGCCGCGTGTTGGCGCCCGGAGCGACAGCGAACAGCGATTGCCGTGGCTGCAGCACGAACGCGTCCGACAGGCCGGCCGGCAGCTCGAAGTGCTCGGACGTGACGTTCAGGCCGTTGATGCCGGCCGACGTGAACGTCAGGAAGACCACCGAACCGCCGAGGTTACGGACGAGCACACGCATCGGCGTCTGATCCGGCGCGACGTAGAACGGACCGACGGTGTTCGCGGGGAGTGTGGCCACCGCGACGACGCCCATGGAAGTATTGATGGCCATGGAAGACGATCAGCCGTTGGGCTTTTCGACGATCAGATTGTAGCCCTGCAGGTTGATGGTCACGCGCAGGGTGATGATGCCGGAGGCCGCAAACGTCGCCGGGAAGGCGTCGCAGTCGATGGTGGCGAGGACGCCGTAGCTGTTGGGCAGCACGAAGGGCTCTTCGTAGCGCCAGTAGCGCTCGCTCGTGGTGCCGCCGAGCAAGTTGCCGATGCGCACCGGCGCCTTGGTCGCGGGTTGATTGAAGCCCTGCAGCACGAACCGAAACTTGACCAGCGTTTCGCGAACTTCGATGTCGGGCTGGGTCGCGAGCACCAGGCCCTCGCTATCGAGCGCCAGGATGCGGATGATCATCCGATGGACGGCGAAAGGGTGGCCCTCGGAATTGAGCAGGTCTGCGTTGGGGAACGCTTGCCCCTGCTGCCCCGTCGTGACGGTTTGCTCACTCGGGACGTTGTAGGGGATCATGTCCTGGATCAGCAACCCGGCGAAGCTCTGTGCAAGGCGTCCCATGGTTGGCATCATGGCCCGGATCGCGTGACCGATCAAGCGGTTCTGTCAAATGCAAAGGGGCCGAGCCTTACAGCTCGACCCCCTCTTTCACATGTCCGGCACGGCGCCGGATGGTGGTTCAGACCACAGGGCGCTTGTACAGGCCATTGAGTTCGCCGCGCGCGTCCACGAAGGTCAGGTCGACGCCGCCGTCGGTGGCGTCCTGGCTGATGACCAGCGGCTGCTGCGGGCCGAACACGAGCTTGAAGCTCAGGTTTTCCTGCAGCCGGATGGGCAGCACCATCGAGTTGCGCGACCGCGGGTCGACGAAGCCGTTGTTCACGACCTCGAAGTCCGACGTGGTCACGTTGATCCACGCGCCGCGCCCGTTCGGGAAGTTCACCGGCAGGCCCTCGGCGTACACCTTCTCGCGGTACTTGAACTGCACGTTCGTGAGGCGGTTGATGCCGAAGAACGTATCGTTGCGCAGCGGCTCCGACAGCGCGCCAGAGGTGTCGCTCGCGACCGGCTGCGACTGGCCGGTCTGCGGGCGGCAGGCGCGGATGAAGTCGATGCCGATCGAGAACACCAGCAGCTCGTACGCCTGCGGCAGGCCGTTGCTGCCGGGGCGCTGGAGGTTGGTGTCGGCGAGGTTCAGGGTGCGCGTGCCGCCGGGGATCTGCTGCGAGATGCCCGCGCCGAAGCACTCCAGCGAGCCCGACTGGCCGTTGGAGAGCTGGACCACACCGTAGACGCGATCGTCGATCCAGTCGGCGAGCGCGATGACGGTGCCATCCTGCAGGGTGAACGTGGTGGTGCCGGGTGCGACGCCGACGGTGCCCATGGACATGTGCGTGTCTCCTGTGAAAGGGCGGGCTGTTCACCCGCAAGGTTGGGCGGGCTCTTCACCCGCAAGAGGAAGTCACGTGACGGCCGCCGACCCGGCGGCAGGAAGTGAAGATCAGCGGCTCATGTGCGTGGCGCCGAACCGTGACGCCATCGACATGTGGTCGCCGTGGCCATGGCCAAGGAGATTCACGGGCGGACCGTTGCCGCTGTCGGCCATCGGGCCGGCCAGCGCACCGCCGGCGACGCCGGGCACAGTGCCGTAGGCGTGGGGCTGGCGGCCCGCAGTGGCGTAGCCGAGCTGGTCAGCCCGGACCATGCCGAGGAGCGGATTGGCGGTCTCAGCCGCGTAGTACCCGATGCCCGACACGCCGCCGCCGAGCGCGTAGCGTTCGAGGATACGGGGCAGGCCGGCGGCGACGCCGCCGAGGAAGGTCATCAAGGCAGCGGGCCGGGTGCCCGGCATCGCGGCCAGCGCGGCGGCGACGGCGCTCGACAGCAGCACGCCGGACATCTCGGCGTTGCGCGAGAACCACGAGCCGGCCGGTGCCATCACGCGCGCGAGCACGGTGCCGCTCGCGGCGGTGCCGGCGCCGAGAACCGGCGCCCACTCCATCAGGCCCCGGGGCATGTAGTCGCCGAGGCTGCCGGCGAGGTCGGTGTTGCTCATGGGATCTTCCACTCCGTGTAGTTTGGTGAGGTTGGTGACAGGATCGGGTACGCGATCAGGTGCACGGGCCGCTGAAGGCCCAGCCGCTGCGATGTTTCTTGGACTTGGAGACGGGGCAGAGCAGAACGCGCCGGTTGCGGTTGCGGCCGCCGCGCACGCAGCGGCAGCCGGCGACGTCACCGGGCGCGCCGAGCCCATGCCGGCGCGGCCGGCGTGAGTCACCGAGGGTGATTGCCGTCGCCATGGTTACCAGCTCGCCTTGGCCTTGAACCAACGAGTGATGATGTCGTCTTCGGCACGCGCGGCGACGATCGGCGGCAACCCGCTCTGCATGATGCGCTGCCACAGCTGGATCGGCTTGCCGGCTTCGCTCGGCGCGAGGTTGAGCGCAAGGACGGTGGCGTCGTTGTTGCCCGGGTCGCCCTGAGCCGGCATGTAGTTCGAGGCCGACGCGGGCGACTGCGGCGACGGCGCCCAGCCGCTTTGGACGGCGAGCGCCGTTGGGTCGGTGTTGATCGGTCGCGGCGAGGTGTCCATGGTCACCACGCCGGGGCCGGCCGGCATGAAGCGCATGTCCTGCACGAATCGATTGGCCTGGAAATTGGCGCGGACGCGCGCGACGAACATGCGCCAGCGGTCACCGATCGGCGAGCCGAGACCCTTGGGCTTGCGGAAGGCACGCTGGAACGGCATGAACGCGCGGGTCGGGCTGCGGCGGGCCTGGCGACCGAGGATCGCGATCTGGCCCATCGGCCCGGCGAGGCCCGTCGGCGCGACGAAGCGTGCGGCGATGGCCATGGTATCTGGGACAGGGTTGAAGCCAGCGCCGACGGTCGGCTGCAGCACGCTCGTGATGTACACGCCGTCGGGGCGGATGTAGTGCATCTCGGGACCGTGCTTCGCCATGTTGTGATGACGGTAGCCGGGATCGCGCACGCGATCAAGTCCCAAAGCGGCGCTATCTTTGCAAAGCTCCGGGGAGAGCTTTCAGTGCCGCCGCTCAATCCTTGCGAGCTTGGTGTAGTACCGCCGATCTTCAGTCAGGTGGTCACACGCGATCTCACGCGCGACACGGCGTGAACGTGTGTGCTCCATCTCCACGTTGATGCCGCGGCGCAGCTCGTGCTTGAGAACGTTGCGCGGGCACCGGCCGCCAGGTGCAAGGCCGCCGGGGATCAGCTCGCGGTGCTTACGTCGTGCGGCCATGAGGTCACCGGCAGTCGTACTTGCACGTGCCAAAGCCCTGCGCAGCGCCGATCGCCGGCGTCAGGATCGGAAAGAGGCCGCCGAGCAAGCCCCAGGCAACACCCCAGCCGATGCTGCCGCCGTGACGCTTGCTGCCGTGGTAGGCGCTGACGCCGGCGCTGGCGAGCGAGAGCACGGTCCAGACGCCGAAGCCCGGGGTTTCGAAGGTCGGTGCGCCGAGGCGCTGTTCGACGCGGTAATCGAGGAGTCCGAGGGGCATCATTGGTTGATTTCCTTGCGCGCGGCGAATCAACGCCGCTCCGTCGGCGACAGCCGACAATTGTTGGCGCATTGACCGTAGCCCTGCGCCAGCGCCACGACCGGCACCACGCCGGGCAGCGCCGCGCCGAGTCCGAACCACACGACGCCCCAGAACGGCGAGCCGCCGTTACGTCGTACGCCGTGGAAGCCGGAGATCAGCGCGCTGGCGAGCACCAAGAGCCCGCGCCAGTTGAGTTGTTCCAGGCCGCGGGCAGAATCCCAGGGCCCGGCAAGACCACCGGACGTCGGCACGCTGAACCAGGCGCGCAGCTGCGCCATCGTCGGCCGCCCGGCCGGGCTGCCGCCGCCGACGTTCAGGCGCACCAATCCGATGCGCGCATCGTAGGCAAGCGCCGGCGGCGCGCCATAGCTCGCCGCCAACTCGACCGGCGTATTACCGGGGACGTGATCGAGCCGTGCAATGGCGGCGCGGAGGTCGGCGATGGGGTTCATGGTTCAGTTCCAGCTGGTGTGGTCTTCGGCGGGCACCAGTGTACGCGTGGTGCCGCATTTCGCACAACGCGTACGTGAGAACTTGCCGGTGTCCGGGTTGCGCATCGGCGTTTTCATCGGTTCGCTGCAAAGCGGACACGGCGACATGTTGTCAGGCTTGACGTTACGGTGGTTGGTCATCAACGCTTCCGCCGTCGACGGCCACCGCGCAGCCCGGTCTTGCTGATGCCCGACCCCTTGGCGATGCGTTGGATGACGGCACCGACGCAGCGCACGTACGACGGAAACTTGTGCGCGTCGCGCTTGCAGCGCGCGTGTGCCATCCGCATTGCCATTTTCGGTGAGAACGCCATGTCCTAGCTCCTCTTCGTTGCGCGCTGCAGCATCACGCCGGCGCCTCGATCAAGTAGTCCCGCGCCTTGCCGTACTTCGCCTCGGACCCGACCTGCGCCTTCCACGGCAACGTGATGTCCACGGCCTTCGGCGTCCGCGGGTTGTCCTTGGGCAGGATCGAAACCGGGTAGATGTGCGCCCAATCCGCCAGCCGCGACGGAGCGCTGACGCGCAGACGGACCGTGTGCCCGATCACTGCCATCAATGACGACACCAGGGCGACCGCGTCGTCGCAGTCACCGCCGCCGTACTCCCAGGTCACCCAGGGCTTCTGGTAGTAGTCCATGCCCTCGACCTTGCCGGTAGCCGGGTTGATGACCGGGCCGACGTCGCCGGTGTACCGGACCTTGGCCTTGACGGCGTCGAAGATGCGCCGCGCCTCGCAATCGCCGTCGTCCCGCCCGCAGCCTGCGGTGATCTGAAACGCCAGCTTGCGGATACGCGGATCCTGCACGCCGTCCCAGGTCTGCGCCTGGATGAGCTTCAAACGCTCGTCGATCGACATCGACTTCATGTCGAAGCGCTTGACCGTCCGCCCGTCGATGTGCCGCGTCTCACTGGCCGTCGGCATCTTGGCCGGGTTGCGCGTGATCAACACCGGCGTGGGGCCGGCGGCGCGCGGGCCGCGGCCGCGCCCCAGCAACTCGTTTCGGCGCTGGTGCAGCACCACCCCGACGCCCGCAGCAAGCACGCCGACGCCACCCCAGAAAATCGGCGAGCGGAAAATCGAGGTCCGAGCCATGGTTAGTCAACACGGTATCACAACGCCCGTGGATCGCGCACCCGATCCGATGTACGTTGACAGGCATGGCACCGCCGCCCTGTCCCCGGGCAAATCTGTCCGACCTGCCCAATTTGGGCCGCAACATCCCGGCGTTTCTGTTCGCGGCGGCGTGTTTGCCGGGCACCGAGACCAACAACGGCTGCGCCGCCAGCAGCCTCTTCTACACGATCGCCGTATCGTGGAACGACTTCATCACCCGCGGCTGGGAAGCGCCGGGCGGCAACCGGTATTGGGAAACGGCAATCACCGCTGATCTCAAAGACCCGCGCGTGCCCGCGATCCTCAAGCTTATGGCGGCGCGCAGCCGCGATACGTTCCAAGCGCAATTCTCGAAGGGTCGCAGCCCCGTCCCACAAGCCCCTGGTCTGGCGCCGAAGTACACGCTGGACTACAAGAACTTGCCGGTGGCGACGGTGCTGCAGCCAAACCCGTACAGCACGTCGCAATGGAAGCTACGCATCGGTGACCTTGCCGTTCAGGTTCAGCCGTTGCCGGGTGAAACTGCGGGCGCATTCATCAAGCGCGGTGGGTATCTCCTCGACGAAAAGACGATCAGCACCGGCGGTCGGTTGCAACGCACCGGACCGCAACCGTGGATGGGGTCCAAGGTTGAAGAGGTCGAGCTATGGGGCAGCTATCATCCGGCGGACCGCAGTGTCCGATACACGATCCGCCTCGTGTACAAAGGCGCATGGGGGCAAACCGTCACCGATGTCGAGGCCTGGGGTAAGAAAAACCTCGGTAAGCTGTGTGCCCTGGCGTCGAGCCCTGAAGCCATGGCGGCCACTACAGCAGCTTTGACGGCGTTCCCGGCGATTGCACCGTATCTCGCTGCGCACGGCGTCGTCCTGTCAATGTGCGGCCTCGCCGTGTCACAGCCGCCGTGCGTGCCGCAGCCGCCGGTGCCGGGCGAGGTCAACGCGGCCACAGTCGTGCCGACCAACACGACCGGCGCCGTCGTCCAGAGCGTCAAGGGCGGTACCGCCTGGGGCAACGCCGCCAGCGCCGCTGGCGCCAGCTTGCCGGCTAGCGCCGGCCGGCTGCCGTCACCCGGCGGCGCGGCGCCGGAGATCCCAGGTGCAGGTGCGTACCCACCAGGGTCCATCGCCTGGTACGATACCGGCGCCGGCGGATTCCGTGTCGCCGTGCCGTTTCCGGGGCCCGGCACCACGCATCGCGTGGTCAATGCCGGCGTGCTGCCCAAGCTACCTGCAATCGGCATCCGCCTGGTCAACAAGACCGAGTGGGAGCGCGCAACGCTGCCGTGGCTGCAGCGAAGCACGACCAAGATCGGTATGATGGTCGGCGGCGTTGCTGCTGCCGGCGCCGCGACCGTTTACGCCGCTACGCGGCACTGAAGAAAGAACCACCATGGCCGCCCCCGGCGCTACCCCCAAGAGTGACTCCGGCGTTGCCGAGCTGCAGCGCGTCCTCAAGGCATATGTACAGCTCACCGGCTACGCGCCTGCCGACCCCGGCACCGTTGACGGCATCGTCGGTGCACGCACGGCCATGGCCGTGATCGCGATGCTGCCGCGCGTCCCCGGGATGCCAGAGGAGATCCGGGCGCTGGCGCCGGTCATGGCGCTGTTGCTCGCGACGGCCGACGGGCAAAAACAGGCCTACGGCATCATCACGCGCAACGCAGGCACCATCTCCAAGGGCATCATCGCCCTGGAGGCATACCGAATCGGATCGGGGGCGACGACACCGCCGACGCCGACGGCCGCGTCGATCAAGGCCGGTACGCTGTGGCAGCCCGGTGGCAATCCGTACGCCGTCACCAGCAACACGGTGACGGCGCCGATCGTCTACACCGCCGGCGGCGCCATCCCCGGCAATCCGGCGCAGGCGATCTGGTTCTACGACCTCTTCAGCCGGAACTATCGGCTCGCCGTGCCCAAGCAGGGCCTCAGCGGATTCTCGGACTACGTCGAGGTGGCGCCATCGATGAGCGAGCCGAACGCCGGCGTGCGCGTCAGCCGGTCGGCATTCATGAGCGCGACCGGGCGCTGGTGGGGGACGTACCTCGGGATGGCGGCGATCGGGTTCGGCGCGATCGGTGCGTCGGTGGTGGCGTATCGCGGCGCGCGCGCGGTGCTTTAGCTCGCGAACTGCGCGCGCAGCTCGGCTTGCTCGGCATCGGACAGGCCGCTGAACGCGATGGCGAAGTTGACGAGCTTCTTGTCGTCGCCATGCTGACACGCCGCCGGACCGTGACCGGGCAACGCGGCGATCGCCAGCTTGTACTCGTTGGTGGCGTAGAACGCCAACGCGCCGTCGATGAGCTTGTTCATCGCACCCAACGGCGTCTTGTCAGCAAACAGGTCGAGCGCGCCGTAGCGTTGGAACGACGCGACGAAGACGCCAAGGTCATCATCAACGTCGAGCCGAAACGCCAGGTGACCGTTGCCGCACGACGGCGCGTGCATGGCGAGCAACCGCTTCAAGAACGCGGCCGCACCCTCGGCGTCGAGGCCGAGGTTGTGGATCCGCATCACGTCGCTGTAGGCGTAGCAGCTACCGCTGCAGCTCTCGTAGGCCATCCTGAACATCTTGCGCATGAGTTCCTCCAGGTGCGGAGAATGCCACACGGGTCCGACGGAGCCTACCGCGGGTCGTCGAGGTCTCGACTTGCCGGCGCGCCGGGAACGGATGGATCCACGCCGATCTCGACGTAGACGACAGCACCGTCCGACAAGTTATGAAACGGGCTCGTCGAGGATGTCCGCAGCTTGACCTCCAGATGCGTCGCCTCGAACACGAAGATCGTGTCGCCCCGGTCCTGCGCACGCTGCGCGAGCTTCGCCGCATGTCGAAACAAGCCGGTTTTCCCCGGCGCCTTCATCGCCGCGGTCAGGTTCTTCTGCTTGCTATGCGAATGGTCCTCGAAGAGCACCAGGTCATCCGGCCCGTAGCCGGTGATCCGAACCACCTGCAACGTCCTGTTGAACTGCGGCTCGTCGGGATACTCGAACTTGTACACGTCGCCAGGCTCGGCTGTCATACCGACGATTGTCGCACAGGGGTCCGACGAGCTGGTGACACCGACGCGGTGCCGACGGCAGGATTCGAACCTGCACTTCACGGGGTTTGAACCCGCTACCGCTACCAGTTGGGCTACGCCGGCGATTCATTGAGCCGCCCGACAAAAAAAGAACGGCACCGGAAGGTCCAACAACCGGCGCCGTCCCACGAGAGGGCTGTCGTGCCCCTTCCGCTGGCAACCGGACCCTACCACATAGGTCCGACATCGTGACGACGCGACACGTCGTTTTACGGCACGTCCTACCGTGATACGGTCAACACCATGGCCTTCACGTACAAACCGCTGCCGTCGAGCCCCTGCGCCTGGGAGTGGGACACTGGCACGTCACGCATCCGTCAAGCCCTCGGGTTCAAGAACAGCAAGATCCCGGCGGACTTCCACGGCACGTTCAAGATCGACGGTTGGAAGGTGGTCATCAAGCGTGGAACGAAAGGTGCGCAGCGAAAGACCGCGGCACACCGGATCTTCATCGACAACGGCGGCCGCCTGATCCCCGCGGGCCGTGTGAATCAAGCACTGTGTCGTGTGTCGAGGTTACAGACGGCGCGCCGTCGGCGGCGAGCACGGCCACCGCTGTCCATATACCGGCGCTGACGTCGCAGGTGTTGGGGGAATCCCGCTCGTTATGCGCCGTCAACGAGCATGATACGATCAGCACCATCCCCGTGATCACGCTGAAACAGCTCAGGTTCCTGCGAGACAAGCTACCGCGCGATCCACGGTCATACGTCAAGTCGATCAGTCTTGAGCAAATCGCTTGGCTGCGCGAAGCGCTGGTGGAGCTTGAAACGAGACGAAAAGGCGAACGCGCGGGCGTGCGTGTCACCGCGCAGTGCGCACGGCGCCGGCGCTAGCTTCGAACGCACGTTCGTACTGCTGCGCGCGCTTGACGGCCGCGTCTTCGTTGAAATTGGGCCAGCGCACCACTCCGGCGCCGACGAGGATGTACATCGCCCCGCTGAGGCGCATGTAGCATTGCCTGCGCACGCCGTGGACGGTTCGGCGCGTGTCCCGCCGCGTGGTCGTACGTACGATGACCTGCACGTCGGTCGTGACCGACCGCCAGCGGGTCTCAATGTCCGCTGACTTCGCCCAGCGTGTGCGGATCGTCCGGTCCGTCGGCCATTCGTACATGCGACGGACAGTATCACGCGTCAGCGACAGCGCGTCCGCGCCGTCCGCCGGCACCGATAACTACGCTGCGGACCACGCGCCACCAGCGCCGCGCGCTTGTTGCGCGCCCAAGCCCGGTAGACCTTGTTGTAGCTGCGCTTCCACTTCTTCTTGGTCTTGATCGTCGTCTGGTGCTTCACGCCGTCCGCGCCGACGTAGACGCAGTGCTGGATGTAGTGCTTCGTCGTCGGCTTGCCGCGCCGACACACGAAGGTCTTGCTCTCGTGGATCGCCGGGCGCTTGCGCGGGCCGGGACCAATCTTGCGGGTGCGCTTGAACGGCTGATGGCTATCGTCGATCCGCTTCATGATCGGCAGCGTACCACAAGCCGGATCGTGCACGCGATCCTGTGATAACGTCCCGGCCTACCATGACCCTCTGGCAATTTCTATCGAACCCGGAAACCGCCGCGCCGCTGATCACCATCTTGACCGGCTTGCTCGGCCTCGACGCCTGGCGCAAGAAGCGCGCGAGCACTGCCGCCGAGATCGACCGATGGGCCTCCACCGCCGCGGGCGCCGTCGTCATGACCATCCGCCTCGGCCTCTTCAAGGACGACGAAGACGCCGTGACCGACTTCTTGAAGCGCTTCAAGCAGCTCGCGACCATCGCCGGTGTCGAGGTCGATCCAAAGCACGAGATCCGCGCCCTGCTGATCGGCAAGGAAGCCGTCACCAAGGCCGGCACCGCGTCGATGCAGATCGAGCTGAACAAGCTCAAGGGCGCCGCCGACGCCATGGTGCTCAACATGGAGCGCCTGGCAAAGTTGCTCTAAGAGCGCCGCGCAAACGGCGGCAATTCAGCGCCGTCGGCGCGTGTCGCTGCCGTTGTGTCCCGGCGCGCTTCGTGTCGCGCAATTTGCGCAGCTTTGCGCCGCGCGATTGCTTCGAGCCGTAGCAACGCCAGCGCCGCCTGTGTCGGCGGCGACACATGGCCTGCCACGCGGATCCAGTAGACGTTCGCTCGCTGCGTCATCTCGGCGAAGTCTTTGTCCGCCGTGACAATGCCCTCCGCACCGTCAGCAACGGCACGCGTGAAGAAGTCCTCGTCACGCTCGCGGTCGCGGGCGCGCGTAACGATCACATGGCCGCTGTCGATCAACGCGTCGCAGGTACGCCGGCTGATGTGAACATCGACGGCCAGCCGCATGTCACCGCAGCGCGTTGGCGATGAGCTTGCCCGCGGCGGCGGCACCAGCCAGGAACAACGTCCCCAGCACGATCTTGCCCGGCGTCAGCGCCGCGCCGAGGCCACGGAGCTTGGCGCCGGTGTCGCCGCAGTAGCAGTAGCAATTGCCGCTGCCGTCGCGTTCGAGCCAACAGCCGGCGGGGCATGAACCGGAGCAACCGCCGGCGGCACTAGGACGAAAGGAAAAACGCGCCATGGTGGTCAGCCTACCACAGGGCCCCGACGCCGTGATACGCTAGATCCACCCATGCAGACCGCCCAGAGCCTGCCCATGTCCGTTGGCGTCGCCCCGGGCACCACCACGATGACCCTGGCCGGGCCGGTCGGTGAAACCGTCGGCTGCGAAAACCCGGCACGGGTGGCACGTCAGCGGTACTGGTTGTACCCACCGGGCAAGTTCGTCGCCGGTGTGCAGCGCGCAGGCGCGCGCATCCGTACGGTGATGGATCCGTACGGTTCGATCGAGGCGCTGCGCGGCGGCCTGGGTCGTGTGTTCGGCCGGCGGCGCCGAGGCGACCTCGGCATCGTGCTGGCGCCCTACGGCGACCGCAGCCCGAACCCGAGCTACGAGATGGTTTCGGCGACCAAGGACTTCGGCCCAGGGACGTACTGCACCAAGCGGCCCGAGCGCGGCCCCGGCTTCCGTTGGTGGGAGACGTCGGCGTATGAGCCCGACAGCGCCGCCGGCGGCATCAACGGTACCCTGGGCGCCGTGCCGACAGATTTGCAGCTGGCGACGCAGTACGATCACACGCCGGTGATCTCACAGTGGATTCCCTTCACGCAGGGTCTGTGGTCGCCCGCACCGTGGATCCCACCGCAGGGTCAACCGGCGACGTACGGGCCGGCATTCATGACGCGGCGCGGCCGCGGATTTGCCGGCCTGGGTGACGCGGATGACGTCGTAGCACCACCACCACTAGATCCCATCTCGGCGTCGCTCCTCGAACAGCGCCGGCACCAGGATCGGATGTTCCTGCTGGGCATCATCAGCGCCGGTGCTGTGGCATCGACAGCGCTGATCAACGTCTTCCGGTACGGTGTCGAAAAGCGAACCAGGCGTCGTGGGACGGCCGTGGCGGCGGAGCCGGCGCCGTCGATCAGCGGGTTTCGGCGCCGTCGTCGGCGCTGATGGCGCTGCTGCGCGTGGGTGGCATGACTGTTTGGCAGCCGGAGATCGGATTGATTGTGAATGGCGTCGAGATCCACGCAGTGCCGCGACACTACCTCAACGCCGAGACCACCGTGCAGTCAGGGCGGTACCACAGCGATGATGACGTCGACGAGCTGATTCGCAGCGGTCGGCGCGAAGCTCAAACCCCCGAGCTAACGACGGATGCACGCCGCTGGCCCAACGCGAACTACGGCAACTACGGCAGCCTTGAGTACATCGTCGATGCCGCCGGGGTCGTCGACGAAGACCTCCGCGCAGCTATCTACGCGGCAGACCCCGACGGGCTGAACCATGGGACGCCCCGGCGAAAAGATCTCGCCGAGTGGGCCCTCTGCAACGTCCTCGATGCCGCTATCGACGAGCAAGATCGCCGGTCAGGTCGCCCGGTAAAGCCACGCACGCCATGGTGCCCTCCCACGCCATACTGTCATCCAGGGTGATGACATCCACACCCACGTTGGTGTAGCGTCGTTCGAAACATGTCCACACAAGTCCTTCCTTCGTTCGCACCTGGTCAGATCATGGCCGTCAACGTGACCGACTTCGGCCCCGATGGCGTCACGCCGGACACCACCGAGGCGCTGCAGCTCACCAACAACAACACCCTCGTCGCGTCCGCTGCGGTGAATCCCACCAACAACCGTCAGGTGCTGATCACCGGCGTCGGCGCTGGGCCCGGCAGCATCAAGGTGACGGCGCCCGGTGTCCCCATCGGCAGCGAGCTGACGGTGACGTTCACCGTCGTCGAGGCGCCGAACCTGTCGTACGTCCAGTACGACAGCTCCGCCATTGCCGCGCCGTGAACCGGTTGCGCCATACGGCGACACCGCGGTAAGCTAGTCGGCAGGCATGAGCGACATCGTCTACGACCCGCGCAAGAACGCCTGGTGCCACCTGCCGAGCGGCGCTTGCAGCGACGCCAACGGGACGAAGACGCCAGCGCTGCCGACGTACAACACCGTCGCCGACGTGCTGGAGAAAAAGAACGGGTCCGGGATCCGACTCATCGGCTGGACCGTCGCCCGCACCGTCATGATCGCCCCGTTCATGCTGGCCGTCGGCGTGCCCTGGCGGAAGGCGTTGCTGGGATCGTTGATCGCGAGCGGTGCCATCAGCCTCTTCACGCTGCTGCGCATCTCGAACGCCGAGTACCAGATCAACCGTGCGTACCTCGACGAGCGCCGGTGGCTGAAGCGTGTCTAGTTGGCTCGACATGGTACAGCGATCCACTCCGCCGCGGCACACTGACGAAGACCCGCTCGCTGCCTGGCATGAAGCGCTCGCGGCGCGCAGAATCACACCGACGACATTCACGTGGAACATGCAGCACGGCACGCCCGATCGCGTCGCATGGCAAACCGGCGCGCTTATACGTAACGACGCACATCTATACGTAGTGCACGGACCTACTGCCGGACGGCGGGTCGGCATCATCAACGTCAGCCCGGCTGGTTGGTTCTACCACGTCGCAGCTGTCGTGATGCTCCGGCGGCTGCTCGACGATCTTAGAGCAACGCCCTGATCTGGCCCCCCGGCGTCGGCGATGACCCGAACGGCCACAGGTTGAGCTTGATCAGCGCATCGAGTGTCACGGCAACTTCGGGCATCTTGGCGATGCGCTCGGCAACGGTGCGCATCCAGCCGACCTGACGGTCGATCGACGTGGTGAAGCTGCCGTAGCGGCGTTCGCGGTCAGCGCTGACGCTGGCCGTGCGCGCTGCCGCCGATGCGGCAGCTGTCGCCTCGTCGGGCGGGCCTTCACCCAGCAGCATGATCGGCGGGTCTGCGTCAAACGCCGCTTGCTGCGCGCGCTCCGCACGCTGCGCCGCCTCCAAGTCAGCGGCAGCGTCGGTCTGGATCTGCTGCGCCCGCGCTTCGATGAGCTTGGCGAGGTCGGAACCGGAAAACGTGATTTGCATGGAACGTCCCTTCAGTTGATCTTGGCGTTGATGCGCGCCGGCGCCGACAGCGCTGGCGGCGGAATCTCGGCACACCCACACGACGCCGCAGCGACCTGCCCGCGGATCCACTTGCGGGCATACCGCTCGGCTGCAGCCTTGGCGCGCGGCAGCTTGCGGAATGTACCGATGACCGTGTGTCCGTGATCGTCGAGCGCAGCCTGCAGATCACCATCGATCGCCGCCGCTTCGACAGCAAGCACGGTGATCTCGCCGATGTCTACGATCAGCCCGATGGACAGGCCGCGCGTACCCGTCTTGACCAGCAACGTGTGCTGCACGACCCGTGACCATTTGAACGGCGTGCCCGCGTCACGATTCACGCGCAGCTTCAGCTCCGGCATCAGCGCCGCCCCGGCGTCGGTCGAGCACCGCGTACGGCCGGCACTGACTCACGGACCACCGGCGGTGGGATCTCCGTCGGGCCGTGTCCGTTGCTTGCGCCGTCAGCTTCCTCTTCGCCTTCCTCGTCGTCGAGGAATCGATCGATGCCGAACATCGGTGGGTCGTTCTCGTTGTGCGCCTGTTCGCCGGCCAGCAGCCGGTTGAAGTAGCGCAGGACGTCGTCACGGTACTCGCGCGGAACATCGGGCAGGATGATCTCGACGAGCGCCGGGTACATCTGCTGCTTGTAGAAGTAGTTGAAGGCTTCGACAGGGATGTGCTTGTTCTCGATCTCCGCCGCCGCCATGACCAGGTACTTCGCGGCGCGGAACGGCGAGGCGCCGAGCGATCCCTTGCCGTCCTCGGTGAGCACGGTGACCGGCTCGTTGCTCGGTTGCCCGAGGTTGACGTGCTGGCTGCCGACGGCAGCGAGGTACTCGGCGGCGCCCGTGCGCAGCACGAGCACATCACGCAACGCCGGGCCAAACCAGTCGTTGTCGCTCTTGCCATTGCGCACGGTGTCACCGGCGCCCGACACCGCGATGGGGTTCACCGGCGCCTGGCCCATGCCGTTCAACGGTCCGCTGGGTGCGGCACCGGGATCCGCCGCGGGCTGCGGCGCAGCGGCGCCCGTGGGCGCCACCGGCGGCGGCGGCTGCCAGTTCATGCGCGCCTGCTCGGTACGCGCCTGCTCACGCACGGCGTTGGCGTGCGCCGCTTGTGCCTGCGCCTGCCCCTGCGTCCAAGTCGTCACGGCGTTTTCCAGCGCGCCGACAACACGGCCAGCGACGCCTTCACCCTGCGGCGCCATCTGCAACATGTTGCTCGTGAATTCACGGCTCATGTTGAGCATCTGTTCGGTGGTGGCGATCACCGACCGCGTGATCGCGTCCGCGCCCGACGACGCGTCCTTGACGATGCGCGCGGCGTCCATCGGCGACATCTGATTCGGGGCCATCATCGCCTGGACGGTGGTGACCAGCCGCTGCTGGCTTTCGGAGTTGACGCGGGCAGCTTCGACCTGCGCGGTCGCGGAGGCACGCTCGGCCTCCGTACGCAGCCGTGCGATCTCACGCTGCGTCTCGGCTTCAATACGCGCCGTCTCACGCGCCGCGTCGGCCTCACCACGGCGCTGTTCCAGCAGCAGGGTGACCATCGGGTCAGGCCCGGTCGGCCGCTGCATGAGCTGCGTCAGCGTCGCCTGAAACTGCTGCTGCTGCTGCTGCTGCTGCTGCATCATCGCGTTGAAGCGATCGTCGGCCGCCTTGCGGTCGGCAGCAAGCTGCGCCTCGATCTGCCGTGCACGGTCCTCCGCACGCCGCTCGACTGCGTCGCGCTCATCCTTGGCCTGCCGCGCGGCCTCGGCGCGCTCATGCCGCTCGCGCTCCTGTTCGGCGGCGCGCTTCGCCTCTTCGGCGACGCGCCGGGCTTCGACCAGCTCGCGCTCGACGTGCGGATCACGCTTCGACGTCGCGACGGCTTGCTGCTGCACCTGCAGCTCACGCTCGTGCCGATGCCGCTCCTCGATCATCGCCAGGTCGCGACGATGAAGCTCGTTCTGCATCTGCATGAGCTGAGCCTGGGCCGACGGGTCCGTCGGCGCGGCGATCGGTGTGCGCGCGCCGTACGCCGGTTGAGGCTGCATCATCATCACCGGCGGCTGCGCCGGCCGACCGTAGCCGTACGGCGCGGCTGTCGGCGCCGGCGGAATGTAGCCGTACCCACCAATGGCCTGCGAACCGTACCCCGCGCCCGCCGTCGGGATCGTCGTCGGCGCCTTCATCGGGTACAGGTTCGGATCGAGGATGAACGTCCAACGTGTCGACACCGCCCCGTTCGGGTTGCCGTCGATGACTTGCACCTCGTAGACGCCGCCACCGGAAACCTGGTTGACCTCGTTGTCGATGGCGCGAACGTCCTCGATCGTCCACCCGACGCCGGACGCGCCGTAGCCTTCCCGCGCTTCCAGCGGGATGGTCTCTTTCTGGGTCCCTCGGATGCGCATGACGTGAACCGTCAGTGGTTCCGTCATCTTGAGCAGCGTTTCGAGGTCGATTCCCGGGCGCGGCGGCGGCTGCTTGGCTGGGGGCATTTGTGATGCAAACCCTAAGCCGGATCGCGTACACGATCAAGACTCGCCAACGCGATTTATTATAGCTACGCTATATTTTTTCGTAGCAAGAACCGTGCCGATTTCCTGCGAGCTTTACATGTCGGACCCGTAGTGTATACACCAGGTTAGTGAGCAAGGTCAACAACCCGAACAAGATCAACATTCCGATTCCAGGGCGCACGTTCGAAATCGCCCAAGGGTGCTGGAATTGCACCGGCCGTGCGACGCCCGAAGTGAGCTTCGAACACTGGAAACGCGCCAGCCGGCCGGCCGAGGAAGCGCGCATCGCCGGGCACAAGCAACGGGTGGCTGCGATGCCCGCCGACCCGGCCGCTGTCCTACGGCTGCGCCAGACCGGCCGCAATGCCCTGTGTCCGTGCGGGTCCGGGCAGAAGTACAAGCGTTGCCACGCACGCCGTGACGAAGCTGCCAACGAGCTGCTCAAACAAGCCGAGGGCATCGCAATGGCGGCGGTTCATCTTGATCGTTTCGAGAAATCGATCTTGCAGCGTGACCCGATCCTCGGCATCCAGGGGTTGTGCACGGAAAAGACGTCAGAGAAGTGCGACGGCTTCACTGCCGACAACTACCTCTGCGACCGCTGGTCCGGTGTCCAAGGCGCCAGCATCGCGCGTGCCGGCGCAGCGCTTGATCCGACCAGCGAAGAGCGCAAGGATCGCATCGGCGACGGTAACTAGCCATGAATAAGTGGTGCGGCTGGTCCTGCAACACCTGCGGAAGCGCCGGCTGATGTCAGTCAGCGACGACAACCAGGCCGTGATCACAGCCGCGCTTACGACCAACCGCATTGCGCGCGCAACTCATCGCGCAAAACGTCAATGCCCCGCCGACGGCGCATTTGCGTACCTCGGCAAGAGCCCCACCGGAGACGAGCATTGGACGAGGTGCATGGTCTGTCAGACAACGCTGTGCGTCAGCCTCGAAGACATCGACGCCGAGTTAGACAAGACGCCGGTAGAAACACCGCGGGGCAAGCTACCGTGACGCTGACCAAACGTGAACGCGAACGGGTGCAACAGCACACCGCGCCAGGTCACGCGCTCGTCGAGGGCATCCCAAACACGCACACCATCAGCACCATCAACAGCTACACGCCGGGCACCGTACGGTTGTACCAGTGCAGCTGTGGCTGGAGTGGCTGGCTACCGCCGGGGCTGGTCAAATGAAAACCCCGCACGCCAAACAGAAAGCCAACGCATGATCATCGATGGCATCGTCCTCTACCCCATCCTCACCGCCGTGACGTTCTACCTGTTGTCCCGTGCGGTCATCATGCAGCCCATCCATGCGTTGATCGCTGCCATACGCTTGGCGCACGTCGCCGACTGCGCCGCGTGCAGCGGCTTTTGGTACGGCTTGGTCTTCGGCGCTAGCGGCGCCGTTTTACACGTGCCGTTCCTTGGGCTCACCGCCACCTGGCAGCTCTACGCCGTCGTGCCGCTCATCGGGTTCATGTCGATCTGGTGGACGCCGTTGTTCGCAGCGTTGCAGGACAAGGCGATGGAACAGCTCGGACGGACGGTGCCAGATCCTGAGGCATCGGACGGGGGTGACGCTGCACCATGAGTCGCCGCGACCGCGCCCGCTTGAATGCACCGCCGCTGATCCCGCCGCGGCTGCCACACCGGCCGGAGTTTAGCTTCAGGACAAGCGACGCAGAACCGCGAGGCGTCGGACCGGGATGCTACAAACGAGGGATGACCACACCCAAAGACGCCGCAGGAGCCGTGCTGACAGCGACGTTGTTGGCACCTAACCCGGCGCCAACCATCATCACGAAGATCACCGAAAACATCGACCGAGCAGACTTGGAAGGCGTCTGGCGCGCGTTAGAGCTGTACGTACTGCGCTCAGACATACTGCCACCGACGGTCGGCGTGAAGCATGACGTCGGCGTTCCGTTCAAGCTACACGACGGCACGGAGATCAAGCTCTCCAACTGGTATCTGTGGGATGCCACGCCGGCGCAGCTGCGTGCGCTGGCAGACCAGCTTGAAGCGTCCGCGGAACTACCCAAGTGACGGCAGCAGCCAAACGCAAGCGGCAGCTCGACGCTTACGAGCGCATGATCACCGTATACGAAGCCGAGAAAGCGCGAGTCGACAAGCGCTTCAGGATGCGCATCGCCGCCGCGCGTATCAAACTTGCCGAAAACTGCGACCACCCGGCTAAATTCGTGACGGAATACAATTGGGAGCACGACAACGGGTACGGCCGGCAGAAGTGGATCAAGGGCAAGGCGTGCGGCATCTGCGGCGCGCGTCAGAGCTGGGCGGACTTCAGCGGGTGGCTGCTGTCCAAGCCGTCGGAGGGTTGAGGTACGCTGCGCGCCGTGACTACACCCCAAGACAAGATCGAAGGCCACCTCAACAACCCCAGCGGCCAGACCATCGTGATGGCCGTCGAGCTGCGCGACAGGCTGCAGAAGCGCGCCAGCGATGCCGAGATGCGCGCCGAGGATCTCCGGCGTGAACTGGAAGCCGAGCGTGCACTAACGCCGGACGCGCGCTTGACCGACGCCGGCGCACTGATCGAGGCGCTGAAGGGCATCGCTGATCACGCGGTCGCCAACCTGGCGCCGGAATTCATCAAGGATCTACCGGCCGAGTTGTTCCTCGTCGCAGCCGACCTCGTCGGCCATGTCATCGGCGCCACGCAGCGTGACGAAGAGCGCGCCACGGTCTGGGCCGACCGTGCGAAGTTGATCCTGGAGTGGCGCGACAAGCGCAAGTCCCGCGGCTGGGACGACGCGCCGCCGGCACCGCAGGCACGGATCCTGACATCCGCCGAGACGAAGCGACAGGATCTCCGTGACCTCAAGGAGATGGCCAAGGCCCTGGGCTACGGGATCGTCAAGCTGGTGATGCCCAAGGCCGGCAAGCCGGCCAAAGGCAAGGTGCGGCGCCGATAGCCCAAGAGCTTGCCTTCGCAAACGAGAATTGATAGGGTTCCCGCCATGCTTGATCAAATCATCGGTGGCGTCGCGACGTTCATCGTCGGCATCGGCGTCGGCGTCTACACGCGGTACTGGTGGGAGCGCAACATGCGACGGCCGAGGCGGTAAAACCATGAGCACCCGCGCCCCCATCGTGTCGTACCGCTGCGTTTCGTTGGAACCGACGACGCACGTGACCGATTGCGAGTTTTGCGGCAACGGTGACACCGAGAACGCGGCCATGTACGCCGTTATCGTCACACGACGCGCGGCGCAACCCCGTGCCATGGTGTTTCACCCCAACTGGTCGATCATCTGCTTGAAGTGCATGAACAAAATCGAAGCCGAAGCACGCGCCGACAACCCGACGGTCACGTCTGGCACGCGCTTGACGTCAACCTTCGTCGCCGCTTGGGGTGAAGAGCCGTGACCAACGAATGAGTGACTTGCTCATCGCCTGGCACGCGGCGTTCGCTACGTACGGCGTCGTCCCTACGCTGTTTCGCTGGCACGCACTCCTCGAAGTGCCACTAGAAATTCGTTGGGCCCGCTATCGTGTCGTCGCAAGTCAAACGCGGTCGCTGCTGCTGTTCGTCCCGCTGGGGCCGCGGCCGCTTGGTGCACCCCTGTGGCACAACAGCGACCTGCCGCCGCTGTCTCGCCCGCGCGACCCTGCGATCGTCGTAACCGATCTGCTACACATCGTCGGACTCACGTAATGCCAGAGATGCGCGTGAGCAACGTACTCGTGACACCGCTCCATGCGCACTACCGGCCGGCCCACGTACAGCACGTGGTCGCCGAGATGCTCCAACGCGGCCCACCGCGCATCCGTGCGTATTACGATGTGCATACCGACGTGTGGTTTACGTTGGAGGGTACACATCGCCTACGTGCTGCGCTTCAACTCGGCGTCGCACCCGTGCTCGTGCTGGTCACCTGGCCGCGATCGGCGCGCGCGTTAGTACGTGCGCGGTACGCGGTCGGCCGATCTCACGTCTTCCCACGTGTAGAGGTCGTCGGACCCGCGTGATACCGATCATGTATGCCGATCCACATACCGCCCGGTACGATCCCGCTCGATGAACGCGCCGATCTCATCGCTGAATTCGAGCGGACGCTGCGTCGCGTCATGGAGTTAGAGGCCGAGCGGACCATGCGCGACAACGCGTTGGAAACGCAGCGTCGAATGTTGGAAACTGATCATCTGCACCGCCGGCAACAGTGGCAGCGTGAAATGGACGAGGCGGTCAAGGCGCTAGAAATCGCAAGGGCGGCGGCCGGTGGCCGCGCACCGTCGTAGCTGTCGGACCGTTGTGCTACCGTCCCGGACACCATGGGACATGATCCAGTTCACAAGTTGAACCTGCCTGGCCTCATCACCAACCCCGGCTTTGCCGGGCAGACGGTCACCGTTCACCGCCCGCCGGACGCGGCCAACAAGCAGGCGCAGGCCGTTGCAGCGTTCGAAGAGGCGCTCGAAGAACGCAACGAGCTGCGCCTCGCCATCATCACCTCCGAGATGATGCTACCGCAAATCGACGCTCTGATCGACGCACATCGCGCTGCGCTCGGTGGCGTCAAGGCGATGCCGGTGATCGAAAAGCCGGCGCCGCGGCAGCCGGTCCGCGTGCCGACGCCGATGCTGTGGGAGCAGTTCTTGGCGGCACGTCGTGCGCTCGCCGCGGACGTGGCGGCAGCCGGCGTGAGCCTCGACAACATCCGCCACCTGTGCAACTTCGACAGCGACGCGCACGTCAGGGCCATCTTGAGCGGCGACGTCACCACGGGCGCAGGGCGCGCGGCGGAACCGTTCACGCCGCCGATGACCGGCGGGACAGTGACCAGCGAGCTGCAAGAGGAACCGCGCATGGTCGATGGCGCGGCCGGTTCATGGGGCACGATTGGCCATGTAACGCCGGCTGAGGCGCTCACGGCGGATATTCTTGGCGCCGCGCCTCCAAAGCCGCGCACCTGCTACTTCAACGGGCACGTTTTCGACATCGCGACCGGCTGGCCGGTCAATGGCATCCCTGTCAAGGTGTCGTGGCCCGCTGTGTATTGGGGTCGGTCGTCGTATTGGGCCGGGTACGGCGAACCAGCGCCGGAAACCGCCGTCGAGACGATCACCGACACCTGCGGCTTCTTCGAGGTGCTGAACGTTCCGCCGACGGAGATCACGGTTACGATCGGTGCCGGCGCCAACGTGATCTCCGTCAAGGAGTACATCGACGTGCACGTATCGGGTTGCTCGGCGAGCTACCGGTACGCCGCGCCTGTTCCGCCGCCGGCGCCGCCGTTGAACGTCCAGGAAGAAGCTCCGCTGCAGCCACCGTTCACCGCCGTCGACTACAACATCAAGCCGGCGCAAGGCGCCAATAAAACACTCGACGGCGCAGTCAACGAGGACGACGATGGGTCTGGCCTCTGACGTGGCGCGCGCGCCGCTCCCCGAGATCCACTACATCTGCCGCCGTTGCGCGGCGCCGGTGGAAATGCACCTTGATCACGTCGGGGCTGTGCGGCTGTCGAGCGGCGAATGCACCGAATGTCCTGGGACGTTTGTCCACCCGCGGCGTCAGGGGTGCCTCTGGTCCGGGCGTACATTGAAACATGCACACGTCGTGTTCAAGGAAGGCACAATGACATGAGCGGCCCGCACCCGAGCCACAAGATCCGATTCTCGGATGGCGTGCATGACTACGTCTGTGACAATTGCGGCGCGGCCGATACCCTCGGCGGTTGGGGCGGCCTGGTGTATCAATGCTCCGAGCCGCCGAAAAGCGTAGTTGACGAAGCCGCACGGCTCGCGCAGCTGATGAAAGATGCCGCCCGTGAGCCGTGACGATGAATGGCGCCCCGCGGCTAGCTGCCGGACAGATCCGTACTCCGACTACATCAACGAGGTCGCACGCACAATCGGTCCCTGCCGGTTGTCAACGAACGACACAGCTGAGTGGCGGCTGCACATCGACGGCAAGCACGTCATCTACGCCACGGCGATTTCTCCAATCGAAGCGCGG